GGTAGGCGGGAGGTAGGTACCATCCCCGAACATATGGTCTATAAAGCACGGGGTGGGTTATATCTATGAAATCGAATATAGAAAAGGGTTGACAAAATAATACTTGACAAACTGGTATATTCATGAGTGCAGATATTCATTTTACTTCTAACAGTCTAGCATTATTATGAATGATATTATCAATAGTAGTATTATAGGCTCTCACACCCTCCTGCATGCGCTCTACCTTATTATCAATAGTATTAGCCTCCTTACATACCAAGTGATTATATAGCCCTGTAATAGCCTTTAGAATACGTTTCATATATACCAGCTCCTTTATATAGTAGTTTTAATATATGGTACTAGCTGGGCATACTAGCAAGAGTATACCCAAACCTTATCAGTGATAGTATATGTCGAACGATTTAACTTGACACGCATATCACGAGCGTATGCAAGCGCGTCCTTTTCATTATAGAACGTGCCAAATGTAGGATATATGGACTCGCCGTTGTCAAGTAAAATTTGTACCTCACAGTCGTATACCTCTGCTCCGTCCTCATCGCTATTATATACAGCAACCTTTACGCTTTCAATCTCTTCATACCATTGACCCTTTAATTCGTCTGCAATAGCCTCTTTAAGCTCCTTAAGAGTCTTTAGTCCCTCTGGTGCGCGCTCTTCTTCCTTTTCGTCTACGAATACAACTTTGTCTTCCATTACATCAACCATAAACCACTCGCAATCTTCTGCACGTTCTACCCAGATAACCGTTTGATAAGCGTTAACGTCTACGATTCTACCACTGAATTTAGCACCTTTGAAAATCTCTACGTTTACCTCTTGGTTTAATTCGAACATTTGTTTTTCCTCCTTTTCAATAGAAATGATTCCGTTATGATTGTATGATTCATTAACTTGTTTAGTTGCATGCTCTTTACTAGTCGCTATCACAATACGAGTGCATTCCAAACCGTTTGCATGTTTGAATGTGATTGTATATTTTTCCTCTGCTGTATTAACTTTTACAAGACCGCTATTTACTAACTCATTAACCGCGTTCGTGATATCACCTTCAGCGCATAAGATTGAGTAACCGCTTTGTACGTCCTCGTATGCATTCACTAAAGTAACTAGGAAGCCTTTATATTCAGTTAGTCGAATTGCATTGTTTAGCTCCTTATTAGTAGCAAGCTCCGTGATAACCTCGATATTATTTTTATATTCGTTTACAACTGTCATTATAAAACATCTCCCTTTTCTTAAGTTAATTTTATTATAATATGTACTTTACTAAAAGTCAACAACTATTTTCAAGTTGTTTGCCTCTCGTTTAACTACCCTTATCTTAATACTATTATACGCAGTTGACAAGCCCTTTATTCCAATTAATTAAAATAAAACTATTCTAAATATTCTGACAATTAAGACAAGTGAAAAAAGCCCGCTCCATTGAGCCGACCTTTTAGAAGCACATATCACTTACAAACTCTATAATTTTCTTATCTCCACGACTAACAACATCAGTATGTAGAATACGTTTTGCAGCGCCGTGTTCATCTAAGTATTTTTCCTGCATCCAAGCATCTAGGGCAAACCTTCCGATTTCCATTTTAATTGTCATATTGCAGTTGCACCCCTCGACGTGAATTTCATCATCAACCATATAAGGACTCACACCAAGTTCCACAAGCTTTTTGAATAATTTATTTAGTTTGAACATATTAACAGCTCCCTTTATTTGATTAACCTTAGATTAATACATTATATACTTTTAGTCAACAATATATTACCGATTAATTAAAGTTTAACTATTCAGAATTGTCAGAATATTGTAATAACTATTTCCTCTATATAACACATGTACAAGCGTATACGTATATAACATATATCTATGAATTTGTCAAATCTTTTTTAAAGCCTCTCACAGCCTCTCACAGCGTTTCTAAGCCATACCCCTCACAAGTGTATTAGATAGACTGCTAGAAGCTCATACGGAGGAAATGGACTCTTAAACCTAGTCATATCAAGGCTTCCCGGCTCACTGTATTTTAACCTGATTTATAAATTGTCAGAATATTATAAACAATTTGAATATTAACACTATTCAAACAGCTACCTATATATACCACACTCTATTATATATGTCAAGTTAATTATGTATTCAGAATTGTCAGACTATTCGTACAACTGCCACCAATCATAAACATTACCATTTGTCAAGTTAATTATATATTCTAAATTATCTGAACATTTAGACAACTATTGTAAAGTATTTAGAATTATCAGAATATTATATAAATTATAATCATTATAGTTATCTGACTATTCTGTCTATTGCAGCAGCACGAACTGTCCTAATTGTCAGACTATTCTGCACATTAGAATCATTCTCTTATTACATATAATAAAGTTATCTGATAACTATAACTTGTCCTATTATTCGATAATTCAAAACAATTTTTCTTTTATTTCCGCTTGCTTTTACAACTTGTCCTATTGTATGCTGTTTACAGACATCTTTATATCATTTCCGACAACATGCGGAATTGTGTATAATATTCTGACAACTTACACATCTTACTATTAGGATATAACCTTCATGTTTTCAATTGTCAAAAAACTTATACACCATGATATAAAGATTGTCATAAGGATAGATGTAACGATGACTAGTAATCCAGCGGGCTACTAGTCTTTTTGTGTTGCTTATATTTCAACCTTATAATATATGACTCTATTAAACCCCGCGCCCCGCCTCCTCTTATAGATGCAAGTTATATACTCTAGTGTGAGCAGGACATCAAATACAAAAGCTGGGGCTTTAACTTTTTCTATTAATTATTTTTGTCTGTTTATTTTAAGTTGTTATTATATATAATAGGTTTATACCTCTACTAAATGACCTAGTTCTACTAAATGACCGTATATGAATATAAAGTCTTCTATGCTCATTGTAAACTCACTTGATACGTTATCAACACACCCTATAGTTATCCTTATATCTATATCTTCTATGTCTTCATTGTATCTGACATATAAACCTCTTAATCCTTCTCTATTAACTAATACGAAACCATTCATTATATATACAGCTCCTTTTATAGTATTATGTATTCTATATCCATTCTAAAATAACTGACTGTACGCTTAATAGGTGTATCAGGTTGCGCCCTTAAGAATAGTATTACATCATTACTTGTATGCATAGCACTATCTATATAATATATGTTTCCGTCCTTATGTTGTACTCTCTTACCTGCTAACTCTTTCATGTTCATCTTGTTCGCTCCTCTTGTATGTTAATCGAATAGTAGTTCTCTTTTCTCATTCATAAGTATATCATATTTATCCGCGTGTATTTCTGCTTTTTCCCTATCATTATTATCTTGAGCTTCTTTATATAGTGCATACTCTTTATTTATTTCTTTTCCTAGTTCTGATAGTCTTTTAATACGTTCTTCATTAGTCAGTCGCATAATATACAGCTCCTTTATTATATATTAGTCTTTATAGTATATGAGTATGCTTGTTATCATTTCTACTTTACTTTTAATGAAATCATATATTTCCATTGTTATTTCTGATTCTATATCAAAGGTTTGGTGAAATTCTGGGTGATTGCATTGTACATATCCCTCATACTTATATGTTTCATTATTATAACTAACAAGTATAACCGTATCAATATGTTTTAACTTCACTCTATATCTGTATGAGCCTATTATGTCCATTTCTCTTTCTTCTACAATGTACTCAGTACCTTTTGTAAATTCTTTTGCGATAAGTTCACAGTTTCTTTTATATATTTCTTTACTTGATAAGAATGTCATTATTAAACAGCTCCTTTGTTGTTTGGTAGGTGTTTCATGAAATAAGATTCTACGACTGCAATAGCCTCCTGCAATGCTGGTGTGATGTCCTCTACGTCTTTTCTCCAAATCTTTTCATGTTTGTATTCTTCAATAAATGCTTTATATATGTTTATTAAACTTCCCGCGTCTATATCCTCTACTTTTATCTTTCTTTCTGCAATATTATTAAACCAATCAAACATATCATATTCGTTTGCATAGTGTATTGTTGTTTTCATTATTTAACAGCTCCTTTATTATATGTACTTATACAAGCATCTAAACTCTTTTTACTATTAGCATGAATTTGTTCCCAGTCTTCATAAGTTATTTCCTTTTCCATAACTGACTCTGTTAATAGTTTGTTTGCTTGTTCTATTAATTCCATTGCTCTTAAGAATTTATTCATTATGTCACATCTCCTCTATATTTAACTCAATCATAGTCATGTAGCTGTTAATAGGGATTACAAAGTATTTGATATTCATTTCTTCTAGTGTGCTTTCCATTTCGTTTACATCCTCTGGTTTTATATAAACTCTTCCATCTTCTAATAATATTTTAACCTTTAATTGTAATTGCATTTTAACGCCCCTCTCCGTCTGCTGTGCGCATTCTGTGTTTATAGAATGCATTGTATAGTTCATCGGCTTTAACGCCTGTCACGTAGTTGTTATTTGCGTTATCCGGCTCATGTGGGTAGTCTTCGAACTCTTCACCAATATCTCTGATATAGTCGTCTCCATCGTAGTTACCTAATAGTAATGAAATTGTATTCAATTCCGCTTGTGATAGCACAATCATGTAACGCCCTTTTTCAATCTCTTCTATTTTAGTCATTATTGTTAGCTCCCTTCATTCTGTCTAGAATTTCATAACGTGTATAGTCTTGCAATATATAACGTCCTTCATGTTTCCAGCCTTTTGAAATCCATCTTTCTAACTTTTCGTAGTAATGTAATAATTCATTGTTTGACAAGTCTTTTAATTGACTACCTTTTATAATTGCGCTCTCTGGTACAATAAACTCTTTGTTCTCTTCTTTTAGTCTTGTAAATACATCTTTCATTATTTAAACCCCCTCTAAGTATGCGCTATAGTTTTTATCAATGCTGTAAGCCTTTAAAACATGTTCTAAAGCTAAATACAGAACGTCTTTACTATTTGTTACGGTTGTATGTTTGCCATTACCTGTATATAACTTATATTCCTCTTCATTGTTTCCGTTGATACCGTATGATATAATAACTTCATTACTTGGATGACCTATTTTATATCTATGTGCGATTGTCAGTCTATTATAGCTCGCGCCTAATTCTTGAAAAGTATCTTCTAAAAAGTATTCCATTCCTCTAATTGACATTGTATAACAGCTCCCTTTAATTTGTTTTATAGTGAGCGCCCTGTACTAGAGCGCCCCTATTTTTAATATGAACTATTTCCGAACTCTTCTGGGTACATCCACATAACATGCGGTTTATTGCTTGTTATCTCTTTCATTTCCTTGTGTGATAAGTTGCTAAAGCTTTCAACCTCTTCACCTAAACAAATTACATGTAAGTCATACTTCTTTTTGAAAATACAGTAGTTAACATAGCCTATCATGTTTACCAGCTCCCTTATTAAGTTACCCTTATTGTATCATGTATGTTTTCTAAAAGTCAACAACTATTTAAAAGTTATTTCGCCCTTCTTTGTATCGATTTCTTTTATTTCATCCTCTATTAGCCTTGTAACGGCTTTTTGCGTCGCTGATACGCCTTTATTGTATCCTATTATGTAAGTACTATAACAGGCACTAACAACGCATGTAAGCCCTATAGCGCCTGTTATAATGATTTCGTTAATATCCATTAACCGCCCCGCCTGTCTCTTTAACATACATTTCCATAACATTCGATATATATCTAAAATCTTGTGTATCATATATAACAGCTATTTTAAAAGCTAGTTGTGTATATTCACCCTCCTTATGTAGTTTGACAAGTTCACGCGCCTTATTATACTCTTTTACATTCATAATAGTTGTATTCATTTTAATTTTCACCCTTTAGTATTCTAATAAGTGAGCTTAGTTGTTTTAATTGCAATTCTACTGTTAACATATGTGATTTAATAGCCTTAATTTCTTTTGTAACAAGCGCAATCATTTCCAGTTTGTGTTGACCTGTTATATAGTATTCGTATCTTTCTTGTGCGTTCAACATTTGCATTTCTAATAGCTCTTTTGTGCTTTCCATTGTGATTAGATTCTCTTCTAATAACTCAACCGCGTTCATTGTTTTGTAGTCCATATTCCCGCCCCCTGTGTTATGCTTTTGGTAGACTTTCCATATATTCATGATATTTGCTTTCCATCTCATCAAGTCGCGTTTGTGCGTCGTATTCTGTTTTAAATTCATCTTCTATTACTTCACAACCGCTTGCAATTACATATTCATTAGTACTTTCTAGCCATACAACTTCTAAAGACTCTTCTTCCATGCCCTCCGCCTTTAAATCATTGTTGATATCTTCAACATTTCTAAATACATCTTTCCATTGTTCAAAAGTTAATCTTTCCATAATTAACAGCTCCCTTTATTTAAGTTAATTTCATTTTAAACCTTATTTTACTAAAAGTCAACAACTATTTTTAATTGTGCCATTCGATGTAAGTTATAACACAATCTCTAAAGTGTAGTAATTGTTTGTATTGCGGTTTCCCTTCATCCTGCTTATTATCTTCTATCCAACCGTTAACAATTTCAAGTAATCCTTGTTCGTTCGTATTATACTTACGCATACCATTTTCAATAGCTTTTACATCTCTGTTTAACATTGTCATTTTCATTTATAACACCTCTATTATTTATTTTAAGGCTCTTCACAGCCTCTTACAACGTTCTTACTTTATTTCTAGACTATTTGTATTACAAAGGGTTAAACGCTCTGTATGAGCGCCTAACACCCTTTAAACTGGTGTATCTTGTAATCATTTATGTCAATCACTTCGTAGCCGTTATCCCCCAACGCCTCTGTTAATGTCTCTGACATAGGGTAAAACGTGATTTGCTCAAGGTGAATATCTTCCACATAGTTCTCTTTAGATACATAGCCTTGCATGTCGCTGTAATCAATATCAATGTAATCATATCCCGCCACCAATTCAAGATTGTATACATAACCTATTTCCGAACTATCTAATTGACGGTATGATTCAACTTTATAAATAAGTTTATCCTCTGATATTACATGTAATTCGCCTCTTAATCCATTTTGTGAATAATAATTGTAGTTTGTCATTATAAAACATCTCCCTTTATTTAAGTTAATTTCATTTTAAACTATCTTTTACTGAAAGTCAACAACTATTTTTTTATTTATTTCATTGTTCGTTTTGTCTTCAATAAGATGTATTCAGCAATTTTAACCATTGTTTCTTCGTCGGTATTCACTGTAAAACCTCTATCTGTTTCATTACAATGTACACCTATGTATGCCTCTCCATCTTCGTATATGTCTAAACGTATTGTACTTTCTCCATTTTTACATGTTAATACATTCATATCAGTAACTAATAGGTATTTGTTTCTTGCTAGTTCTTCCGTATCATCGAACGTGTAATCACTTAAGAAGTCATTTAAACTTGAAAATCCCCATGTATTGACTACGAAATCAGTCAATCTTTCTTTATTGAATGTAATAACCTTATCTTCGTATGTGTGTAATTGTACTGTCATTATAAAACATCTCCCTTTATTTAAGTTAATTTCATTTTAAACCCTATTTTACTAAAAGTCAACAACTATTTTTAAATGACTCCGTTATGTTTCGTTATATACCTGTTAACAGCTATCATAAGATTTTTAGGCGTTGTTTCTAATTGTTTCGCTCTTCTCTCTAGATGTCTTTGCTTAATTCCTCCATAATGCAATTTTACGCGCGCTAACTCATGAATTATATAGAACCTATTTACATTCATTTCCTAGCCTCCCAACAAGGGAACCTCCTTTTTAAAGGAAGTCCCTTTCATTATGCCCCGCCTCTGACATAGCGCGCTCATTTGCGGTATTAAAGCGTTTAGCCTCTTCTCTTTCTGCCTCTTCTAACTCACGTTGTAAGTCGCCAATCTTATCAAGTGCAAAAGAGATTTCGTTTTCAAAGTGGTCAAGACCTTCTTTAGTTGTTTCTACCTTATGCATGATAGACAGGTCTTCGAGAATATCACGCCACTTTTCCAAGTCATCTAGAATGTATTCAATATCTCGCATGATGTAACCCCCTTATTAAGTTACCCTTATTAAGTTACCCTTATTGTATCATGTATGTTTTCTAAAAGTCAACAATTAATTTTCGATACAAATTCCTTTTGCTGCTAAATGCTCTAAAACCTCTGTCTCATCATCAAAATTGTATGTTTCTCCGTTAAACTCTTCCATTCCGTAATAACTTACAACGTCAATGACTTTGATTTCGTCACGGTCTGATACATCACAAGTGGTTTCAACAGCATTCCAATCAATCCAACTATCATTTAAATCGATGTAACCCTCTTCGACTCTGTAACCATCTTCACCACATGCATTGTACATATTAATCACTTTAACGTAGTAATAACACTTGTCAAGCGGGTAATCACTATCTTTTTTAATAAAGTCGCCTCCATGCTCTAAAGCGTTCACGTCGCCGTAATTCGTCCAACTTGCATCTTTATTAACTTTTCCTTTAAACTCTGCAATAACACGTTTTGCAATGTCTTCCAGCTCTTCCATATAACTATTATTATCAATATCAGCTCTTTCATATTCGACACGTTCATCAAGTTCGTTAATATCTAACTTTTCGCGTTGGTCATAAGTAAGGCTTTCAATCCATTTATTAACAAGTTTAGCAATGTAATTGTAACATAATTCCGTTTCATTGTTATATAATAGTTGTGTAAAGTATTGGTAATACCCCGCTCTATAGAAGTTTTCTAATTCTACTTTCTGTCCTCTTGGTGTCTCACATAACCCCTGTGCTATAGCCTCTTCAATGTATTCCTTTATTTTTGGTACACCTTCCCATAATTCGTTTGTATAGATAGGTATAAAGTTGTCTGCAATTTCTGTGATAGCGTCGCACACATAAGTTGAACCGTCATACTCGTAAAATGATTCTAATACATCAATATCAAAGTCTAAAGCCTCTAAAGTATCGTATTGTGTTAATGTTAATTGTTTCATTATAAAACATCTCCCTTTATTTAAGTTAATTTCATTTTAAACCTTTCTTTACAGAAAGTCAACAACTATTTAAAAATTTATTTTAGTTGCTACCCGCGGAGATAAACTCCGCGACGCTGTAAGCCTAAAGCCTTTTTATACTCGCTTACACGAGTTCGAACATAAATTCGTTTTCTATTCTATCATTACATATCATTACTAAGTGACCTGTACTTGTTACCGCGAAATGACTAATTGTTAAATCTTCTCTTAAATCTTCATCATAATAAGTGAAATCACCGTTACAAACGTTATACATTGCGTATTGACTAGATGATGTATAAGCAAGCCCTAACACTTCACTATCGAAATCAAATGTTTCGTCATGCCAATAATTATCGATTACACTTTCAATCCCATATAATTCAAGCTCTGACATCTCTTTTTTAAACTCTACATTCCAATTAATTTTTCTGATTTCCATTTTATATTCCACCTTTTTATATGTTTTTTGTTTCTGTAATCATTATATCATGAGTGTTTCCTAAAAGTCAACAACTATTTTTAATATTGTTTCATACCCGCAATACGTTGCATAAAGTCATACCAAAAGTTATCAGTCATAGGTGGTAATCTTACAATCTTATATTTCATAAACATTTTACATTTTAGCGGAAAAAACTTTAATTCTGTTCTATACACATCATATCTTTCCATAATTAACAGCTCCTTTAAATTTCGTTATATTTTATACACGCTTGTTCTTCAATGTATTCCCCTCTAACACCTAACTTATCAGCTTCTACATGCATTTGTTCTTTTAAGGCGATAAGTTCCCCAACCTCACGAGCCTTTTCTATTTTGTAAGCAAATTCCAAGATAACCGCGTTAATCTTTTCAATTTTTTTAACATCTGTCATATGTAACAGCTCCCTTTATTTAAGTTACTTTCATTTTAAACCTTTATTTACTAAAAGTCAACAACTATTTAATAAAGTATACTTTTTATTAATTTATGGGTTGTCAATTTCTTCTTCTTCCCACCAGTAACATTTTTTACAACCGCTACATTTCCCCATATACTCGGTATATTCTTGTGCTTTTTCTGGTGTACTGAATGCACCTTCAAAATTTTTAGTATCATAACCGAAATCACTCATAACGATATATATTTTATTGTTCATGATTCTCAATCCCTTCATAAAATAACTATTTTATCTATTCTCATTTTAAACCTTTATTCGCTAAAAGTCAACAACTATTTTTTTAAAAGTGTACGATTGCGTATGATATCCCACGCCCCACCAGAAACAAGAAACCAACAATAACCAATACTTTTAATGAGCCTCTGAATGACATATGTTTTATTCCTCCTCTAATACTCTTTTTACTTTTAAAACATCTTCTAACATGTATTGTAACGTTATATCTGTACTGATAGTACCACCGTTCTCAACAATGCTGATTAAATCTTTTAAGCGTCTTTCTACTGTATTCAAGTTAATACAAGCAAGTGATTTATCTATCGCTTTCATATGTACCAGCTCCCTTATTAAGTTACCCTCATTGTATCACGTACATTTTCTAAAAGTCAACAACTATTTATTAAATTTCATTCTAATTGTTTTCAACGTCTTTCCAAGCATAAACGTTTCGATTTTTAAATATGCGTTATACTCTTTCAATAGTTCTAATAGCTCCGGTACGTCAACAACGTCTATCTGGTGACCCTGCAAATTAATTTGTTCTATAGTAATTAAATCCCATTCATTACTAGTAACAAGCAATCCTCTTCCATATCGGTATTTTCCTTCGTGGCTTAGTGTGTAACCGTCGCGTTTTAACGTAGCTTTTACACTACGTAACATACCGCCTAAAGTTTTAAATTGTTTAGTCATAATAAACCGCTCCCTTATTCGTTAATAATTTGTTTTTCTTTTAAAACAGTAACGTCAAGATTAAAACGTTTAATCATTTCATCTAAAATATATTTTTCTTCCTTAAGGCTCTTTTGTGTAACCCCACGCATGGAATTTGTTTCATTTGTTACACGAACTACATTCCAGTGAAAAGCACTTATTAACTCACTATCATTCATTTCTTGAATCTCTTTCTTTTTCCACATATATAACAGCTCCTCTTTTTTAAGTTACTTTCATTCTAATAGTTATTTTACTAAAAGTCAACAACTTTATTCATCGAAATTTAATTTTAATGAAAAAGTATATTCGTGAAATTGATAATTGTAGTTAATGCCATCCGTTAACCACTCTGCAAGCTCTTCCACGCTATCCACCTTTAAAAACATTTCTGTTACTAAGAAGTGAGGCGCATCGGTAATGTAATGTTTTGTAACGCCTCCCTCTGTAATAGGTATAATCATGTTTGCATCCATTAATTTTAAGCTCATATTTACCAGCTCCCTTATTAAGTTGATACCATCGTATCATGTATTTTACTAAAAGACAACAATAATTTTATATATTTTTCGTTTTTCGTGTTTCTTCCTATATAAAGAAAAAATAGGCTTTTCGTTTTCCTTCTATATAAGGGAGCTTTTTCACTTTGTAACACTTATCAATTGTCAGAATATTTGTATCGCTATATCGCACTTGCCGGGCGTGGCTTTTTGGGGTGTGCTACTTACGTTTTAAGGGTTTGTGTAGTCCGCTACTAAGAAAAGCCCCTACAAAATGTAGTGGGCTACTTACGTCTGTTTCTTGTAACTATAGGTTTACTTAGTGCTTTGCTAAATTCCCAACCGTGTCTAACTCTATTATACAGTACTTTGTACGTTATACTGTACTCTTCCGCCCACTCTTTTAGAGTCTTTGTTTCTCCGTTATACTCTACTGCTACGTTACCTTTAACATCAGTACCTATTCGTTTCTCTACAGCTTTTATAGAGTTATATGACTCTGTAACCCAATGACAATTATCCGGGGTATAGTCTCCGTCGGAATCTATCCTATCAATTACCAAGTGTTCCTCATACCCGTTTGACATAGACCATTCCATAAACGGTACAAAATCATGCCATTCCTCCCATACCTTTATACCTTTAGCTCCATATAGATAGTAGAAATCTCTTTTGGGGTTATAGCAACGTTGTTTCATATTCTTCCATATCGTGTATAACCTAGTTCCTGACATACCGTGACTTTTTATAGCCATTAACCGCCCTCCTTCCTTTATGGATTTTCCAACCTGCTACTACTCTTTTGACGCGTTGTAATGCGCTACTAACTCATAACGATGCATATTAAGTAGTTTAGTCAATACATATTCTAATAGTTCGCTATCTTCATAATCTTCTTTTCTACAATAGTCACAGCTAGAATCCTGCTCCCATGTTTCTCCCGGAGGAATATACCCGTTCTCCTCTTCCTGTAGTCCGTCCGCCTCTGCACAGTTCTCACTACACCAGCTTTTACCACAATCACAAGATTCATGGTCACCACATCTAGAAAAAGTATCTCCGCAAAAACTACAAACTCCCATATCGCTACTCATTATATATTGCCCCCTATTTTTTATGATTTTTCCAACCTGCTACTAACGTTTCTCTCCAAATACATGAACAGCCAGCGAAACCAGTATGATAACTATAATACCATATCCTATGTTATATAGGTCGTTACTGCACATTTTCTACCTCCAAGAATGGTTTTTTCGTTCTAACTCGTATAACCTCTCCGTTTTCATCTTCAAAGTAAGGATATTCCACATAAGCTGCTGTTTTAAACTCGTCTGTTACTTGTATGTTATCATAAAGCCACTGGATATTTTCTTCTAATAAGTGTTGCATTGTACAAAACTGCATACCGTGATAATAAACCACACATACATTTTTCTTATCCTCTGAAGGTACACCACTTATCCCGCCATACTCCTCAAACCACTTACAAGCTGATGGCGGATAACCTAATGCTAGTCCTAATGTTTCGAATGTATGTACTAAAATAGGTTCGCCTAGTGCGCTACTATCTATTAGTCTAAGATTGTTCATGTGTGCATACATTTTACTAAAGTCATTAAATATGTACACACATGTTGTGCCTTGTAATGGTCTTGTGATACTAGGATAGTGTTTCATTAAAAGGTTTGCATAGTTATGATTGCAAGTAAGGGCTAGTGCTGGTTTAGCCCCACTTACAAACAATCTTACCTCTTGTGGTACGTTCTCAAAACGTTTACCTAACTTGTTTAACTCATCCAGAAAACTTACAGCGCGCCTCGATAGATTACTTGACATGTTTCTCATACGCCTTTGCAAATATTTCTAGTACATCAAATCGTAGTGACTTACCTGCACCTTTCTTCCAGCCCTCTTTACTCATGAAGTAAGGTGAGTAGAGCAAGAACTTATTCTTTCCAAGCTCCGCTTCTACGATTTCATACTTGTTTTTGTCGTCCACTACTACTGTTTCTAATACTGTTTCTTTATCCCAACCCGGAAATTTACCCATTTTAATAGCTCCCATCTGTAAATTCTACAATAACTACTCTCGGATTACCTAGCAGTCTATTGCGAATATCATCTACATTGAAATCGTATTTATTACCTACTACAATAATGTCTTGTACAATCTCATCTGGAAGGAAGTATTCGGAATCTGTCTCGTATACCGTTAGTCCTTCTAGTTTACTTGATAGATAACTTTTACCTAGTGCGGATTCTCCTTGAAACACCCACACAGTACGTTCCTCTGCATATCTACTATTCTCTACGAAGAACTCTTCTTTCACATCATAGTACCCGCAAGGATAATACCCGTCTCCACCATCATATGTAACATAAAACACTTGGTTGTCAATATCCGCTGCGTCATCCGCTTCTACTGTAAAGTCTGGTATTGTAAGCATTCCTTTCGCTTTATGTGTATAACCTTCGAATCTATCTATTTCTTCGATTGACACATGACCCCAAGAAGCAGAAGTCCATCCAGAGTAGCATTCTCCCTCTTCTTCCCACAAAGTAATCGCTACTTTCACGTTTTTATCGTTTAAGCCTAGTAATACGTGTCTCGTTTTCACTTCGTCTGTGTATTCAAAGTCACAGTTATGACCACTAACAGTTTGTCCCACATACTTTTCTTTTCTCATCGCTAAAATTCTAATCATTTTCCATTCCTCCTATAAGTTATGTAAACTTCCCATTACAACCACTTCATAATCATCTAGAGCCTCGTGAACTAAATCTGATACAGCTTCTTGTGTCTCTGGTGGTAATAGCTCTATAAACTCCCATATATCTGTGACAAAGTGTGTCTCACCATTCAACTCAACTTTTGTCATATCTTTCTACCCCTCGATTCTCTAATTAGTTGGTATGATTTTATAATAACAACACGAGCTGCGCGACCTGTCTTCTCTTTCCAGTGTTCCTTAAGGAAATCGTTTAACCTTTCTATCGATGGTTCTGTTAGCTTCTTTTTAGGTATGCTAAATTGACCGTCACCATCCCCGGTAGTACCGTCATACCCGTGAACTGTATAGTGTACATGATATATAAATCTCCTAGCTCTCATTATTTCTCCTCCTTATAAAGTTCTTCCGCAATCATATTAGATAGTGGCGGGAATACTAAGATGTTATCAGCATCGTAATAATCTTTTCTTTCATCTACTGCTTTCCTAACTTCCACTTTACTCATGCACTTAATTACTTCGTGATTTTCTCCACCATAACGAGAGTTCGAAAATATAACCACCCATTGTGCAAGCTTGTCCTTCCTAGATGGGAAAACGGGGTGCGCTACTAGTCTTTCTAGTTCTTCCTCTGTCACAGGCATAATAAAGTTACCGCACTCATCTTCAATAATGTATGGCTTCTTTGTGCTGTAAGATGTGTCTACAATCGATGCTGTTGTTCCTGTGTGTAAGTCGAAACCAAAATCATCGTAAGCTACTACTACATTAATCTCAAATTCAAAACCCTGTTTATACTTCATTATTTGTCCCTTCCTTTCGTGAATATAGAGAAGCTATCCCCTACTCGTAAAGCATATGTATCTTTATCTTTTGTTAGCGCTTCTACAATTTTAAACTCCATATCAGTCTTACAGTGAATTGTAACTCTACCATCACCTCGCAACATACGCTCATAAGCACTAAACCAGCTTAGGTACTTGCTAAACTCCATCATCTGCATGTTAACTTTACCTCTACTTCGCATCATTTTTATTCTCCTCCTTAGGGTCAAAGTCTGTAAACATAAGGCTCTCTATTTCTAGGCTAGTAGGGTCGTATGTAAATTTAACTTTAGAACCTTTCGTAGCTGCTTTCGCTGTAAGCTCTGATGAACGTAACTTAACTGTTGTATCTCCTTTTTTAACTGTTAGATAGTAGTCACAGAACCTTTGCTTACAGTCAAGACCACCTATATCTATTACTTCTGCATTCTCTACTGTTACTAGTTTTTCCGATGTTCCGCAAGCCCCTAAGAAAAGCAAGGGAACTACTAAAGCTATCTTTTTAAACATGCTAATTCCTCCTTTACTTTGTAGTATTCTTTCGCTTGTTTGTATAAATAAAACACATGGGATAACTCTCCTGTAGGTGAAGCGTTGAACACTTGCTCACCCGTCATATCAATACCTTGTGATTCTTTTAAGTACTTTGCTATATACTCACATGCATCCTTATACGTTATTTTCTCTTCCATATTATCTCCTCCTTATAATTCTATATTACTACACTCTTTACTTTAAGTCAACAATTATTTTAAAGAAAAGAGGGAAAATTCCCTCTAATCTAGTGAAATTATGTCGTAATCGTATTTATAGTTATATGTATTATTATATGTATATTCATAGGTGACTTCATTATATAAGTCTATGTATTTACTCATAGTGTTCCGCGAGCCTTTAACACTTGTTTTACAATCTGTGGTAGTACTCCACCTACAGCTCGTCGAACCTCTCTCTTCTCATGTTCAGCAGGTAATAGCTCGTCCGCCTCTTCTTCCATGATATCTTGATATACTACGTTACCCGCAGCTTTTAAGATATCACCCATGTCTTGGATAACCAGTACATCTGGTAATACTCCTTCATCAGATAGCTTGTACAATATTTTATCAACACGAGCCTCTGTTACGGTAGCGTTGACAAATGCTCGCTCTGCTGATGCTTTGTTCGGGTCTTTCGGTGCTTTCTGTTTAGAACCTTTAGAGTTATGTACTTCCAAGAATGCTTCGTCTACCAGTTTCAAGAATACTTGGTCTTTATCATTTACTTTCTTAACTACGATACCTTCTCCACCTTCTTTGTCGCCCACATGACCTCCTAGAGCCGTTTTACCTACAAAGCTCATTAAGTGTTCGAAGTCAATGTATTCGCCTTTGTAGAGGACAGGAGCTAGGTTTAATCCTAATCGTTTCGCTTCCTCTTCTACTTTTTCGTATGGTAAGTATTTCTTAGCTTTTGTATCGTATAAGTCGAATAAGAAATATGTACGTGTAAATTCTTCTGCGTATCTAACTTTATGTGGTGCTGTCCACTCTCCAAAGTATAGTACATCCGGTAGTAGGGCTTGTCCATCGATGTTGTCAATTGTCCACTCTACGAATCCGTTTAATCCCCAATCTCCTGTAAGCTCTAGTTTACGTGAGAATCGTCTAACCTTGTCCACTCCAGTATCCTGTGCAAATGATGCGTTACTACCATCTACTTTTTCATAGATTACGATTTCGTCTCCCGGGTTTAATAGCCCTTGTGTACCTGATTTCCCATAACGAATTACCTTTGTGTAATGTTTTTGTTCAAATGAGTTTGTCATATGTATTTTCTCTCCTCTTATTATATTAAATTTTCAATGAGCTGTCAATCAGTTAAATCTTAAATCTACTGCACCTAAACTCTTAGCCTTGTCCCAAAAGTCTCTTAAAATACTTTTCTTACTTAATCCTGTACCATCGTATGCAAATGTTTGGTTTGTCTTATGTACTTTATAATATCCACTAAAACCGTTATCTTCTTTCTTTAATACGAGCTGGAAAACACCTCCTATGTTGTAACTCTTAAACTCTTCTTCGTAGTGAGTTACTACACACCCGTCTTCATGATAATCGCAGCTTGCTACTAACAGGTTCATAGTTTCACCTCTTGTATGTAGGAGATATCATCTGTTAAGATAATAACACCACAAAACATTGCTGCTGGTAAACTAAAATCGAAGTTTTGGTATAACTCTTCCATAGTTTTATAATCCTTTAACTTAAAATCTAGGTGTGCGCCGCTTTTTAAACGGATTCGAATATTCATTGTAGTTCCTCCTTTGTCTTCGCATTGCGCTCTAACCATGCCATTGTATTATCAATCTTCTTTTTGGTCTTGGTTAGCTCATCAAATTCATAGTAGGGTAGACTCCACATGTTCTTTGCATGTTTCATAAGTTCAAAGACATGTTGTAGTTTCACATACTTGTGACCGCCACCTACTACTGTAACGATTCTAGAATCCTCCTCATAGTAAGCTCTTGCAAAGTCACGATTACTGATATAGTAATAACCATAACCTTCTCTATATAACGCGTACTTACCTTCCTCATATAAGTTAGAAGCGATTTCTTCTGGTGAATCTAAGTTCATCCCTAGTTCTGGGTCATTTACGTATCTATCGCCATTGATTAGTTCTATAATAATTTTCTTATTGCTCATAGCTTGTCCTCCTCTAATCCCAAAGCTTCTCTTATATCTTTCTGCGCTCGTTCTATCCCTGCTCTGTACCCCTCATCTCGTTCTCTAGCTGTATGTAGGGAGATACTATGCAGGAAGCTAATCATCCCTCTTTGCATTATTAAAGTTTCATATAGGAATGTTGTTAACTCTGCGTAAGAATACTCATTAATTATCTGCTCTAAAGTACCTATTGTGTACGGTTCAGAGATATATACAGTCTGACCAAACCTAGACTCGAATCTGTATAATGGTGTATCTATTTTATCATGAACTCTTTTGAATAGTTCTCCGTGTTCGATTACACTGTTATAAGCTCCGGTTGTGTCAACCTTCTCCCCAATCCAGTAGATAGCCATCCTCTCTCCTCCTATGCATATTCATAAAAATCGTTTTCTAGAAAGAAGTTTAAAGGCGTATCTACCTTGAAAGCTCCTTTTCTATCAAACCCTATACCATCCTCAGGAATCTCTTTTCTAAGCATCTTTCCACTGATGATTCTGTAAGCGTAATCTGCTTCTCTAGTTGTTATCCACTTAAACTTCATTTCCGCTAAGACATCAACACCTCGAAATGGTTTACCTCTTTTAATTCCACTTCGTTTATGTACTACCATAGTCATACTATCAACTCCTTATTAGATATGAGTCTAGTATATCATATTAACTAAAGGTTTACAAGCGTTAGATATTTAGTTTTTTAACATTTTTGCTATACTTCTTATACCAAGAGTCTTTTAAGTACCCTTCTCTATCCAAGTGATTAATTGTATTCGTAATTCCAGAAGCCCAACCAGTGATGTTAGCTCCTAGAACAATAGTAAGCCCTCCCGACATTGTGTGGTCATTACTGATAAGTAAACTCCCTGCTAAAACTAACACTGAACCTCCGATTACTAACGCTTTATTCATTATAATTCCTCCTCTATTTTTTGTTTTCAAATTTAGCACCTAATGAGTAAGCTCCACATGCTACTAATATTAAACCTATCAACTTAGTGTCATTCGATACTAAGTAAGCACCACTAGCTACTAAAAACATAGCTATAGTCCAGTAAATCCATTCATGTTTATTCAAGTAATCTCACCTCCTTATACCTTTATATTACACTATCTTTTACTTTTAGTCAACAAGTTTTTTAATATTTTTTAAAGACTGTTCTCTTCTCTTTTCTAATTCTGCTGTGGCTAGAGTAAGCATATTACGATAGTAGTCATCCATAGGCTCACCTTCATCAATCTTGTCCCTATAGAAATCAATGTACATTAGTAAATGGTCTGTAGGCATATTCTCGAAATCTACTGGGCTACTAATCTTTTTTCTCATCTGTAATCGCTCCCTCTGCTTTTGTAGCTGCTTTCCCGTTTGCTTTTACTGCTAAGTCCAAACAAAAGTCTCTAATATTATTCAATGAACCTAGTAGTCTACTAATAGAATCATGGTCTTCCAGCCCACCAATAGCATCACTGACAATACCTAACTCACCTAATCTATCTATAAGTATGTCCACCACCCCATGAGACTGTTTAAGCGCCTCTACTTCTAGATTACTAGACTCATCCCACACTTTATGATAAGTATTGTAACGGAATGAGCGAATAACCGCTTCTCCCACCCATAACTCTACAATAGCCGACTGATTACTGTATGTCTTCGCTGCAAGAACTACATCTTTAGCTCTTTCGAAGTCTGCACCGATATATTTAGTGTGACTCTTGTAATCCTCGTCTTTGATTAATCCTACGTAAGTAATAGTTTCCATTATAATTCCCCCAATTATTTAATGTATTCCGTAACCATTTTATTATTCAAGTCTGGAGCAACTAAATAACTCCGCTTATATAGCTTACCATCTCTGTATTCTTCTTTTCCTATTATTTTCTCTGCACCCTGACACCTCGTACTTTCGTATGGTACCCAGAATTGATGATTTCCATAAGTAGACAACATGCCATTAACCAGAAGCATCCACTTGCCTCCTTTTTCAGCTCTATAGTCTGGGTTAGCATTCCTAGCTAACTCCGCTATACTTCGGTTTAGTTGTTTAGTCTTAAGACCTTCACAAGTTCCTATGTACCACTGTAATCTGATGTAATCTTTTATGTACTGTAACATATCACAACTCCCCTTTCTCTACTAATCTATGGTATGTTTTAGCTGCTAAGTTAACCCCACCTACGAAACCTAATAGTACGCCGCCCATTGTAGTTAGTGACACACCTAATACAGTGTAGTCATTACTAATAGAAACAATACCAACTAACACTCCTACTGTACCTAACCCGCCAATAATGTAATCGCCTTTATTTATTAAGCTCATATCAAATCCTCCTATAGTACTTTATAGTCTAACTCTTGTTCTTCTAAATAAACTGTCTCTGTCGATAGTTCCACACGAGACACATACCATTGATTCTCTACATTGTCGAATACATAGAAATTATCAAATCTACCGGAACCGTACCCTTCGAATAAGTCTTCATGATGCTCTTTGATGTATTCAATTCCTTTTGTTAAATCATCCGTAACTGCTACTAAATCATAGAAACCGCCACAAGGGTAATAATTATCAAACCCGAATATTAGATATCTTTTCATTTAACTTCTCCTCCGCTTCTTTAATAGCTACATCTTGTCCTTCTCTATACCACGTATCATACGATATTAGTCCACCTTTAGTCAAGTCCAAATCCGGTCTACGTCGCTTAACTTCTGTGATGAATCCACCACACATAATCGTCTCATCGTAGTGGCAAGCCCAGTTATGTCCAGTTTCTTCTTTCATCTTAATAATGTCATACTCTGTAGGTAAGCACCCATAGTTCTGTGCCTGTTCAGAATCATCCGTATAAGCGAATGGGCAAGTGATACAACCGCCTGTCCCATTATTAGCCATCTCACGCTTGCACATATAAATCCTCCATGATGTGTTTAATTGTATTTACATTGTTAGCGATGTCTCTTAGCTTATCTGCTGTATGGTTCGGGTTGTCTTGATTGACTAGTAACTGTTTCACCTTTTCAAACTTATCTAATTGTTTTACCAACTCACAAGAATTGTTTAGTGCAGTATCCAACATTTTTTTAAGCTCGTCCCCTCTTAAACCCCACTTATCTCCGATTCGTGATTTAGAAAACAACTGTACCCGTTGTCCGTTGCACCATACTTCTTTTTCGAAGTCACATAAGATAGAATCTTTAACAGAATCATCGGCTAACTGTTCATCGAAACCTGCATATAATACAGGAGTAGAACCATTTAACTCATCATAACCAGTTATTACATACGTGATATTTATATTATTATTTGACATTTTAATATTCCCCTCTCGTTACATTATAATCTGTTAACCAATACTTAATGTTTGTAAAACCAAAGCACTTACTGTTAGCTGTATAAGCTTCCATAATCCTGTCAATTCGAGGTAACACATCATCTCTACCATAATTAACAAATGTTAGTGGTGTGGAAGTAACACTCGTTTTACCGGGCGCTACTTGATAACTTTGATTTAAGAACAATTCTCTTTCCATTGATATCTCCTCCAATTACTTAATAGTAGCGTAAATCCTTACACAAGTTTCATCTTCTTGTTTTGAGTATCTAACATTGCATTCATCTAAAGTATGTGTAATCAACTTAATCTCGGATTCATGGTCTTTTAGGATTCTACACCAACCATGTCTTCTTAAACATGACAACCCACCTAAAACTACTGTTATTTCACTTCCCACAGACAGCACCTCCTTTCGTTACCTTTATATTATCATCTGTTTTACTTTAAGTCAACAACTTTTTATTCATCTTTTCTTTTTATCGTATATATTGTTTCCTGTACTTGTACCTTAACAGCTCCTTTATCATACATCGCTTGTGCTAGTTCTATTGCTTCTGTCCTAGTTGTAGCTGGTTCACTGTAAGCGAACCCCTCTTCTTCTAACCACCATATTACTTCGTACATGTTATCTCCTCCTTTTAGCAGCATCCTTTTCCTTCTTTGCACATCCACTCTACAAACTCACCTTCATTACCATCTCTATCTGTAAATACTGGAACTTTCTCGATTTCATCCTTATTTGTGTTAAAACAAAGGATACACTCTTTTACTTCACTACATACTTTCTTAGTCATTTGTATTTCCTCCTAAGTAATTGTTTTTCTTAACTGTCTTTATATTACCACACTATTTACTTAAAGTCAACAACTATTTTTAAACTTTTTTCAATCCCAGTCGTCATAATAAGTCTCAACTGAACCTGTTACAACTAAAGTCTCGAACTTATCCATATCCAGTACATGTTTTACTATCGGTAATGTTTCTTCCCCTTCCGGGTCTGTGATGTATAATAGCGCATTAGCTTTCTTTTGTGCATCCTCATCATCTTTAGCTAACAGTAACCCATTTATTTCTACTTCTGGGTCGTAAAATTCATATTTGTATAAGCCGCCTTTATTACTCATTTACACCATCCCTTTCGTTACCTTTATCTTATCACACTATTTACTTAAAGTCAACAACTATTTTTAAAAAATCTCACACGTTATTTCATTTTATGTAAGAACCAGAACATAAGGTAACCCATCGCAATGACTCCTACCGCCGTTATAATCATTCCCGTGTGAGAATCCATATACAAAATCATACTGTCTCCTTACTGGTGAGCGCTCGATTCTAATAACTTTTGTGTGCGAGCAATCTCTTTACCCTGCTTATTTGTTATGATGAGAGTTAAGTCTCCTTCTTTAGCTTTCCCATTATGGAATGTATTATTAAAAGCTTGTAAATAATATCCGAAGCTATCCTTATTCGCTCTCACGATATCATACACCTGTACAGCGGTAGCATCATGAACTTTAGCTGCATTGTCAATGTCTAAAGAGACAGTTACAGTGTACTTATCTGGGATATTCCATTTCATATTGAAGTACCCCATATTTTCAAATGATACTAAATAGTCTAAAATTTCAATAAAGTCCGCTTTATTCTTTTCATACTTCAACTCATCAATCTGATACTGGTTTGCTCGTCTATCTGTCTCAGTGTACGGAAGACTAGCTACATTTGTAACCGTCTTCGCTTTCCCAAAAAACGTATGATATCCCGTGAAAAGACACACAACAGCCAATCCGATGATAGCTGGTTTTCTATTCTTCAACTGTATCACCCTCCTTCACCTCTTCACACATTGTTACACTCACATAAGAAGCATCCTCTTTAAAGATGTACGCTTTCTCTCCTTTAACCTCTGGATGGTGGATAATACCTATAACTGTATTCACCTTGTTCCCAGATTTAAACGGTTTACCTGATTTCTTTTTAACTTTCATATTAGTCCTCTCCTTATTTATCTTATACTATCTTTTACTAAAAGTCAACAACTTTTTTTTATAAAAGAGGAACCCGAAGGCTCCCCTCCCTAACTTACTTCTCAGAATCTTTAACTTTCTTCTCTTGTTGTTGTTGTAAAGGTTTAAGTGTAGCTACTTCATCGTGATACTCTTTTAACTTCGCTTTAAGTTCTGCGATTTCTTTATCTTTTTCTTTACCTGATGCGTTCGCTTTATCTAGCTCTTTCTTCGTTGCATCTAGGATAACCTGTGTATTTTTAAGCGCTTGTTGTGTAGCAGTCAATGTATCTTGTAGGTTTTTAATAGTAGCTTGTTGCTCTGCATTTGTTTTCTCTAGACCATTAATTTTATCTTGAAGACCTTTAACCTGCGACTCTAAAGTTGTTACCTTTTTAGTAAGGTCTTCAATTGTAGCATTTTTATTTTCGATTTCTTTCTGTAATGCTTGCGTTTGAGCTACAAAGATAGAGATTTCATTGTTTAGCTTTTCAATCTCGGCATCCTTTTGTTGATTCGCAGCCTGTAATTCTTGGTTCGCTTTCTCTAGGTTAGCGATAGAAGCCTGTAACTCCTTATTCGCTTGTGTCTTGCTAACAACTTTATCAGTTAACTCATTGCTCCATGCTTTGAATTTAACTAAATCCTGTGTATTGTCATTTAAGTAACTGCTTGCGCCCGCTCCACCTACAGCTCCTACTAATAAAGATGCTACTAAAGCGCCACCAATTGCGAATTTTTTAGTTGTGTTTTTCATTATAAGTTCCTCCCCAGATTATGTTTTGTTTGACTAACCCAACTCCACTATCAATCTCGGACTCTACTTTTCTATAAAACCGTTAAGCAACACCCCTTTCGTTTTCTTACTCTTATCTTACTACTATGTTTACTTTTAGTCAACAACTTTTATTCTTATTTTTAAAAATATTTTTACCAATCACCTTTATATTCGACTAACATCTCTTCTGGAATAATTAACTCATAGCCTTTTGTCTTAGAAGCGTGTTTGATGAGCCAACCTTCTTCCACTAACTTACCCATGAGTTCTGTTAATACTTCTGCTTTGATTCCCATAAGTTCTCTAAGCCTACCGACCTTCGTTTCCCTAGTACGAGCAATAATCTTTTTAAGCTTCACTAATGGTTCCTCTGTATCAACTTCTTCTGTTTCTTCTATTTCCTCTTCGACCAACTCTCCACCAAAGTAATCCCTAATCTTTTGATACACTTTACCCTCTTCCACTTCGTTAGGGGATACAATAGCGCTCTGGAACCTCTGGAACTCTTTGGGGTGCGCTACTATTCTCATGACACCATCTCCACGACCCAGAAGAGTCGTATTACCGATACCTTTACCGAATACCGTTTTATAATCCACATTACTATTTAAATTGAAACTGATTGCATTTTGTACATTTGCTTTGATACGCCCACTGATTACCTTTGCATCCGGTCTTTGTGTAGCAATAACTAAATGGATTCCAGCAGCACGAGCTTTCTGTCCTAATCGTGTGACATACTCTTCTACATGCGGGTTTGTATCATGCAAGTCTGCGTACTCATCAATAACACATACAATGTAAGGCATTTTACAGTCTGCTACTTCATTATAGATATTGATACTTTTCACTCCCGCATCCTTAAACGTTTCATATCTCTTTTCCATTTCCTCAACCAGTTTATTAAGTGCCGAACCTGCTTTCTCCATGTCTGTTACTATCTTATCTACGTGAGACATTCCTTCATATTGCGCCAGTTCTACTATTTTAGGGTCAATCATTACAAACCGCAACATCTCTGGAGAGTTTGTAGCCATGAGACAAATGATTAGCGTATTCATGAATACAGATTTACCAGAACCCGTTGTACCTGCAATCATAAGATGTACGAGCTTTGTCAAGTCTAGGTAGATGGGTGTATCCACTTCATCAACACCTACTATAAATGGTAACGCATGGTTACTCGCATACTCTTGGAAGTCCGGACTCTCTATAAGCTCTCTAAGACTGATGACGGCTGCTTCTTCGTTTGGTAGGGTAAATTTGGCAGTATCAGGCTCCTCACCTTGTTCTATACTAAGCGAAGGAACTCCTAGTGCTGCTTGGATATCGGAAGCCTTTGAAATAAGATGACTTAGGTTCTTCTTCTTAGGTATATCACATTGAATAACAGTCAACCGCGCACCCGCTGTGACAGTACTATTCGCTAGTCTCGCTGTTGGAATCAGACCTACACGCTTCATGGCTTCGGCTAGGTAGCTCACAATATTTTCATCCACTTTCACTTCTTCTCTTGGATATGTAGGCAACAACGAGACTAGACCTCCGATATCCTTTCTAGGTGTTCTAACTTTATTCGGTTCAGTAGTAGCAGATTGAACGTATTCAACTTCTTGGGGAGCTACTACTGTTCCACCGAATAAGGACACAATCTCCGTATCGCTCAACACATTCTCCCCGTTCATAACTAATCTTTCCTCACATTCATCTTTTAAGCCCCTTAACTTCCTCTTGTACAGGCTAACCGTGTTATGCGAATCGTATTTACGTAGTATGGATTCAATCTGCTGTACGAGCGCCGTAGGCTCCTTAGAACGAATGGTGATTCCTAGTTTGAATTTATATACTTTACCGACAATCTTCTGTTCCACTTTCTCACTATATGTTCGAGCCATATCAAAAGATGATAACTTATTGATAGCATGTAGAATTTTATCTTGAAATGTTCTTCCTATCTTGGAACCAGCAGGATATTCATTACCGCTCAAGTAACTCTTATACCTTTCTATAGAAGTTAGGAGCCAATTATCTACATATCTCTTGAATAACCACTGGATTTCTAGTGCTTCGTCCTCTCCTACTTGTATTTCCAATAATTCACGTAAGAATAAGCCCCTCATTCCCTCGTACAACGGTAAGAACGACGGTTTAGATAGATAACCTTCATAAGCATGTAAGTCGTCTGTATGACGCGCTACTAACGTTAAACGATAAGGTAGAACATTCGTTTCATTAAAACGGATATGTGGGGGCGTAACCACTACCATATTCCTACCCCCTTTATATATCTCCAGTTCTACACCGAATACACCGTCTGTATCTTGTTCTAAGATGGTTTGAAAGGCTCCTGATACATCTGTTACATTTGAGAAGTAGTTCGATATGTTCTTATATCCTTTACTCTTCACGATGCTTCAACTCCTTCATAATGATGACACATTGCACAGCATTCACAGCCGCAGTCGCCAATAACATCGTTGTATTCAGTAAAATCAGTGTTGTGATACTCATAGGAACCTCTCCTTATTTTTTAATTTTCTTAAATAACGCTAACGGACTTAAAATTGTAGCTTTTGACATTGCAAAGTTCTTAATTAACTTTTTAGATGTCTCTTTTACATTACTCTTCATTACTTCGTCTAATCCCTTTCCATTATCTAATTTGTTTGCAATGATTTTAGGTGGGTTCTGCATACGAGCAAAGCCTCCAATTACAACGAGCAACTTAACGATTGTACCCGTGAAGTCGGCTGGGAACGGGATACCGAAGATGAATAACCCAATAATTAGTAGGAATAGAGAATGATAGACTTGCACTAAAGACAAATGCTTTACATTGCTCCACCACTGTTGGAAGAAATGTCTATGTGAATCAAATACCCAACATACTAATGCGACAGGAGCTACTACGCCTAATACCAATAGGTCAAAAAATCTTCTTCCATTCGTCCATAACATCGGAATGACTGTAGAAATCAGTATCGCATCGAATACTAACAATGTGATAACATCAATCGTACTAAATGTAGTAGTCAAGGCACTAGCTGTCATAATTTCGCTGCCCATACTTGTAAGTTTTCCAGAGATGAGATTTAATAATTTGAATGCGGACTTGAATAAGAAAGGCGTTACCGATGTGACACCAGCCATAAGTGACCAGCGCTTCATGATTGTAGAGAACTCCATCGGTCTTAGCTTCTTATTTGCTCCAGATAGCATTCTTTTAATGCATTCTATAACAGTGAGAACAACTACAATCCCTATAGATACTCCACTAAATCCCAAGCTCATTGTTGTAAACCATTCATTATCGAATAAGAACAGAGGAGTCTTTAAGATAAGTCCAGCGCATAAGTCATATATCCAAGACAGTAACTCTGCGGACATCTTCGCTACATTGTGTGGTAAGTCTTTAATAAGTGTAACGAACTCTCCGAACCAATCCATTACTTCTTTTATAGGGTTTGGTGTTCCTGTAGGTATTAATGTATCTTTGATGAATCCGGAGAACATACTCTTACCTTTATCAAAGAACGAATCATTACTAATTGTTTCTGCGTATGCTCTATCTCCTATAGAAGTAAAGAAGAATGTAGAGATAGTCGCTGCGGGTATTGCTCCAATTTTTAGAAGCCTAGACTTAAGAAGTTTAAATTTCTGAATAAGTAACTTGCTACCCGATAGATGATGTAAATGCTCGGAACGCTTATCAGTACTTGCGTTATCCCTTTGATGATGTCTTGCGTCCATACGTTCGCTTCTTGGCTCTTTCTGAACATTCTCAGTGTTCCCGCTATGACTAATAGGACGATACTTAGTGCTACTGCTACACCCACTGCTAGAAAGGCTACTTGCAACCCGTACTCCACCATTACGCTCGGTGTGAATGGAGCCAGTAGAGGTGTTTTCCCTGTTACCCCACTTGCAAATGCTCTCGTCGAAAGACCCGCGCTTGCTCCTAATATTGATAGTGACATTTTGATTATCTTTTTTGCTTGCTTTATTTTTTTGAGCTTCTGCATTCCCTTTGCGCTCATTATCTCCTCCTTTATATTTTGGTACATAAAAACCGACTCATCTACCATTGGAGCTTTTGTGAATGGTGTGTACTCAACCCAAGCAGCTTTATTTTTCGCATCGTAATTAATAATCATCGTTAACATCCCCTTTTATTTGTTTAATCTTGCACGATTAGCCATGTTCTCAAAACGTTCCTCATTAACATCTCTACCTCTTCCGCGTTTCTCCTTCTTCACCCCAACTTCCATTTCGAATGAATGAAGAAACTTAAACACCGTTGATAAAGCCATTCCAGTTGTACAAACTAACGCGATTCCAGCACCTACAGCTACGATACCCATATTTTTTTCCTCCTTCATGTATAAGTTTTTTATTTTTGGTAACGATAGAAATATCAAACAAGAGAGGACGATGATTATATGTCTTGGTTCACAGATTCTTTAGCTCAGTATGAGAGACAAATGCAGAAAGTAAATCATTTAGTTCTTCACGACATCAACAAGGATAGAAACGTGGATATTAGTATGGAAGAATTAGAGCAGATTTTAAAAGTTTTGCATGATTACGGGATAGTGAATTAACCGTTATAACCCTCTTATAAATGTGGGAATTACGCAGGGAATTAACGTTTTTCCCGGAAAAACGGAATTTTGGGAATTACGGAAAAACGGCTCCTAGAAGTTATCTAATCGGGTTGCAATATCTTTGTCAGATGCTTCTTTTTTTACTAATTTTACATCTTGTATTGGAGCTGATTCTACAGGTGTCACACTTTGTATGACTTTAGGATACACGACACCTCCTTCCCCTTTTCTATACTTGATTCCGTCTCTAGCTAGTTCCCTCATTACATGTGCAAAGCTATGATTCTTTAGTAATGGCTTAATGACTTCTAGTATGTCATCATCCATCTTATCTCGAAGGTAGACTGACTTTCGCATTTAAGCCACCTCACTTGCTGATGTACGGCTGTGTGCCGACTTTAATCGTAACTGTACTCTTCTTCGCTTTCGATGCCATACGCGCCCCGTACTTCCTTAAACCACGTACATTTGCGTATCTATCTAGGAACAGTACCTTAACCCCTCTGTTAGCGAATCTTTCTGATAAGTATTGTTTGAGTAGTTCCGAGCCACCACCAGTAAAGATGATTGTATCTACAAAAGCCCAGCTATTAATAAGTATTCTGTCCAGCGTATTAAGGATTGTATTCGCATGGTTTTCGTAAGCTTGATTGATGACTGGTGTAATGTCCATACCTTTTATTTCTTTATTCTTGATAATCATTGGAAGCTTTCCATCCGGGATTGTAGCTCCTAGTTGATTCTCTAAGTATTTCCCAATTTGTAGGTAGCTACTAAACATCCCCATGTTCGTATGAGTTGTTAGCTCCGGCTGCTCTTCTAATGAATCCAATGTCAGAACATTCAAAGTTCTTGCTCCAATATCCGCTAATACGTTAAATCCTTTTGCGATATTATGGTCAACGATTTCTCCGTTGTTATCGAGCATTAGGTCACATAAAGAGCCGAACGGTTGTTTCTTGATACACACATCTTCAACTGTGACTGTTCTTTCTATCCAATTGATACCGTCGTAAGAGATTTTCATATCGTGTGTACCTTTTACAAGCTGTGTAAGTTGTTCTCTACGCTCTGGTGTATCGTTCTTAATTGGTAAGTTCATCATAAGTGTGTAGATGGTTTCATTTGTACCTTTGCTCATAAGACCTAAAACAGTTTTCATAATAATCGGAAACTTATTATCATTATGTTTGTTCTCTCCTCCAGTCCATTCAATATCCGGGTCTAACTTTGTAGCATAATCTCCGACAACATATTTCTTACCATCAATTTCACAAGCGATGTACTCTAATTGCTTACCTTCTACTACAAACTCTGTAGATGGTTTCTCTTTAAAGTTCGTTACGAATGAAGGGATTAAGAATGGATGACCGTTGTTGTCACATTTTACATCTCCGAACCCATCATCTACTGCACCTACAGATAAACCTACGCTAGTTCCTTGCCATTTCTTTGTCATTTTGTTTTCCCCCTTTGTGATTTCTTAATACATCATATGGAGCATTCGCCTATTTGATACCACAAAATCGTAAAAAGTTAGAAAAAAGTTTAAAAAGTATTACTTTTGCACATAAAGAAAGACACGAGAGGTTATCACGTGTCTGTTGTACTATTTTAATAGCTCTGCGAACTTAGCTAATTCTAGTTCAGTTTTCTTCTCTGTAGAAAGCATCGTATCGAGTTTCTTCTCAATCGCTTTAACTTGTTGTTCTTCGTTAAGAATATCTTTCTCTTTGATTTTACCTTTGATATCTTGAATCCACTCATCTAATGTATGCCCTTGTACTTTTGTATCTCCAAAATCTTCTAATAGTAAGTCATCCGCAGCTACAAACAATGTATGGATTTTAACTAATAAGAGTGTAAGCTCGTCCTTCCCAGCTACGTTAAAGTTAATGTTTTTACCTTCCCATTCAAGAATACACTTTGTTGTAGATGTGTGACGGTTCTTCTTTAAAGCTGATAATTTCTTTTTCTTTTCTTCTACCTTACCTTGTAATTGTAATACTACTGCATCATTTGAGTTTGTCATTATTTTTGCTCCTTATCATCTTTATTTATTTGGTGTTCTGGTACTGAACCTTTAAACGAATAAAACTTATCGTTCTCTAGGTATCTCTTAATGAAGCAAGGCTCCATGTCTCCAGTGAATCGTGTAAAGAATCCTTCTAATGAACCGCGATACACCTCATCTTCTCTGTACCCGTAATCTCCGTACTTAAATGTAACTACAGCTTCAACACCAATAACTTTTCTATCTCTGTTGCCGCTCCAGCTATACGGTCTGTCGTATTTGTTCTCCATTACGATATCGTATTTACGAGTATCACCGTAAGTTCTTGTGTAGAACCCTACTCGTCTATCCCATTCGTGCTTATCTTTGTCTAGGACTCTTTCGATAATGAACTCCGGGTCGATTGGATATAACTCATCTTTACTCTCATCAACTGGTGAGTAGTATTGAGAATGTTCTAACATGTTTTGGAATGGTGTGAAGTCTTGTACGCACCCTACCTCTAACTCTTTAATGAATTTCTTACCTAAAGAGCTAACTGTTTTAATCATCCACGGGAAGTCCTTATTACTAGACCAGCGACACTCCTCTGCGAAGAAGAATTTCTTAGCTTTAGACTTCGTAACCTTTTGTCTTCGGTTCGAATCGTTATAATCTATTCGATAATCATACTCATGGAACTTACCTAAGTAAATGTACTTCGATTCATCTTTATCGATGTATGTATAACCAACCTTTAAGTCTTTGGCTTTAATTTGTTCCTTATTCATTAAGATATCTGTATATCTCTTAGACTCTTCATATGTTGCGGAGTTTACAGGCACTAAAACAAGCTCTGTACCTTCCCATGCGTATACTAGTTCTCCTACGATACCTTTACCTTTCATTACATCGCAGCACTCTAGAATATGCATTAGATTAGCCATATCAATCTCAAATTCGAATCCTCGTGGGTCGTATACACGACAGAATGCTTTACGGTCACTCCATGATGGTCGCCCTCCACCTGTCTTGTTGAATACGAATCCTTCTGTCGGCACGTTTTCAAATTCTTGGTTAGGAATCTTCTTGTCTCTCCAGCTTTCCCATGATGTTTCTTTTCGTAGTTTACCAGTTTCATCATAATAAATGACGTAAGCTAGGCTACCAGTGTAAGTCCCCTGTCTATTTTGATAACCTACATTTAATGTTTTTGGCATAAATAATTTACTTTGCATTTAATTCCTCCTGTAGTTCCTCGATTAGTTGTTTCACAGGCACTATATTGAACCTTTCGTCTAAGTGACGAAGTAGTACCGTTTTATATTCTGGTTCTCCGTTATCTCGTGGTATAGTAAGAACTTGCAAACATGTATCATCATACTTATTTACAATCCCGTACTCTTCTCTCCAATACATCTTCTCCCAATCGCTTGTGTATATTTGCATAATAACTTGCGCCCCTACTTTAAACAAAACCGGGTTGAATATTTCTACATTCATCGTAATAGGGCTTTTGTATGTATATTTAGGTTCTGACAACTTAATCCTCCTCAACTAATGTAAGTTTATACTTCGCTATTTTATATGTTTCCTTATCTCCATTGAATCGTTTCTTTCGAAATGCTTTCGCATCCCCTTTTCGTGTAAATGTCTTGGATAGCCTTATTTTTGGGTTACTGCGATATACCACAGCATAACGATATTCTTCCATTCTATTGCTCCTTCTATGTATCTAGAAAACTGATTCTACAACATTAAACCCTAATGTTTTCACCCACTGTACCGGGAATCCTTTATCTAGGTGCATGCAGTAAACCTTATCTCGATTCCTATCTATTAGTTCGCACAACTTATTTATGGATAAGTGTACATTACCTTCGTAATCAGCTTTGCATGTATCTTGATAAAAGTAATCGATGATTCCACTTTTTAGTCTTCCTAATATGTATGGATGGATATTGTTCGAATCTCCGCTGTAGTATATGCACTTACCTTTAATATCTATTACGTATCCGTAAGACAGCAGCTCTTCTACATGGTGATTAGGTACAGCTTGTACAAATACTGGGTCATTTGCGTACTCTAACTCGATGTGTGATTCGAATTGTTTAATATGATAATACTTACTGGTTACTCCCATTAAGTCTAGAATCTTAGGAACCTTAAGTGTGTATGGCGCATACACCGTAATATTCTTCTCCCCCATCTTACCCATATTAAAGTATGAGTGGAAGATGAGTCCCCCTAATGAACCAACATGGTCATCGTGAGTATGTGTGATTAGTACTTTAATGTTCTTTACGACTCCTAGAATACCTGCATGGTCTAATCGTTCGAATACGTTGCTACCGCAATCAATCAGGAATAACTCCCCTTCATGAATGCAATATGCGCTGTTGTTACCTTCTAATGTGTTAAATGCGCTTCCGCGTCCTATAAATTGCAACAAGGCTTGTCCTCCTTATTAGTATTTTTCTTTCCATAAATCAACTAAGTTTAATACTGTGACAACCAATTGAGCAAGACCCAGAATACCTAAATATCTTCCTAAGTTTTCGTAATCGTTCGAGCTAGACAAAGCTCCGAACTCCGTCTGGTAAAAAGCACCTAGACAGAAGAATGTCCATAAGCTTAAAAAGAATAGTGACAGTAAATTTGATGTTCGTAACATTTTAGTTCCCCCTTATTTATATCGTAGTACTAAGTATATGTATACAGAAAGTACGAGTAGTAACGGTGCAGCTACTACAACCCCTAGAACTCCTAATAACCATTCTGGTATTGTAAACTCGATATGCATCCTATTAACCTCGTACACTCACAGCGCAAGCTTCGCCTACATAAATGTGTGGTCTACTCGCATGAATAAAGTGTTCTTGGTTTAGCTTGTCCGCATCTTCCTCAGAAGAAACAAGAGCAAAAATCTCTGTAATTCTATCTTTTGGGAATCCCATCTCTTCTTCGTATTCATATAAGAACATTTGCCCTAATGGTGATTTCATTAACTTACGTTCGAATCGAGATGTGTCCGTATAAACCTTTATCACGTTATCCCTATGTAAACCCTCTTTTAAGATGTTGTATGTAAGTCTTTCTCCTCGGAAATCAAATTCCTTTTCCATATTCTCAAACATTCTATCTAGAAAACTACTCATTATAATTCCTCCTCTGTTTTAGGTCATCTCTTAGCAGACACTTGGCTGCTTCTACTTCAAATTCTACACTGTCTAGATTACCTAGAGAAAGCTGTATATCCTTCTCTAATAACGCTCTCTCGGCTCTCTCTAGGTATTCTTTTGCATTTCTGATTTTCTCTAGTGCTGTCTCGTTCAACTTACTTACCCTTTCCTTCTTTGTACTCTGTTAATAATTTAGTGATTTCGTAAACGTTATTTTCTACTGACATTTCGTATTCACCTCCTTAAAATAGGTACCCTTATTTACCTGCATCTTTGTCTTTATTTTTCTTCTTGTTGGCAAAGTGATTATAAGACGTGACACCTACAATGATAAGTACAACGTAGAACAGTAAGTTGATGATGCCCGGGGCTACTAAGATGACGTAGTTCAATATCGATAAAATACCGATAATGGCTAATACCGTTACTGTTAGTTCCTTCGCTTTCACTTGTCTCACCTCCTTGTACTTACCAGTATATACCACGTTTCACTTAAAGTCAACAAGTTTTATTAAATTTTTTTATGTTTATTCTGTCTTTTCCAATAACTAATTGTGCCATACGGAACTCCCGATAGCTCCTCCATCTGTTTAAAGGTATGTTTACCTTCTCTAAGTAGATATAAAGCGAGTTCCTTATTACCTCTTCCCGGAACACCATTTTGTTTTTCTTCTATCTTTTTACCTTCCATTAGGTCTTTTAATTTTTTGATTGCTCTTTTTTCTAATCTACCAACCTCTTGATAACAGACTCCTAGCTCTTTTCCTATGTCTTGCTGTTTCTTGTCTTCATAGAAACGTTGCGTAATGACAATCTGTTCTTTTGTAGATAATTCCTTTATGTACTGTTCTAATTGAATACGAGTATCTATTAATTCTTCATTACTTTCCGCTACTAATGTATCCGCGACAGTAACGTCATCGTCTGCGCGCCCTCTGTTACTTTTATGTACTACTTCTGACATCCCTCTAGGAATCTCTTGTTCCATAAAGATTAAGGTGTTGTAGGCTAACTGCTCGTCCACTCCTAGAGCTTCGCTAATCTCTTTAGCGCTTGCACCTTTCAAACCATTCTTTCTAATCTTCACACTTAACGCACTTTCTTCTCTTGCAGACTTGAAATATCTTGTGTCCCTAAAGTGATTCAATACTGCACCTCTGATATAGAACATTAAGTATGTACTAGCTTTATAGCCTTTAGATTCATCAAACTTATGCGCCCCATTCATAATAGCAATGTTCGCAATTTGTCTCAGCTCTTCTGCTACATAAGGGTCTTTTCTATATTTACCTACTACTTTATTAACTAAACCTTCATTATTTTTAATTAGTTGTTCCATCGCTTCTTCGGAACCTTCTTTTGCTAATGCGATTAATTCTTCATTCGTTCTTTCTGCTACTGTGAGCATGATTAACTCCTCCTCTTTGTTTATCTATTAATATCTTAACATGCGCTGTACCGAAAGTCAACAATAAAATTAAAAATAGAGCGAACAATGTCGCTCTATGTTATGAATCAAATTATTTTTCTTCCTTTACTTTACGTAATGTGAATTTAGGCGTTCCAAGCTTGTAGTTCTCAGCACGTTCGATAGCTTTTAACTCGCCCTCAGAAAACTCACCATCTGTAATTTTCTTCTTAAGTAATGAAGCGGATACACGTACTTCTGTAACTTCGCTGTATTGCTCTACATTTAAGATATCTTTAATCATGTTTACATCGTAAGTTGTGTACTCAGCAGAAGAATTAGAAGCCTTATTCGTTTGAAGATACACTTCTTTACCTTTTGTACCAGTTAATACTTTCAATTTGTTGTCATCCATGTATGTACGAATCGCTTTTTTCTTCTTTTCTAACTCTTTATTAAGCGCTGCGATTTCTGCGTGTAACTCTGTGTATGCATCTACTTCCGCAATCATCGCTGTTTTTTCATCAACTTCTTCAATTGGTTCTACTGGTTTAATTTCTGTAATAATCTCTAAATCCGGTACTGTAGCTAATGCTTCTGATTTCATTACTTGGTTTTGTTCAGTTACGTCAATCCAGCCCTCTGATGTAAATTGGTCAACTACCTTTTCAACTGTGTAACGTTTATTATAAACGGTAGAGCCTACCCCTTCACGAGTAACTACTACTAGGTCGTCCTTATTGATTTCAACAAACACCTCTTCATTCGATACAGCGTTAACTAACATTGCTTTCGTCATTTTAACCGCTCCCTTAGTTTCTTTTGTAATTGTTGTAGCTTTACGTGTTTTTGTCATTTTTGTTTCCCCCTTGTTATTTGTTAACTTTATTATAGCCTATCTTTTACTAAAAGTAAACATCTTTTTTAAACTTTTTTATAGCCCAAACCATCCATCTTCTTCGGATAGCCCGTATTCTGTTTCTGCTTTATTCGCTAGGCGGAATGACCACTCCTTGAAACCGTTAGCTTTGTTTGTTTCGATAGCATCCTCAATTTCATTGTCGATATCGGATAATTCATACCACGTAGGTAGTTGTTCACATACTAAGTACGGTTTGCCTGCATCACAGAGTCCTGTTTCGATAATAAAAATGGATTCCTTATCATCGTACATCCATAATCCGTGTTCTTCTACTTCTACTGTAGATAGTCGGAATGACCACTCCTTGAACTCGCATCCTTCATTTGTTTTCGATTCGTCTTGAATGTCGTCGTCAATATCTTGTGTAGACCACCACTCCGGAACCTCTCTACAAAGTTGGTAGGGTTTTCCTAACTCGTCAAGACCTGTCTCAATAAGGTAAAATGTTTGGTTTGTCATAATTAAAATCCTCTCCCCATTTTTAAGATTTCTACTGCTGTTGATAACTCTACATTATCCCAAGCACATAGTTTAATGAGTTGTTGTGCATTCTCTAGCCAATTTTTATGTGCGTAACCATTCCAGTTATGTGTACCTTTACTAATTTCGTATTCCCATCCGCAACCATCTGTGTGATTCCATGTACACATCAGGTCATGAAGTGTTATGGCTAACTGCTTGTCCTCTGATAGAGTGTCAAATGCTGCTTGTTCGTTCTCTAGTTCCCTAATCTTCGCTTGTAATCTTAGAATCTCTTCTGCATTGTTCATTGTGTTAACTCCCCTTTCACCCATACATAATTGTTTTGACATTTAATGCCCCACTCTTTGCTGTACAGTACCATGTTTGCTTCTTCGATGTTCTGTAATGCTGCGTATATGTCTGCTTTTGAGAAATTGTTTGCTGTCATAAACTCCACTAACTTACCTTCCGGTCTATCTGGTGTTGGTGCTTGTACCGTTGTCATCATAATTAAACTCTCCTTATACGGCTTGTGCCATTACTTGTTTTTTCTTTAACGTAAGAACTTCATTGTTGAAATGGTCTACGGTGCTAACAATGTCGAAATCAACTAAATATTTCTTGTAATCTACATACTCATCTGGAATCATGATATTCGTATCGTTTGTAATCCAGCGATACCATATCCAGTCTAAGAACTTATTCTGTTCATGAAACTCTTCTCGTGGCTCTGAAATGATAAGCTCCCCGTCTGGTTTTAGTAATCTATTAAATTCTGCAAATAGGATATGTAAGTCTTGCTCCGGAATATGATGGATTACATTACGACAATGAATCGCATCAAACATATGGTCTTCTGTATCAAGTACTTTGTAGTCTTTAATGTAGAAATCGTAATTCGGTGTTCCAATGAAGTCGGAAGACATGAAACCTTCTTTTGGTTGTCTTCCCGAACCATAGTCCAGTTTCATTTAAAGCAACTCCTTTAACTTCTCTTTGTTAGGTAAGATGATTTCTCTAAATATGTCATAACGTACAATGCTATCATTCTCTCTATTCATCATATCGTAGTATTCTAAGACCTTTTCTAAAGGTAGCTCTTTGAACTCCTTGAATATCTCTCTCCCTAAATCGTATGACGCATCTTTCATCACAGCTATCTGGTCTTCCATATCGTTTTGCAGTTTAATCTTGTCTTCTAATCGCATAACTAACAGACCTCCCGTTTTCTCTTCTATACTCTACGTTATAATCATGAGATATTAAATGTCTCGGAACCACTTTAACTACTGCATATGTGTCTCCTAGCTCTAACTTTAACTTCTCTGCTTCTAGTTCTGCAATAACCTCTTCTTCATATAAATCTGGTAGTGTACATGTAAGCATCGGGCAGTCTTTCAATGTGTACTTCACTTCATAAATCCAACGTTTAACTCTCATCGTTGTCTCCCTCCGCATCTAGAATGGTTACTCTGATTCCATCAACTTCCATAAACAGTTTCACGTTCTTCGCTACCTCTTTAATCTGATAGTAGTATTTCTCTGATAGCACTCTGTACTTTGAACCATCTTCGTAGGTATTCTCACCTTTCAAGTCTTGGTACTGAACAATGTACATCGGCACCCCGTTTTGAAGTTCGTCAATCTTGTCTAGGATGTCATTTAATATTAACATTACAACTACATCAGATGAGTCATTTAAGCTCCTAAACTGTTCTGCTTTTTCTTCTACAAAGTTTCTTAGTTCCTCTATTTTGTTTACCACTTTCTCATCCCCTTTCGTTACTTTTATATTATCATCTTGTTTACTTTAAGTCAACGACTTTTAAAAACTTTTTTATAAATCTGTGTATACTTTTTGACCTCTATTAATAAGACCTAAGGCTCTATACAACTTGTCTAACTCTTTGTGTAAATCATTAGTTTCCCACCAACTATAATCAGGTAAAACGGATTTTAAAGTCCTCTTTGCTTCGCTCTTTGAATCTACCTTGATAGATTTTTCAACTTTACTAATTGTAGCGAAATCAATAAGACCGTATTCCTCAAAAGCTAACATTATTTTATCAACAAGCTCTGATGAACTAACCTCTCTATATAAGTTCATATTACTCATCCTCCGTTAGTTTATCTGCAATACGTTCCGCTATCTTTTTAGAACCTTCTATCAACAACTTACACTTATCCTCGAACTCTTTCGCTCCTTCATCTGTTAAACTACCTGTTAACTTTAAGAACTCACCACATGTATCCAAAGCCTTTTGTTTTTCACGTTTGTACATACCTAGTAATTTAGCTACACTAGCACCTCTCATCTCTTTCTCTAACTCGTAATGTTCCCATCCTGTTCTTTCCATTATGCCATCTCCTTTTTAATTTTTGCTAATTCTGTTTCTAGAGCTTTAATCTTATCAACAAACCAGCCTAGCTCTTCGTGACTGATAGCCGCAGTAATAGAATATTGTTCTCTGGTAATAATCTTTTTGTACTTCTTGTTCGCTTTCTTAGTTATAGGTAACTCCTTCATAAATACCTTGTCACTTTTCTCTTCGTATTTCACATAAAATTCACCTAGCACTTCTAGCATTTCGTAGTCATTAATAGATACTGTCTTTGCCACTCCGCCATCAAGTCTACGGTGTAAATACCACGAACCATTATAGTCCTCTGATAACGTGTAAACGTCGTTAGTTTTTACATGTTTCCACTTAGTTCCATCTTTCAATTTCATAGTAACCTCTCCTTTATGGAACCCGCACGACTAAATATAGTCAATGCGGATTTGTTCAATTTTGTTCGTACCTTGTGCGATTTTAACATATGCGACTCTATCTTGTATGTATGCTTCAACTGGAAGTTTCTTTTTTGTATCCTTATGTACTTTCGTTGTTGTTTTCGTTTCTTCATCTTTCTCAGTTTGACGAGTAACCTTTCTCTCATCTAGTACTGTGTATAGTGCGTATTTGTTTAATCCATACTTTTCTAGGATTTCTCGTACAGGTACTTTCCGTATGTAATCATCTACGATTCTATCTTTCTCGTATTTGCTAAGTGATAGCATTCTCGCTTTACCTGCTCGGTTGTATTCCGGTGCGCGCTTCTCAATACCGTTACGAGCTAAGATACGATAGATACGACCTGCTGCAATTTTGTACTTAGCAATGATGTCTACTACTTTTTCTCCTCGTAAATACATTCTAGCTACTCCAGCTTCTTGTTCTGGTGTTAACGGGTTCTTAGAACCTTTTGGCGCTTTTACTTTCTCCTCTACAACTACTAGCTTGTCCTCTACTAAATCATTCTTTAAATCAATCATTCTATTTTCCTCCTTTTAATTTACCAGATTTCTCTTGGTTTGAATGGTACCTTACTAACGAAGTAATGAATCATTTTATCTGCATCTACTTTGTTGTACTTTTCTGCATATTTGTTAGCTTCGTTCTCATGTTCAAAAACAATTACTAACTCTTTATCTTCTTCATACTCTAATGCGTAAACCGCGTATGCTGTTTTAGTTTCCATCTCTTCAACTCCCTTTCGTTATCTTGATTACATCTTATCATTGTATTCACTTTAAGTCAACACTATTCCATAAAAAAAGAACAAGAATTTTTCATCTTGTTCTAAAGCTTGAATTTACTTGATACCAGTAGGCTTTCTTCGTATAGTACGTTCGGCTCTCGTGATAGTTTATAAGCAAATTCATTTTCTTTTCTTTCGTAGACTGCTATAACATAAGCTGTATCAAATGTGCCATCTATAGAAGTGTAACTTACGTTGTCACCTACTTTGAATTTATTCGGTTTAAGGAAAATACTAGTGTCATCTACTTTATATACATCTAATAGAGATAAGTCGGTTAATCCGATATTGAATCGTAACCAATATCTATCTTCTTCATTTGTATCGTATATATCGTATGTAATTTGTGGTATCGTAAAACCTTTCTCTATCATTAACCTAGCTAATACACTTGTACCTGTGTTCTTCTCATAGTTTTTGATATAGATAATCTCTCCGCGTAGTAACGCCAGAACTTTATCTTCCAGCGTTTGATACACTTCGTATTTCAACTCTTTCCAGTCCGCTACTTCTGTAATCGGTATCGTCAATTTAATCCCTCCTTATAGTCCGAACGCTTGCATAGCTTCCTTAGTCTTTCTATCCATCTCAGTTAAATCTAAGTTGTCATAGAACTCTTGCTCTGCTGCTGCTAAGTCTTCAAATAGTTGTTCGTGTTGTTCTACAGGTACGTATTTCATGACTACTTCTGTAAGAGCAGATTCCTTGCAACGTACTTTGATTGCCATTTCTTTTAATGCTGATACGCTCAATCCACCTAGTGCATTATTGGTAATCTTCGCTTTAATTTCCATCGCTTTCATTGCTAAAGGAATGTCTACAATATCGAACGAAGCTAACCCTTTAAATCCTTTATGGATAACTTCATCAAGGAACTCAATATCGTTAAACACTTTCTCTACTTTATCGATTGCTCCTATTGGATTGTAGCTTTCTTTCTCCTGTTCGTTAAACATTTCTACACGTTTATCAGATATGTACGTTACGTTGTCTTTAGAGCGCTTATCTAAGAGCTGGAGCAACGGTACGCCTGTCTCAATAGATTCTTCTCTTTTCTTTTTATAGTTCGTCAGAGAGGCTTTAGAGATGCTTAAACCTTGCTCCTTACAGAACTCTATAATGTAGTCATATGTTTTACCTTCATCTAACATGTTATCTACTTTCGTGCAGAGCTTTTTATCCTTATACAATTGAACTAATACACTACCAGAGCTTAAAGTTTTTTTATCTTTTGACATGAATTTTTCCACCTTTTCATCGTTTTATTTTCTAACCCTTTTGAATATTGCTATATATTAAACGAGGTAGTTACCTCCTAAGAATGCGATTGTCATAGGCTTTTTTGCACTCTATCTATAATATAATAAATCTATTAGCAATTTCCTAAATTAAACGAAAAAGTGAAAAAACTCCACTAGGTAGTGTTACTTTTTATTTTACAGAATATTTAGTATCTTGTATAGAAACATTTTGTTTACGATTAGTCAACAGAATCTCGTTTAGCGCAAACAAAAAAACCCCACTAAATAGTGGAGCTTTTGTAATGTAAAACCTCCCACAGTTTCACATTAATTATTGCTATTCATCTCTATTCCACCCAAAAACGAATCACCCTACTCGTTTGGATGTGCTATGTGTTGGTAGCACAAGATTATTATATCAGATTTCTAAGTAAATGGAAAGCTCTATTCCTTTTCTTTTGTTAAAGAAGTTTAATCGATGCGATTGAGACGTTACTTCTGCTTCTACTGAAAAACTTAATGTCTCTAGTAATTCTTTGCGAAGCTCTAACGTAGACACCTCTGAACGGAAGAAGTAACCGCCACTGAATAATCTAGTTACTTGAATCATCTCAGAATGAGAACCAATGAAAGTACTGTGACCTTTATTACTATCACGGAATCCTGCACCTTGAATCGCTTTACCTAGTAAGTTGTCTTCTTCAATAAGGTCTAGTATTTTTAATCCATCTCCGTTTGTTAGCTTTTTACCAACGAAGTGAGATAGGAAGCTAAACTTATCAGCAGAACCAAATAATAACTTCACACATTGGACTACACTGTCATCTTCACCTAGCGGTAACTGATTGATTACTTGAACAATCGTGAACGTCTGTCCTGCAATATCTATATCAGTAAATAATACTTTAGGAGATTTCATGTTTAGAATTACATCTGCTGTAAATAAGCTCAATCCTTCTGATACACGCTCCTCTAGGTGTGGTTTATCTAGTACGTCTCCTTCTGTAATGTATCCCGGAATATCTCCAGCTTCGTTCATTACTAACCACTCTAATGTATTCTCTAGCTCTACAAATGAATTGTAATCAACTCGCATAAAGAATCCAATGCGAAGTTCATCTTCTTCTAGTAATACCTCATCCTTCAAGATATGAGAACGTACTAGATGTGGTTTAGAAAAGAAGTCATTGAAATATGAAATACCGTGTACCTTCTTCGTCTTGTCTTCTAGTAATTCTTTTAATCGTACTAATCCCTCATTTACGGTTGTTTTTGTTGTATGATTTTCGTTTGTCATGTGCTTGCACACCTTTCGATTTCTTTTTCACATTCGTTTTACTGAATGCACCTTTACCTTCTTGCGCCATTACTTGTTTCTCTTGATACACAAATAGTAGGCTTGTAGATTTCCATGTACGCTGGGTACGAATAGACATCTTACCTAGAATACTTGTACCAACTTTAACATAGTATACTTCATCAAGACTGGTTAATGTAGTTACCTTCTTACTACGCTTTGTTTCTAGTTTAATTAGCTCTCTGGTGACTCCTAGATGCTTAGAAAGTAAGTCTTTGGCATATTCTAGCTTTAAAGCCACTTCACGCTCTGTCAGGTTGTCATAAGGCTCTACAAAAGAGGGCTTGTACTTACCCTCTTTCTTCTTTAGAGCATTATTATAGGCTTCTGCGCCGTTGTCATTTAGTCCTGTATTAAACGTTCTAGCGTTAACACCACGCGCTATACTTCTACGAGCGCTATTCTCCTTTCTCACTTAGATGTCCCTCTACTACATTAGGTATAATGTTTGTATACACAACTTTAGTTTCTCCGTAGATGGTTTCGATACTAGCTAATTTAAAAGGCTCCATGAAGTCAACCATATTTATTACGTAGTCAAACATCAAGTCGTAGTAGCAATCTCCGTTAATCCACTCTGCACGGACACCAGAAGGGAAGTCTAAGGTAAGTTCTTCTTTAAATTTACCTTTTACCATGTAAGATGGCATCAGAGCGCTACTTTGGTCTATTGTACTTTCGTGTGAGAATTTAGCATCTATGTCCTTATGCGGTAGTCTATCTCTTTTTACAAGGAAGTTAACAGCATCGTATTTACTGTATGCTACTATGTACTCACCGCCGATACAAAATACCCGAGGCGCTGGACGAGATAAAACAGGAGATTTAGTTAAACCTTCAAACTCTACTTCTGTTTTAGTTAATAGAATACTATCATCTGTAATCTTCTGTTCTGCTGCTGCAATTCTATCTAATAAATCCATAGATACTACTTCTTGATGCACTTTCTTTAGTTGTAACGAGCCTTTACTCGGTCTGCTCTCTACACAATAATTAAGTTCTCCTAACGCTACTAATATTTCTAACGCCTCGTTAATGTCTGCATCATTATTATAATCATATGTAATCGTAATGCTTGTCATTGTTTCTCCTCCCCCTATTTACATTGCTTCCGTACTAGCGATAAGGTATGGTTCGTTTGTACCCATTTGAAGAATAACCCACCAGAAAGGTACACGATAGTACTCTTCCCCATACCAAAATTCTTTAGTGAAATTGTACATCTTCTCATCTAACTCTGGTACATCTTCTTCATGGAATAACATTGTGTCTGTTAAAGGCACTTCACCAACGTAGTCTTCTTCCATATCTTCTCTACTAATTCCTACATCTTCAATATAGAATCGTTTCGCTTGTCTTTCTGAATAAGCGCAAACCCAGTCATAGTCATTCATTTTGAATACACCTAACATTATAATTCCCCCTTAGTTTTTGAAATGGTAATACCTTAAATTCTTCTCAATGTGTAACTTCTTGTTTATGTATATATTGCATAGGAGCGAATTTGATTTCGTTTCTCCTAATCTACCTATAATCATTTTAATCATGTCACCTTTACGAAGACGTTTACTAGCCATAGACTGTACTAGAAGCCCGTTAAGCCCTTTCTCGTTACGACTATCTGCTGTAGATACATTTAACCCAAACTCTTCTAGAGTAGCCACCTGTCTCTTCATAGAACCTAAAAGCTGGTTGACTTCATCCTTCCAGAGTAACGAGTGATACATCGTGTATACGTTCTTCTTAGGAGATTTATAACTTTCCTTATAGATACCAACTACAGGCTCTTCACGGAACTCTGTGTAACTTACAATACCTACATGACCGTGACCATTTCGTTCTAGAATCTCTTCTGTCTTCTCTACATGTTTATCATGTACCAGAACATAAACTCTATCACAAATTGTACTGTAGCTCTTTAGCTGGTTATTTAGTCGCTTCGTACTGTCTCTCTCGGTCTTAATCTCTACACCAATTAACTCATTCTCAGTGAAGATAAGACAATCCGCGATACAGCTACCAATGTCTATTGCTTTTTCAAATAGCACAATTGACTTTGTAGACTTGTCCTTGATGAACACATGCCTTTTATTTAGGATTAACTCCTTAATATCTTGTTCATAAAACTTTTTAGCCATTTAATCACTCCGCGTCCGCTCCGAATAGCGGCTTATCAAATTCTACATTCTTGTATGTAATGTTCTTGTCCCATCCTTCTTTACCTTCCATCATTCGTCTCCACTCGACGTGATTACCTAACCAACTTAAGGCTTGTTTATAACCAGTAGCTCCTCTTACCTTCTGTTGGAACAAGTTCATCGGAACGCTTCCATCTTTTGGTGAAGGTACCGGGATTGGCTCGTCCAAGAAAATTTCATACTCTAGATAATACTCTTCTTTACCGAATAACTTCTTTTTCTCTTTAACTGCTACCGTATAGATATCTGCTGGATAGTTACCTTCCGGTAAGAATACGAATCCTCTGAACGGTACTTCCGCCCAGCATTCCTTACGGTACAACTTCTTCTTTAAAAATCCTAGTAAATCCATTTTGGCTCCCCCTTTAATATCTTATATCTTTATAGTAAACTATCATTTCCTAAAAGTCAACAACTTTATTCTAAACTTTTGTAGTATCTTGATAGCGGATTAGAGCTATCTTCATTGTTACCTGTAAGGTCGAAGAAGTCACTCTGCTCTTGTTGTTCTCTAATAAGAGCTTTTACGATAGATTCTACTGGAATAGATAGGTCTTCAAACCATGTGATAGATGAAAGTCCAATGAATACGCCTGTATTTTCTCCGCGTTCCCATTTTAATTCTCCACCAATACTACGTTGTGTGTCTCTTTCTCTCTCAAAGAATCCATCTTCACGCTTACCTGTTAAAGTTGATATCCCGTTCGGTACGATTGGGGCAATAAATAAAGGTGGTTCCTCTACCCATGACTCTTGCTTCTTAGATGGAATCACGCTATTTGCAATTCTACCTAGTACTGTCTTTGTACTAAATGTGTTAATCTTAGTTGACACTTTTCTAGCTTTCTTTTTCGGTTTAATACCTTGTCCTACTGGATGTGGCTTATGTACATCGTATACAACTGCGTATAAAGCCGCCCCCGGCTCTTTCACCAGTTCGACAATATAAAGTGGCTCTCCATTAACTGTTAAGGCACCGCGTTTGTAATACGTTAAGTGCTTGTTAGATAGCGAGAATATATCTTGTTCATTCTTCACACTTCAACTCTCCTTCCAAAAATTCATATACACTCTCTCGTACTAGTGTATCTTGCCATCCCCATGTTCTAGCTTCATTATGTATGCGTTCTGGTATTCTTCTATATATTCTGACTACCTCTGCTGCATCTGGTTTAAACCCTTTTACCTCGCATGTCGCATCATGTATTACATCTATTGCAGGGTTTGTTATGTATTGGGTTGCGTCTAATTCATGAGACTTAGCTATAGCCGCACAATTTAACGAGCAATAATCTACCTCTTTGAACATCCGTAGTTCTTCTCCGCATTGTGGACAACGCTTTCTTTTTAGAAATTCAAACATATCATAAATCCCACCCATCTTTATACTTGTACATCGTAGTTGCTGTAGTATTTTCGATAACTTTAACCAACTCACACCCAGTCATTTCAAGGATATGCTGTAATTGTTCTGTTGTTGGTTCCCCTTTTACCGATATCGTTTTATTTCTCGACTCATTTACCGCTACCTCTGCATAATCATTACCTACTATGACTTCATATGTACTTTGCACACTACCATTCGTTCTTACTACTTTACTCATATTTCTTTTCCTCCTCTCATATTATAATGTAATACTATCACTCTATTTACTGCTTGTCAACAAGAAAAAGAAGAGGTTATTTCCCCTCTTCTCCGATTTCTTCTAGTAATTCTTGTTTCACTTTCTTCGTGCCTAGTTTAACGATAACAGACCAGTATCCCCATACAACTAGATAAGCAGCTATATTACGAATCACGTAAATACCGATAAATAATACTAGCGCCCATAAGTTAGCAGGTAAATCCCATCTATCGTTCAATAACATTACCAGAAGTGTAGAGGTTCCTAGTTCAACTGCAAACCCTACAGCGATGCAACCTACTGTTTGACCAGTTAATGGTGTTTCACCTTTTGCTTTAATCGCCTTAACCTCTTGAATTAAACCAAGAATGTTTTCGGTGTACTTAATTACAATACTAGCTCCCAGACAAGCTAGAAGTACTAGATAAGTAGTTGATAATGTCACTCCATGTCCTCCTTCATACGTTCAAGAACAGCTTTTCGAATCTCAGCAGTACTAAATATATGAACTGGGGAATCTCGTAACTCATCGTGGTACCCGTAGTGCATGTCAACGTCTTCTGCATCAATTAACTCGTAAGGTTTTGTTTCTACAGAAGTAGTTACTATTTTCGCCCCGCGCCCTCCTGCTATTTTTACTGCTGTTGCTACCTCTTCATCTGTAGGGTATTTCTTTAATGGGATAGTTATAGTAGCATTACCACCTAGTTGAATAACAAGCTCGTGAGTAACCTTAAGTGTTTTATACCATTTCGCTAATACGGGTGCCTCTCCTCTTAACTCTTCTAAAGTCTTTGGCATGATGCTACCGATTTGTGCTTGTTTTACCATTTTACTTCCCCTCCTAATAAAGTAGATTGGTTGTTCAATACCCAGCCTGTTTTAATTTTATCTAAATCGATTTTTAACGTGTACGGCTCTTTACCTTGATACTCGGTTTCAGTAGTTCGTACTTCTTGTAACTTCCCTTTGTAAGCTCCTGTAAGGTCAATTAATTGTCGAATCAGTTCGTGGCTAGGTCTTTCACCGAATTTAAGGGTACTTATTCCACTCGGTAATATTAGTGTTAACTCGTGGGTAGTAGTAACACTTACTCCTACCTTCTCTTCTCTTAACTCTTCTAACGTCGGTGGTATAATACTACCATTACCTAAACCTTCTGCAAACATAGTCATTTATATAATCTCTCCTTCTTTTAACATAATTGGGTAAAATACTGGAGACTTACGCCCTTCTTCTAGGATAATAATCATCTGGGAGCCAAAACTTGAAGACATGTTGTTATCTTTAGAGAAGTCATTTTCTCCTTGCGGGCTACCTACTACCACTTTGTATCGTGCGTAATCCTCTTGTTGGATTAAAGTAGAATGGAAGTGACCCATAATAATTAAATCAATAAGCTTAGTTTTAACATGCTTTCCGATAATGTTATGTAAACCTTTCTTCTCTTTGTCACCATGTACCGCTTTTACTGTTAATCCTGCAATCTCTTGTGTATGTGCGTACATAGATTCACGATTATCTACTACAGTAACATTAGGAAGTTGTCCTAAATCCTCTTGCAGCATGATTAAAGTAGAGAGTAAGATATATGCTGTGCTATCTCCACTGATTACATCATTCTTAGAAGTTTGCATTCTATCATGATTACCAGCAATTTGAGTGTATGTAACGTGTAGATGTTTTGATAGCTTACTTAGAATGTCTACCGTTAATCGTGTAGCAGTTGCAATCTGCTGTGACAAGTGCATCTCTGCATCGAACGCTTGGTTTACATTACGCATGTTGATATGTTCTGTAATATCCCCTAAGTTGTACACGTATAAGTGTTTGATGTCCTGTTCTTTTACTAATCGCAATGTTTCATCCACGATGTTATCCACATAGCTTGTCAACATATCAAAGTTGTATCCACCTGTTGTTTCGTTAATGACATACATCCCCACATGCCAATCACTAAAGCACAGAATAAGGCTCTTGTCGCCCTGCTGTGGCGGTTTTCTCTCCGTGGTAATGTATTTAGCTTTAGGTAGGTCTTTAAGCTCCTCAATCAGCTCTTTTTTAAGGCTCTCGAAGAGTAACTTCATCGCGGTACCGTCACGTTGCATCTTACGGAACTCACGAAGGTTTGCCATGTTATTCTCTTTTTCAGTTATGTATGGTGTTACCATCGGGAATACATCTTTCTCAGTTAACTTAGGCTCACTTTCTTCGTCCTCATCACCACTATTAGCGCGAGGAATGTTGTCTAATGTGATACTCCCTTGTAAAGCTAAGTTATATATATGGTTTAACGTCTCAGTATCGTTGATATGAGTAGAAATCTCTTGTAAATCTTTAAGAGTTACACTTTCGTACCCAATCTCCTTAAATAACTTATTGAAAGCTGATACAGGAACTTGTCCGCGCTCTCGCTTTAAGTATCCGATGATAACCGCAGATGCACCTAAGTATCCCTCTACCGTTCTTGTGTCTTTCTTGTTCGTCAAATTGTCTCCTCCTTTAAATATCACCGCTAAGTAATGTAACCATCGAATTTTTCATCAATTCTGCATAGCTAATTTGTACAAATAGACTTCCTACATTTTCTTTACCTGTAGCTCGTCCACTAACGCCTTTGATGAACTCTCTCGCGTCTACACCTTTAGTACGGACAGAGAACATATCGTTACCTTTAGTAGCTCGTCCTACACATACAACTGTAGGTGCCTCTTGATAACCAACCTCTAGTAATCTATTTGCAATCTCATTTATGTATCTATCTGCAAAGACAACCTTTAACTTACACGGTACATCGTTAATTACGATATCTGCTGTCTTCGTCTGTTCAATTTTATCTTTTATGTATTCTGACATAGCCATCATTTGCCCGGCTATTACGCATTTGTTATCCGTTACTGCTTGTTGTATCGTTCTACCTGCTAATGCAGTAGGCATATACTTACCCATTGCATTGTACATAGCTAGTAAGTATTTCGTTAACTTATCATCATACCATGTCCAAGTACGATATTTATTAGCTACTACCGCTAATTGTTTTGCTTTTCCTGATTCCCAGTCACCTTCGTACTGAATGTACGGGAACATGTTGCTTCTCTGTAGGATATCATACACATCTATAATTGGGTCTTTATCTTCTACCACTCTAGATATAATATGGTCACCCGGTAGTTCTTCACCGTATGTAGCTACATGAATGAAGTTCGTAAACGGGTTGTTTAGTTCAATAGTAAATTCTACTGGTAAGTTCCCACCCATATACGCAATACCTAGTACAATGATGTTGTTGTAGCCTTTGAATCTATTAACATCTCGGAAATCGAGAGTTTTTGTATATTCCACCTCCACATCGATATTGCTGTTCAGAAATAATTCTTCTAGAACCGCTACACCTGTGACTCCTTCAAACGATGGTGGAACAAACACTTTTAAGATTTCTTTCTCCAAACATACTCCTCCTTTCTTCATCATAAGAATATTCTACCAACTAATCTACCAAAAGTCAATAGTTTTATGCATAAAAAAATAGAAGGTTTTTACACCTTCTACTCTTTGTTATTTATTAAGGTTTTGTTGGAGGAGTACCCACATCTAGTAACTCGTCTCCACCTAATCGGAAGTCGTTTACACCTAATGAGAACTCTGTATTAGCGAACTCAATGAATGCAAGTACGATTTCTTTATCCATTTTGTCAGCAGCGATACCTTTAACCTTTTCGAATCCACGACCTTGATAACCGTCACGGAATGTTGGGTGATTACGTCCCACTGTGTATGTAAGTTCTGTACCTTTCGCTACGATAACCGGGCGGTCTAACACTTCTACTAGACTCTTATTATCCGCAGCTAGTTTCATCGGAACAACTAAACGCGCACCGTCTTTGTCAACTACTTTGAATAAGTATTTACCTAACGCTAATGAGATAGTGTCCTCACGAGATGGTAAGTACCCTTCTGAACGAGTTACTGTCGCTAAAAAGTCTCCCGGATTTAATGTTACTGTTGCTTGTTTTAAAACATCTGCTAATTTCTTTGCCATAATTACTTGTCTCCTTTTTTATCTAATGTAATTTGCTCGGTAGCGTGTGCTTTGATACGAGCTTGTTTCGTGATGTTGTTATTCTTCCACGCCATGTGTAAGCTGGAACCCATTAAGAATAATGCAGATAATACGTCATACAATACACTTTGGTCTACCTGTAAACCTAACTCATGACCTAGTAAAGAAGCTACAGCGTTTACTAAAGCTACTAAGAACACAACAAAACGCACAATAGTACCCGGGGAAATTGGCGGTGCCTCCTGCGGTACAAATACTTCATGTTTATCGTGATTTTCCATTTACTATTCACCTCTCCTTAGTTATCAATTATAATATAGCACAAGGTACTGTTTATTCTTCCGATTCAATCACTAGAGTAGAGATACCTAACGAGTAGGTGTAATCTGTATGTGTAATGATTTCTTGAAGATAATCAACTTTCTCCTCTTTGCTAAGATTATCGTATTCTTTCATCGAGAAGGTAACTGTTACTTTTAACTCACCTGACATACTAACCCTCCAATGCTGCTTCTAACTTGAATTTGACAAACTCTTGTACATCTGCTATTTTCTCTCGGATAACTGTTACTGTTACCCCTTGTTTCTGGTACTTCGCTCGTAACGTTTGTTCTATGTATGTATCCTTATGCTCTTGCATTAGTAAGTACAAGATATCTTTCTCCATCTCATCGAAGGATACGCCTTGTAAAACGTACTCTAGTGTCTCATAGTAATCTAACTCTGTATCAGCCACTTCCACACGTTCTAGAAGGTTCGTAACATCAACCTCATTTTTTGTAACGAATACGCGATTTCTATCACGATAGTTACCTTTGATGAAGCTGTTCTTTACTCGTAGTGTGAGCTTATTCTGGACATAGCCCGGAAAGTCTACAGCACCATTAATCTCGTACTCTTTTACAAGTCTTACAAACTGTTCGGAAATATAGCTCCATAACTCTGCACGAGTAGCAGCATCAGATAAGTACCCTTTATACTGGTTATACACGCTCATACGGAGGTTTTTGTATTGTACGAATAGTTTATCTACGTCTCGTGAGAAAACGCCCGTATGAGCGTCTGTGTTCGTTAAAAACCTATTTCCATTTAACATAAGCTCTTTTTCTTTTTCTACGTTTCTAGCCATCTATTTCCTCCTCACTTTTTTCTTGTCGCGTACTTCGTATCCAAAGGAGTTGTCATAGCTCTATCAATGTCCCAACCTTTATTGAGTCTTCTAGCTAACGTGTGGTATGGTAAACCGACCTCATCCGCCCAGTCTTTCATTGACTGCTTTTTACCTTGATGTTCTACTAACTTAACCCCATATTGATTCGATTTCATATCAGTTACAGGCTTAGTTAAGGCATCTTCTTCCGACCACCCTAAATCAAGTCTACCTTGCACAAGAGTATGTTTACCGCCTAGTGATTCCGACCACTCGGTAATTGTCTTGGTAACGCCGTTTAACGTCATCAGTCTGTTATTAGTTCTATTCTTCTGTTGCTCTTCATTACTAATCCATCTACAATTAGAGGGTGTGTAATCTCCGTCTACGTCAATTCTATCTAAGGTTAACCCTTCTTCGTATCCATTGCTAGTAGCCCAGTTATAGAACGTGATAAACCCGTTGTCTTTCGCTAACCATTCATCACAAATTGATATTCCACGACCTCCGTAGCTTTCATACCTATCTCCACTAGGATACTTAACACGACTTATCATACCCCAGTAAACTCTATAAAGTTTAGTGTTGCTTAATCCATGCGTAGTATTAGCCAATAGGTCGCATCCCCTCCAATATGGTCTTGACCCCTATTTTTTTACAGAGAATATCTGAATAGTGAACCGTGTAAGGGACTTTAATGATTTCATTTTCGAAGTAACAAATTGAGGTACCCATCGCCCAGCGGTCATATGCTTTCTCAAACTGGATAATAACTGTCTGTGTGCTATAAGAGTCTTTAATCTCTAATAGGACTTTCTTATCTTGTTTGATAATATTTCGAATCTTCTCACGGATTAAAGCATATGATAGGGGTGTAGAGTTATCATCAGTTACCGTTCTCTCTCTATAACAATCTAGTGTTCCGGAAATAATATCCGTTCTAGTCTCTTTCCATTGTGTCAAACAAATTCCTCCCTCTGATGTATGATAGTAATAGAGAAAAAGGAAAGGGGATTACCCTAACCTTTTAAAATCTCTTCTACTAAGTCGTCTTCGCTTTTCTCCGGTTCCTTATGTAAGTTGATTTCTGGGGTTACCTCTTCTACTTGGTCAATCCAACCAGTAATCGGTAGTGTTGCGTTATTTAATGCTGGGTACGGAGCATCACCATAAGAAGCTACGATTAACTTGTTTAATAGTTCTTGACGAACATAGCAACCTTCGTCTCGTAACCATTCGATAAAGTTATCTTTCTTCATTTTGTGGTGTTCACCTGTAGCATCTGTGTACTCATAACTTTGTCCAGTAGTTCCTAGAATCTTTTCATCTTCCGCCATCTTAGCGATGTTGTATTCGTAGTCGATACCAGTAAGTGATAGTAACGCTGCTTCTGCTTCTTGTAATGGTGGAGATACTTTAGACTTACGAGTTTTAACACCCATAGTATGTCCTAAGTGTTCTGCTGTTGCACCCGAACCTTTTTTAATAGCTGATTTCTTTTTAATCTCTAATCGTAATGTTGCAGCATGCTCCCAAGCTTTACCGCCCGGTACTTTGTACTGTTTGAACATTGGGTTTCCACCGATATCGTCACGTACTTGGTTAATACCTACGAATAAAGATTTAGATTGAGAAATCATTGGTGTCACTTTTGTTACGAACTGTGTAATCGCTTTCGCTCTTGCGCCTACGTTCTGTTCACCGAAGTCTTTGTCCAACTCTACATCAGAAGGAGTTTGTCCAACAGAATCCCAAACGTATACAACTGGTGCATTAGGGTATTTCGCTTTGAAGATTTCTAAAGTCTGTTCGATAGTAGAACCTACTTCTTCAACTGTTAATGCGCGACCTTTACTTAAGTCAGGCTGTTTAACTAGTACTTTAGAAATATCAATACCTAGTGATGCTAGACGTTGCTTATCACTTGTACCCTCTACATCAATCAGTACGCAAATGCAACCTAATCGAGAAGCTACGCGTAATACGTGATGAGTGAAGGTAGATTTACCACCAGATGGTACCCCTGCAACCTCAATCATACGTCCAAAAGGTAATCCCCCACCTAGAATTTTATCGATACGAGGCAAGAATAATGGTAATCTGTCTAATACTTCTGCATAATCAGAATCTTGTAAAAGTACTAATCCCATGCTCTCGTCTGCTAAGATAGATAAATCAATATCTAGTGGAGCTACTGATACTTTATTTTGTTTTTTTGCCATATATTAATAATTCCTCCTATGTACTACTTGTTTGTAACTTTATGTATTATTAAACTTGGTGCGTTCCTTCTACTCCCCGAGCTTTACGTTCGCGTGTACGGTTCGTTAAATGGTACAATGCTTTGTGTAAACCATTCAGAGCCTCTTCATTATCACGACAAGCATACTTCGTTTCTTGGAAGCATTCTAAACGTTTCATAACCATAAGGATTAAATCTTCGTTTGTGACACCGTTTACACCGTGTTCTTTAATTGCCCCTTCTTGGAATCGAATAAGAGCTAATGTATCGCGGTCTTCTGTAGCAACTACTTGGAACTTATGTGGTGCATGATGGACATAATCTGGTTTTGGTTCATCACACCATACTTCTGTATACTCACCATCTAGCAATTCATGTTCTAATTTCATATAATTCGTCATTGTTTACCTCCTATTTTTAATAAAGATAGCCCACCCCGAAGGGTAGGACTTACATCTTATTGAAGCTCTTCCGCAATCATAGCGTCGATATCAGGGAATCCATTATCGTTTGTAGCTACTTTCGTTAAATCAGGTTGCGTTTGTGGCGCTGTTTGTTGTACTGTATTTGCTGGTTGTTGAGCTGGTGGTACTGGAGGTACTGTTGTTGCTGGTGCGCCCACTCCACCATTTTGAGATAAGTCAGTTGATACCCCAATGTCAAACGGGTCTGGCTCATTCATACCAGATGGTAATTGAATATTAGGCTCCGCTTGCGGTTGGTATGCAGGTGGTTGGTACGCTGGTGGCGCTTGGTAACCTGTAGCTGCTTGTTGACCGTAATGCGGTGCTGGCGGTGCTTGGTATGCAGTTTGAGCTGGTGGTGCATATGTATTTTGTGGTGCTTGGTATGTATTAGCTGTTTGTCCGTAAGGGTTCTGTCCTAAAGCTGGAGCTTGTCCATAGGGATTTTGACCTTGTGCCGGAGCTTGTCCATAAGGGTTAGCTTGTTGTCCGTAAGGATTTTGCTGTGGAGCTTGTCCTTGTGGCTGTTGTTGAGCCTGTCCTTGTGGTTTACCTTCTTTAATGCTGATGAATGTTTCTACCCATTGGTATCCATTCTCTAAACGCTCAGTCGGTACCGCATGTGCTGGTAAGTTCTCTAACTGTGTTTCCCAGCCTTGTCCTAATGGCGGTAAGTTTGTTTGGTAAACTGTTACTGGGTATTCCATTTGACCTTTAGCTGGTTTTGAGATTTTAATAGGGTACGCACCATTCGGGTCGATGAATGATAACTCACGTCCACCAGATAAGAACGGGTCTTGTAGATTCTTAAGAATCGTTTTGAACGCTGTTTGTGGCATTTCGAATAATCGAACTACTAGGTTGCCATGCTCATCGCGCTCTTGGTATAATTGTTGCGGGTTCTGTGGATGTGGGAATACACGAACCACGTTAACTAGGTAAAGATTTTTAGGTTTTTGTTGTCCACCGAATGGAGTAGGAATCATTCCTTTATCTGTCCACTCTGCAATCTTGTTATCTAGTAATGAACCTTCGTTTACTTGGCTATCTAAAGTGAAGTTAACATTTAACTCTTTACCTTTAGATGTTTTAGCACTTAGGAAAATCTTACGAGTATGCGCGAAGAACGGGCTTACTAAATCGCCGGATGGTAATAATTGAATCATTAATTCCGTTTGCCCTTTCTCGAAGAACAGGCGTTGGTGTTTTGTTTCCGGGTAAACTACCTTCGGATGGTCACCGCCTCCTTGTTGTTCTAAGTTCTTCTGTTCCTGTGCAATGATATCAGCAAAATTCATATATGTATTTTCCTCCTAATTGTTTTTAATTTATGTATTCTATGTACTTCCCAAAAACTAAGTGACGTTGTTACCTTTCACTTTATTTACCCTCCTCTCTTAACTGGTACTCTATTATAATACCATGTTATGAATAGGGTGTCAACTAATTTTCTGAATTTTCTGAAAATTTATTAGTCAAATCTATCTGCCTCTCCTAGAACCCACTTGAGCGCTAGAATAAAAGCGTTACTTTCCCTGATAAGAAATTTTAGTTACTCTTTATCAAGTTCACCTTCGTTATGTAATTTACGATAGTACCTTGTTCCATCCTGCAATTCACCGATTTTAAGTCTTATATCTAACTCCGACTTCATTTCACTTAGCATCTAGTACAACCTCTCCGTCGATAGTAAATACGTACCAACCATCAACTGTTAATGCCATACTAACTCCCTCGATACCGTTCTCGCTATACCAATAAGGGAAGTATCTTTCTTTAAACTCATATGGAGTTAAATATTCCAGAGCTTCCGATAGTTCGCGGAAAGCGTCTGATTCCGTCAAATGGTTAGATAAATCGTATAGACCCGGAACAGACATTAATATCCCCTCCCTATCTGTGGATTGACTTGTTGTTGAGCATAGTTTAAATAAGCTTGTTCATCTTGCATAAACTTACTACCTGCTCCATGACCGTATGACAGGTCATTCGCTACTTGTTTACCATACGATTGTAGCATGTCTTTACGTTGTTCAAATGCTTTCACAATACGTTGTAAACGACCAATAACATGCGTGTAATGTACGCAAACCTTTTTCTGTTTTAAATACGCTTCTTGTTGCTTTATGTATGCTTCCACTTGGTCTTTCGTTGCTTTCCCACCTTGCGCGGTGATATGTGTTCGTGCTTCTCCATCTAACTTCGACCATACAACTTCTAAGTTTAGTTCCTCCATCTCTTGATAATATCGTAGCTTCTCTAATAAAGAAGACCAGTATATATACTTCGACGGTTGTTCTAACATCTCCTGCTGCAAAATAGACTCGTTAATTTTTAATTCATTACGCATGTCGTATATTAGTTCTTGTCCAGACTCATCTTTTATGCGTAAATTCTGAAAATCTAACGTGTCCACATTTACGTCTATCAAACGGCATTCTCCTCCTTTTAAATAGAATAGAGAAGACAACTATCATCTTCTCTAATTATAATACCACTATTCTGTTAATAATGCAACTATTTTTTTAAAAAGTTCTCTCTTTTTTTACTAGTTTTAAATCGTACTCATATTTAGAGTAATGTTGGAAGAATTCGTTATTGCGTTTGAGGCTGTTAACCATGTCCTTAATGTCATCATATGTACCATTTGCCCACGAGTTGAAGTTAGTACTTACTAAGTGATACTCTTCTTTGTTTGGTACTTTGTAAATGATGTACGTCCCGCTTTTAACTACAATGATATCCCCTACTTGATAATCTGGTTCACTTTTTCGTTCTTCAATAATAATTTTCATTTTAATTTTCCTCCTCTTTTATATACCAATCTTTTTCTACTTTTGTTACTTCTTCCTTATGTATAATATCTTCACACTTCTTACACTTGTACATGGTTGTTTGGATTACTAGATTATCGTCTCCATCTCGAACTGATGCGATAGAAGCGTATTTAGCATCGTAGTCATGCCTACAAAAAATCTTTTTAAAATACTTAATCAATAGATTCCCTCCTCAAAATAATCGTGTTCTAATTGTTTAATAACTTCCATATGGAAGCTAGTAGTTTTAACTAGACTCCAATCGAACTCACTTTTATGACGGTACACATAGAAGAGTCCGTTCCACTTATATTCAAAATCCCCCTCGTAATAAACTCTATTTGTCTCCATTTAAATTCACCCCTTATTTAAATTTAAATACAAGTCTAAAGTTTCCCATTCTTCTCGTGTCATCTTAGGATGTTTTGTTTTAATCCATTCAAAATCTGCGTTCTCGTAAACGCTTTTCATCCATCTTACATCTAATCTATTACCACCATACACACGCCACTCTTTGTATCCGCCTACGTTTGTACTAACTGTTAGAGATGCAGCCGCCATATTACCATTCCTCCTCTATTTTAACCAATCGCTCTCTTTTAACCAACCCCATCTTACATCCGATTGAAACTCTTCAATGCTTACGTATTCGATTAGCTCTATCGGTTCCTCTCCCGGGTCTGGGTCGGGGTCTATAAATTCTACTCCTACATATCCTTCAAATACGTCTACCTCTCTAATCTTACAATGTACAGGGAATAACCCTAACCATGACATACCTAGTACGATTGATGATAGTGTACAATAGCGACCTTTTAAACCTTCACACACTAACTTAAGCTTGTCCGCTTCTTTTTTTAACTTACCTATATTCACTTTACCCATTACCATTCCCCTTTCTCAGCGATTTCATTGAACGTTATGTATCTTCTATCAATCATGTTATCGTTTAGTGGGTCACGGAATCCTACCTCCGCTATAAAAGCTTCTAGGTCATAGTATGTTACACGACACGTAACTACAACCCCCTCACTTCCTTCTTCCCCAGTTAATTCGTGTAAAGGGAACTGAAAAGGTTTGTTCTCTATAGATTTTATAGCTGTTACCAAGTCATCGAAAGCTGCGTCGAACGCATCATTGAATCTCTTAAAATCTTTTTTACTAATCATTACTATTCCCCTCCCGGTAATAAACTTCTTCTGTTTTCATCCACTAGTTTAACAAGGTCGAACCTAGAATGACCGAAGCTATAATCGTGGTCTTCTAATACATAGGTACATCCTTTGTACTCGTATGTTTTACCGTAGTCGTAGTCCGGATTACCCTTACCTGATTCTAAGATAACGTCGTCCATGTCAACTACTTGCCAACTAGGTTTATCAATACCGAATACTTCTACAGCTATACTAAATGGCGGTTCCTCTTTTTCTACTCGTTCTTTAAATGTAACACCTTCTGATTCCAAAAACACATCTTTATCTGATACATAACCTATGTAAGTTCCTTTATAAAACATGTTATAGTTCATTTAAAATCCACCTCCATTTTAGTTATCAACCCTTTCATTCCTTTGTTGTACTCGTCGAATATAAAGTACTTACCATCATCTTTTATACTTTCCAGTGTGTAAAGCCCCTTACCAAACACGTAAACAGTATCGAAATCCGCTTCAAACTTTTCATTAATCTGTAAAATCTTATGCCCGTCTTCATCGTACACCATTGTTAATGGTTGTCCATTGTCCCAATCCCATATCGTGTATACCTTAATCATGTTATCTCCTCCTATTTGTTGTTGCCTGTAAGTAAAGAATACCATCAAAAAAGAGAAGGGTCAACCCCTTCTCCTAAACTTTTTTATTTTTTTATGTCCACATCGCATTTTGGGCAAAATCGGCTTTAGGTATGTAGGCATATCGCTGTGTTGCGGTACCTTCCTCCCCTCCTACATCGTCTGGATGTGAATATAGAACGTAGACAGTCTCGGTAATTTCATCGATATAAGCAACTCGACAAAGCGTATACATCGAGCCTTCTACTTCTATTTCTAGTAAATAGTTTGGTAAATAGCATTCTCTTCCTAACCAATCGTTATCTTCGTAACCTAACTCGTTAATAGTCATATGTATTTTCCTCCTTATAATCTATAAAAATTAATTTGCCAAAATTCTTTGTCTAATAAATGTGGTTCGCCATCGTTATCGATAAAGAACTTGTAATTTTCATCGATTGGATATTCCACTTCGAACTCGTTATTGATAATGTCGATAAATGCCTCTTCGGAAATCCCGCCCCACTCGGTAGATGCTCTGTCAATCTCCGGGTAAAACTTACTCTTTGTAAAGAACTCATCAGACTCTCCAATAAAAATCCATTTTGCTTTTTGCTCCATGTTATTTCTCCCCTTTAACTTTATTTAAAAATTGACCTAATTGAAAGTGTAGTAGTTCAACACTCTCTATATCTAAAGCTACTTGGCGACTATCATACTCACCGTACTCATCGATAGTAACCACAATGTTTGGTTTCTTCATTTTAGGGAACTCCTCTAAAATCAGAGTGTCCCTGTCGTCATATGTGCAAGGGTAGGTACCAAGCCAACCCTTTTCTTCTGGTTTCCCCATTAAAATCTCTCCCTTAAGCTATTTTTTGGTATTGCGGTTTATTTGACTTAATTACTTCTACTAGTTCATCGTACTTCTCTTCTGTAATTGCCTTAGAGTTCTTATAGTTCTTAACGTTCTTTAAGTCTCCGTGGTACTTACAGTAACCTGCTACAGATGCAAATGTATCTAAATCGTCTGGGTTGTAATCTACCATGTCATTGTATGTAACACCAATCTCGACATCAGCCGTGATAGGGAATCTTCTTCTTTCTCCTTCCCAGTCAATCCATAACCAATCGATAGGTAAGTTCTCCATGACTGTTTTACCAATGTGAGCCATTAACTTAATCTCTTCTGGTGGACAGTCGATTACAATACTATCGTGTACTGTTAGTACGATACGAGAGCGTAAGTTCATCTTCTCAATTAGGTTGTTGATGTAGATTAATGAGTTATTCGTTAAGAATGCACCAGAACCCTGTATACGCGTGTTGGTAGCCTGACGTAATGCACCGTTACGTTTCTGCTTATCTTGTGAATACACGTCTCGTAGATTACGAGTGTATCCTTGTAGACACGAGATGCTACCAGCTTTCATTGCAATTTCTTTGTTCTCTTCTATGTACTCTTTCAATCGCGGCTTCCCAGCAAAGAAGTCTTCGAATAGTTTTTCTGCTTCCTCTACAGTCATGTTGTGTTTAGGTGCGAATGAGAATGGAACCTCACCATACGCTAAACCGAACGATACGGCTTTTGCTTTTGTACGTTCATCGTCTGTAACGTCCTCCGGTGGCTTACGGAACGTTAAAGCTGCTGTCTGTCTGTGGATGTCCTCGCCATCGAAGAATGATTTAATCATATCCATATCCATTGCGTCTAAAGCCATTACACGAGACTCTAACGAGCTGTAATCGAGCTGGATTAATGCTCCACCTTCGAATCTTGAAATGAACATGCGCTTGATTGGATGTCTATAGTCGAATCGATATACGTCTCCGGATTTACGAGGCATATTTTGCATGTTCGGATTCGCAGAGGATAAACGACTTGTCTCTGTACCTTCACTGTTGAATGAGCCATGCAGGATATCATTATGGTCTACCATACTTAAGAACTTGTATGTAAAGTTCTGTTTACGAGTCTTAACTAATGAGAACTCTACTAGTAGTTCTGCTAGTTCTTTCATCTCTGGGTAATTTTTCGCTATGAACTTCATATTAGCAGAGTTAGACTTGTAGTGATACCATTCGATTTCCTCTTCTTCTAGATTGTTCTCTACAGCAGAGTCCACGAGATGTTCACGGTTGAATGGGAGCTTGATACCTGTGTACTTGAACATGACTTTTTGTTTGTCATCGGATGAGTTCGGATTAAATCTCCTATCCTCTTCATCTTTATACTTGTCACGTAACTTCGCTATCTCCGTATCACGGAACTTAACAGGTTTCATCTTCTCTTCTAGACCCATACGATATAGCTCTTCTTTTTCTTGTTCTAGCTGCTTAATCTCTGGGAACTTACGCATAAGAGCAATAAGTCTGTTTTCTTCCTTCGTATAAGCTTCTACAAGGCTCTTGATGTATGGAATATCCGTTTTGATACCTGTAGCTTCAATCTTGGCTAGAACGTTCACAAGCTCCGGATAATGCCCTTTATAGAGGTCTTCAATTTTCTTAAGACCTTTCTTCGTGCATCTATCAGCTAACTGGTTGTAGATACGTAAACACACATCAACGTCACCAGAAGCATATGGAGAAAGCATTTCCCACAAAGGAATCCATTCATAGTTGAAGTCTCCGCCATCTATCTCGTTAACAGGAGCTTTTACTTCGTCCCATTTAGGTGTAGGTGGTTTCTCGTACTTCCATTCTTGCGCTTGTCTATCTCGTTGTTGTTTAAGCTCTTCAATTCGGTTTGTTAAGTACTCGGGTCTACCTGCTAAAAACTCTGTAAGAGGTTGTCCATCTTTCTCTAGCTTCTTGATTGTCTTGTTAACAACCTTTAGCTCAGAACGTAACTCCTTGATTGTAGCATTGATATCCGCTTTCATTTCTTTAATCTTGTCACTAGCTTGTTCTCGCTCTGCATCGCATTTTAATTTCCAATCAAGTTTCTCTTGGTCGATACGAGCTTTTTCTTTCGCTTTATAATCTTCTATGTATTGTTTCTTGTAATCTTCTAACGCTTTATCATATCCACCCATATCTGTAAATTCATATGTTAGGTCTGATAATCGTAGTGACCCTTTAACATCCTGATTGACAAGTAAGTAGTACATTGTCTTTGTATCTCGGTTGTTTTTAAATCTGGTCATGTTTCTTGTTAATCGTAGGAATCGCATATCGTACTTAATATTATGCCCTACTTTTATGATATTCTCATCACCGACAAACTCTTCTATGTACTTATAAATCTCTGCTAGATGACCCGGCATCCATCCGAAGTCTTTATGTTCTAGCGGAATAGTAACACCTGTACCTTCCTTCCAAGATAAAGAGATTACTAGTGGCTTGGCACCTATTCGTTCTGGACTTAAAGTGTTTGTCTCTAAATCCCATGCGACTACTGGAGCTTCTTTTACAATCTTTGTAAATATCTCTCGTACACGTTCGATAGTAGTTACATCTTCGTACTTAACTTTCTTAGCTACGAACGCATCTTCACCTTCGTCTACGAATTTCTTGAGTGTACCAAAATCTGCTTCTACTAAATTCTGAATTTTCGGATTTACCAGCATATACTCCATTGAGTACATCGGTAAAACCCAACAAGTATGACTCTCTTCTATCTCGGTAGTAGGTAATTCGAAGTCTGGTGTTATACCTGATTGTCTCAGCCCAGCTATTTCTATTTCTAGCCCTTCAACGGTAGCTGCTGCATCATCTCGTTCTTGTTGAACTTGCGGATAACGTAGTACTAATTCACGATAAGGTTCACGAACACCGACAATACCGTTATCGATATTTTCAAGTTTTCGCATAGCTATTTTTAAATCGTTTTCTAAATCTCTTAAAACCTTTGATAGTCTGTACTCTTCTACAATGTTGTCTGGAGCATCTGCTTTCTTAGTTGTCTTATGTACAATCCTTACTCTTTGCGGAACCCCTCGCATCGTAGAAATAGATGCTTTACCCAAAAGAGCTTTACAACCTAGATTACCAGAAGGAATGATAATGTCCGGTCTTTCTTTTACGATACGCGCTCTAAATTCTTCATGCAATGGGTTCGCGTCTTTCTGGGCGGGCTGTTTATACTTAACGGCTCGTCCACTCTTATCCCTACCAATAACTTGCGGTACTTCGTAGTAGGCGTAATCAATGTAAAAATCTTTGTTTGTTAGTCCTAACCCATCTGTAATAAGATTTTTTAATAACTTACCGCCTCTAGTAGAGAGAAACACATTTTTAAGACTTCCATCTTCCATCTTCTTCATGTGATTTTCTCTTAGGTATTCCTGTGCGAATAATATCTTCAACCTATCTCCTCCTTCTCTTTCTATTATATCATAAAGTCTGATAGTAAACAAGAAAAAGAGACTCGAACGAGTCCCCTTTTTAATGTGAATCCATGTATTTGTCAATAGCTACTTCTAGCTCTGTTAAGATGTAATGACGAGCATAAGCAATAGGTTGATTATACGTATCTGCTAGATTCTGAATAATAACTTCATCTATATGCGGATACTCGTCGTCCATCATAGACCATTCTATCGCTGCTGCAACGTGTCGCTTAAACTCTTTTTCTAGTTCCCATCTATTCTGTTTCATTATTTAACTTGGATTAACGGGTTAGCTTCACCAGTAACTTGTGGGAGCTTACCGTCCCATTTATCAATTTTCTTAGACTCAAGAAGTTCTGGAGTTAAAGATTCTTTAACGATACGGTTTGCTTCTGCTTTACCACGAGCTTCTTCGATAGCTTTCTCAGCAGTAATTGTAGCTTGTTTCTTTTCGATTTCCGCTTTCTCTAAGTTCTGTTGAGCATCTACTACGCCTTGAATCGCTTTAGCTGTGTTTGCATCTGGTTTAGGTGCCTCTAATGTTACAGAGTCCACTAAGAATCCTGTGTTAGTTACCATTGATTTAAACTCTTTTTCAATCTTAGCGTTGATGTCGCCTTGATGCTGGAACACCTCTAGTACTGAATAGTTAGAGAATACATTTAATGTAGCTTTCTTAATACGAGTTTGTAACCAACCATTCTCTGTTACGTCCGGAGCTTGTCCTTTAAATTTGTTGTAGATTGCTGGTAACTTATCCACATCGTTTGCATAGTCATAAGATAAGCTAACTGTTAATGGTTTACCATCTTTCGTTTGTACATTGAACTTGTCCACATTTACTGTTGCTGTAGAAATCGGGTATGCAGTTACTCGTTTCCACGGTGCAACCCAATGCCAACCTTGACCTAATGTTTCTTTCTCAATACCATATCCACGGTTGTAAACTACGCCTACATGCCCTTGTTCAATACTTGTAACGCTCATTGCAGTAAAGATACCGCCACCTAAAATCATTGCTCCTAATACTGATGCTCCTACTACCTTTTTCATGTTCCATTTGCTTTTTGATAAATTCATATTATTTTCCTCCTAATTTTTAAATAGATTAATAAATTTTTCTACTAAACCGCCAATGTATTCAAAAATACCTTTCTTACCTGCTAATACCCAAAGACCAGTCAACAAGATTAATAACATTATAATTCCTACTAATAGAGAGTACATTATTCTCCCTCCTCTAAATATACCGTTTATTTGTTAATAAATCAGCGATAGCATTGTTGATATAGTTTTGCACATACTTGTCTATCCCACCGAACTGATGGATTTTATCATCTAAATACTTATTTACTTTTTCTTCTAGAAGAGCCGTTAGCGCATCTTTATCGATTTTTATTTCTTTTTCTAATCGTTTCGCAATATTTTTCGTGATTTCTGATTGCGTATAGCTCCAATACCCACCATTCTTTAAGTCATTAATTCTAGCTGTCGCAACTCTTTGTATTTCATATGCTAGAGCTTTATCGATTTCTTCTCTAGAAATTTGTTTCGCTTGCGAAATCAGCGCATCCTTAATGCTCTTTTCAAATAACTCGTTATCTTCTAAAGTTAAATTAATACTTACTTTTTTCATTATTCTCCCTCCTCTAAATCCTTTTCTGTAACTTCTAGTGTTTCTACTTTCTTAATTTTAGAATCCCACTCGATAAAACCATCTAGGTTATACATCTCATGTTCGATGGACTCTAATGCAGATTCACCGTATGTATCTCGTGTATCGAATACAACCGACATTACGAATATTTCTTTTTTAATCGCCACTTATTTCCCCTCCTTTGCAAAGTAAGCTTCGTATTCATCTGTAGTAGCGTTTGTGTAGTTGATTCTTAACTCATCATCCCACTCAAACTCTTCTGATGATTCGATTTTACCTACATGACTTGATGTGTCTATTTGCGTGTCTACGGCATATTTAATTTCGTTACCAATTTCTTCTTCTGTATAATTATCGTAGTCGCCATATAAATCCACAACATACATGGTAATCTTATGTACTTTAGCCAATTGAATCCCTCCACCCTAATGAGTATGAACCTACATTGTAATTTTCTTGACACCAATCCTTAATAGACTCTAGTTTTTCTATTAAATCCGCTTTACTTAAGTCTTCGTTTTCAAGAAATTCTTCTATGTTTTTAGCTATATCTTCATAACCCTCAACCATATCTCTAGCATAACTACTCATTTTACATCATGCCTTTCTACTCTGTGACTATAAGGGAAACCTTCTTCTTTGCAGATGTTATCTTTAGATTCCATCATACTGATTGCGTCTCCTTTATGCCTATGTACTCCTACTACTTTGTCATTACCAAACGGGTTCTCAATGATAGTTAGAAACACTTCATCTTCGGTAATCTCTCTTTCGAATACCGCTTTTCCAGCTTCTATTGATATGAATCTCCAACCTTCTTTACCGTATTCGTTTAATGCCTCTTCTCCGTTTCTAAATAGCGTAAGACTTGCTGGTACTAGTTTGTACTCATACCGTTTCATTTTTGCACCTCCTTGTTTTTGTGTTGTTATCTTATGTCTTTATATTACACTCTACTATTCTAAAAGTCAACAATAAAAATAAAAAAAGAAGAGATTTTTTATTTCTCTTCTTTCGGTGGTAGTTCGATAGACTTTAATCGCGATAATAGTTCGAATTTAGGGACTCTCTTAGCGTGTCTATCAACGTATCTATGGTTAAGGTTATCCCAACACTTCTTATACGGTAAATCGTGCAGGAAGAGCTTGTAGAGCTTCCCAAACTTAACGACATCACCATCCGTTATTGCTTCTTCGATAACATCTTCTATCGTTTTGATAACCTCCTCCATTTCACCTTTCGTGTAACCTCCTCTAATCGCTACACGTCTAGCAATCTCTTCCCGGTTTACTAACTTATCCATTAGCAACCCTCCATGAGCGACACATGGTTTGTATACTTAAACTTCTTATTATCTTTCTCTATTAATTCATCTACTTTCTTTTTATCTTTCTCATCGTCACACACTAACCAGATATTCATCTTCCATGTTGATAGTGGGTCTTGAAGATGACAGAAGCATTCGTACTTGTATTCCGGCTTCATGTAGTACTTACCGTTACGAAGTCTATAGTACTTCTTATGACGTGCTTGAATCTCCTCTTTCGCTAATGCAGGAAATGATACACGAACCTTATCTACATGGTAACGTAATGGATATAAAGAGAATAGGTAGTCGTATACATTTATATCTGGTAATACAATTGGTACATCGATTACAACGCTAGTAGCCATTGATGATAGCTGCACATTCTTTACGTCTTCTAATGTATGCTCCTTTTGGCAAGCGTAAATGATTTCTGATTGTGGTACTTGCGCTAGAGAAGTAATAACAGGTACAGGCGCTCTACCTGCGCTATAGTATTGTACGAATCCACCGTGTTTAAAAATCTTATCTTGTAATGTGTCATTTCCGTACTTCTGTTTAAATACGAGATACTTATTGTCATCGCGTACTGGGAATAGTTCTGATTGGCTTTCTAGTTTTCCCATAGCAGCTTCTAACTCTTCTTCGTTTAATCGTGTGACTTTAATTGCGTCTCCCTCGGCTTGTACTGTTGTTAAGTTTACATTTTTAGAGCGGTCAGTATTGTAAACATTCAAAATTCTTTTTCTAGACATTTATTTAACTCCTTATATTTTATTTCCTCTATCTTAATTATACCATAAACAAAAAAGTAGAGGCTAAATGCTCCTCTACTTAGTGTGGTTTTATATTAATCGAAAAAGCTCTCGCTCTTTGTATCGATAAGATAGTTTACGAATAGTTTCTTAGCTTTCTTTGTTGCAGCTATGAGATTAGCTATTGTTAGGTCACCTACACCTACCGAATCTACTTTAGCTGTGTTAATATCGATGTTAATTTTAAACTCGGCTCCAGCATCATCACAGTAACATTGGAATATATCTCCGATTACTATTGTTTTAATTTCCATTTCTGCATATCCTCCTCTGTCATCTCACTTAAACTAGGTCGTACACCAGATACACTCTTAAGGTTAGAGGCATCATCTGGTAGGATTTCGACATGCCACGGACGTTTAATCGGTTTATTTAAGTTAAGGATGAACTTCTTAATAGCTAGTAACTCACGTAGATTTCGTCTACTACCATACATATAGATTAAGGCTCCGGGATGAATTACTTCTAGAGCTTTATCTAAATCTATATCTTCGTCGCGTTGCTCTAACATGAAAACTAAAACTTTAAGTCTGTCATCATAGCACATTTCGTCTACCTCAGTTAAGATGTGGTAATACGTCTCATATACTCCGTTTTGTAGGTCTTCTCTGATTGATGATGGGCAATCTAATTCATTCGGAGTAGCTTCATTAAACCGCTCTTCACTGTCCGGACAGCATTGGTCAAACATGTTCCAAACGCAGTACTTGTTATTGCATTCCATCTACTTTCCCCCTCGTAAGTAAAGTAAACCCCCGCAGGTCTACATTTATATTCGAATTTCGTTATCATTTCTTTCGTGATTCTCTTGTAATCTTTCTTTTTAAACTGGAAAGTTACTTTACCTTTATTCTCATATACCTTTATGTATTTAACATCAAACTCTCTCATAGCTATATCAACTATGCGATACAACGTGTACATATTAACTACGCAACTTCTCTGCTAGTTCATCTAGCTCTTCTGGATTGAATTTGATAGAGCGTCCTAGTTCTTCACCAATAAAGTCTTCTTGCTTTGCTACTTCTAGTAATAATACAGTGGGTACAGAAGCTAATTCGTAATGTGCTGCAAACTCTGGGTGTACTGTAACATCTACAGATTCATGTGGTACATTTAATTCTTCTTTTAAATAATTACTTACCATTGCACAAGGAGCGCAACCCGGTTGTTCAAATTTAACTAATTTCTTCATCTTCATTCTCCTTTAATTTTACAGATACTTCAATATAGTCTAACGAGAAGTCGGGGTACAACGTTACATTTATTGTATTACCGTCTCTCGTGTAGTCGTACTTCGGATTCTCCCCATAAACATCTTTGAAGAAATCGAAATATAACTTTAGGTACATCTTAGTGTTATGGTCTTCTCGTTCTTCTGGTGTCATTTCCTCGAACGGTTCCAATTTCTCTAGAATCGTTTGAGCCATACTAGCTCCTAGTGACTGGATATACGCTTCGTCTAATACACTGTCTCGCATTAAATCTTACCTTCTGCTTGTAATTTGAGAAATAGCTCTTTACGTTTTTCTTGCTCTCGTTGTTCTTGAATCGCTCTCCAGTTACGTTCTAAGTAATTTACTCCTGTTCCCCACTTTAAATGACTAAGTAGGTACCAGTCTTCTTCACCTGTTCTTTTCTTGTGTAAATCAAACTCATAATGAGCTTTCTCCCACTCCGATGTGATACTGTCCTTGTATCTTTTCGCTATGATTTCTAGAACGTTTTCGTCACACCCTAGAAGTCGAATGATTTCATCGTCATGCGCGTTTAGTAGCATTACTGTAGGGGCTTTGAATACACCTAACTTAACAATCACATCATTAGTTAAGTCATGCTTAACTTCTTTAAAAAGCACATCTTGTCTATCTAAATAGCCTCTAATAGAATTTACTTCTTCTGTCTCTGTATCGACAAATAATAAAACATTATGTTTCATATAAAAGCTCCTCCACCATCCATTTAAAGTATTTTTGTTCAGAAACTTTGGGGAATCCCTCGAACTTAAACTTATGCACTTTATTCTTCACACTTAGGTAGTCACCTAGATAGTCTACAGCCCCGCAAAATAACTCGTACTCACTTCTACCACTACCGAATACTACAATCTCTTTCCCTTCTAGGTGTTTGATTACGTACTCGAAAGCATGCAAGTAAGCAGGATAGTTAGGTTCTTTCTGGTATGTAGGGAAATAAGTTGGAACCCCGATGAAAAGTACGTCACTGTCGGAAAACGCTCGTTCTACTTCTACTGGAACCGTTTTGTTATCCACTTCAAATATGTACTCGAAATAACTCTCATCTAAGAGTTCGAGAATACCTGTGGTATTCCCCTTCCTAGAATATACAAACATGGTCGCTTTCTTTTTAGAGGTCAAAGTCGTCCCCATCCTCGTGTTTGTAGTTAATTGCATTTCCTTGTAAGAAGTCTGATTTAGGAGCGATTTCTCCAGAACCTTTAGACTTACTACCATACGTGATTATCCATTTAGACTTAAGCTCTGTATTGCTAGGGAACGGCTCTTTTAATCCCGCGTTACGGCAAATTAAGTTAGCTAGGTACTCAGCGTAGTCATGGTACTCTGCAACTGATAATGTATCGATATCTTGATACAACCAAGCTGTCCACTCTTTCTCTAGCTCTACTGCTTTACGAATGTAGTTCATAGCCCAATCCATTAACTCAGGGTTGTTTAAATGCGGATTCTCTGTCACTAACACTTTAATGATTAATCCGAAGATTTCAGAGTGTTGGTTCTCATCTGCTTTGATTAAGTTAATTAGATTGTTGGACTCAATCATCTTGTTATCACGAGCTAATGAGTGGAAGTATACGAATCCACCAGAGAAAAATTCACCTTCTAGAATCTGGTAAGCTACTAAGCCTTTAAATAGGATTGTAATTTCATCCTCTGTAAATGTGATTGTACCGCCTTGCACTAGTTTACCTCGTAGCATGTCTACCATTTCTTCTAACTCTTTTAAGATGAAGTCATTACGCTTTGCTAGTAACGGCAACTCACGTACTTTAGCAAACTCTTTCTGCTTCTCTTCAAAACCGATTACAGTCGATGTCATGTGTTCGTATGACACGTTATGCATCGTTTCGAACGAGGCGATAATTGTTAATAGTGTTCGTAATGCTGGGTCTGATGTAGACATGAATAGCATCGTTACAATATCACTAGCCATTGAATCTAACCAGTTTAATGCTCCTGATACACGTTCATATGCTACTCGTTCTGCTGGTGTTAATTCTTGTTTGTATTGTTCGATGTCTTTACCCATTCGAACTTCTTCTGGAACCCAGTACTCCGCGAATAGAGCTTTCTGGTAGTCTAGCCATGTATCTACTAGTTGGTCATCCCAGTTACGAATCCCACTAGCCACGCCACCGAATAACTTAGTAGCGCGGTTAGGATGCATCGCATTATAGATGCGGAATGGTTTTTCTGTTGTTACTTTATTGAACATATATAGCTTGTCTCCTTTTTAATTATTTTCTTGGTAACTACGCTTGTCCTCTTCATCTGTTACACGAACAAAGTCTACCGACTCTGAATAGTAACCGTTTGACTCACCTAACCAGCGTAGTGTTACTGTGCCTTTAATTGTTGCGATTTTATAGAACGTCCAAGTAGATGTACCATAATCAGAATCGTTACCTGACTCTGATACCGCTTCCGCCATTAAAATCGGACTATTTAATAAATCGTCTAAATCCCCGTCAATATCTTCGATGTAAACAGACTCACAGCAGTCTTGTTGATGATACATTACATAAATCTCTCCGTCTGTATCGTAGAATACTAGCTCGTCCGACCTTTCGTTTTTAATACGTGTAAACGTTTTACCTACTAACTCTTCAAATTCAAAATCTTCATTGTTCCATGAATACATACTATTCCTCCTCAGTTTGTTTTAAAATAAACCCTCTTCTTCTACCTCTACTAAAATAGCTACCATCTTTTTGTAGCCTTTGTCTTTACTTGTTTCTCCGTAGTTAAGCTTGTCCTGCCCTTGATATCGACGAATCTTAACGCCATTAGACCAGACATTAAGGAAACCTACAACATCCATATGGTCAGAAACTTCTAATTCCTCTATAACAGCTTTCACATCATCTCGGTTATGTATCATTAGCTTGTCTCCTCTACTAAGAAGTTCTCATGAAGTAGCGTTTTAACTGTCATACCATTTTTACTATCTACAAATTCTCCGCGAACATAGCAATCTACGTATGGCGCTCCTCTGTAGTGTCCATCTAAATCCCATTCGAAATAAAGAACGTCGTCTTCCTGCACATCTTTGAAACCTTTGGCACTAGTTTTCTTTAAAACTTCTACTACAATAAACTTACCTGTCAACTTTACTTTCTCTTCCAACCATTTTCCTCCTTATAAATAAAAATAGTGTAAGATATTACTATAAAGGACTCACTCTCACAAGTAATACTATACACTATTCTGTATTTTTTGTCAATTATTTTTCTACTCTTTTAAACTCTATTTCTTCATATTTTTGCACCTTGTCGTACAATGCGTCGTAGTCTTCATCGTAACCTGTAACATCGTGTAGAACTGTTACATCATGTCCGATATGCCTATACATTAAAAAATCTCCCGCGTATTTAGATACGTACTCTTGGGTGTACCCTGCCATCTCAAGTCTCTTTTGGCAAGTGTGACAAGCAACGGTATAGTATGTAGCCATTACCTCTCCCTCCGTTTTAGATACTCTTCTTCGGTAATCCAACGGTCATTTTCCCAACCACAATGATGATATGTATTCCAGTATCTTTGAACATAATAAGCACGTTCTAGCCACCGATATTCACCATCAATACATTTAGGGAAGAGTAGGAATCTACTCTTTACCCTTTCGTCAAGACCTTTTGGTTCTTCGCGTTCGAGCCATCTCATAAGCTTAACCTGCACACATAATGCAATCTTCTGGTTTCTCTCTATCCTCTGTATGAGTATAGTAGATTGTTTTTAAGCCTTTATCCCATGCAGCCATATCTAGTCGTAATAACTCTGAACCTTTTATGTTCGATGATACATGCATGTTATGTGAAATCGCTTGGTCAACATATTTCTGTGCTTCTGCTACGTGATTGATAGACCACATCTCATCCATCTCGAAACCAGATTTATAGAACCATTTTGTTTTGTTGTTGTAGTTAGGCGGAACAATTAGAACGTTCATACCAGATTTATTTTCTGTGTACGCTACATCGTATAACGCATCCATAGATGGTGAACCATTCATGATGATACTGTTAGATGCTGTCGGAGCAACTGCACCATTGTACCCGTTTCGCATGCCTAGCGCAGCCATAGAGCGTAGTTCTTCCCATTCAGACCCAACTAGACCCCTCTTATCGAAGAACTCTCCTGTCGCCCAATCAGAGCCTTCATACAGTGGGTAAGAACCTTTTTCTAAAGCTAACTTATGAGAAGCTTTAATTTGTGCTTTTAAGTAACGTTTAAATTCTTCTCCTACGAACTCAGTAGCTTCATTCGATTCCCATTTGATTCCTTTATCAGCCATCAGTGTTGCCATACCTAAGTATCCTGCACCTACAGCTCGATATAAGTCGTTGGTTTGTTTTGCTTGATGAACAGATAATCGTCCCATCGATATTACGTTATCTAGCATACGGAACTGAATATCTACTACTTCTTGGTATGTCTCATCATCTAGGTCATGTGTATTGTGACCAACTAGAGAACTTAAGTTACAAGTTACTAACCCTTCACCTTTAAGTTTTAGTACAACATAGCCATTCTCGTCTAGACCATTTTCGATGATTTCATCGTATTCCATATTCTGGATAATTTCTGTACATAAGTTTGATGCAAACGGCATACCAACATGCCCATTTGGATTCTGACGTGCTGATGTATCACTCCAGTACATGTAAGGCGTACCGCCTGTTTTACGACTAATGAAGATAGATTTATAGATATCAGTAGCTTTTACTACTTCTTTAATCTCTAAGTCTAGTTCTTCTGCTTTGCGGTACCAGTATGTAAATGCATGGTCTTTCTCGTTAGGCTCTTCACCATCTTTTAGACGTTTCTTATCGTATTGCATATTTAAATCTACGCCTAGTTTTTTCTTAACCTCTGTTGGGTCAAAGATAGTGAATAGTTCCTTGTTATGTAATCGTCTCATAAACTCATCCGGGATAGTTACGGCTGTTGTAATAGAATGAGCGCGCTTCTCTTGTGAACCTGTTTTTAATCGTAGTTCTAAGAAGTCTTTAATGTCTGCATGCCATACAGGTAAGTAAACGGAAATACCAGCTTTACGTGTTCCTGTTTGGTCTACATACTCTGCTAATACAGATAGTAATCGTGCTGGGTGGATAACACCGTTGTTCTGTACTTTCACTCCACGGATGCGAGAACCACGGGCGCGTAAGAATCCAGCGAAGATACCAATACCAGAACCATTTTTCGAGAATAAAGCTACTTGTTTTGCTACATCGAAGATACTATCAATCGTGTCATCCATTGTTAAGATATGACAAGAAGATAACGAGCCATGTGGCGCACCTGCATTTTTAAGTGTTGGTGTTGCTAATCCGATATAGTGATTGAATAAAGCCCAGTATGCTTTCTTAACATACTCCATACGGTTCTTTCTCTTCTCAATACTCATTAAGTATAAAGCTACTGTAAGGAATCGCTCTTGGGGAAGCTCCATTACTAGTCCTTTATCATTCTTAGCTAAGTATGTTTTTGTTAGAGTTTGAAGTCCGCTATAACTAAATTTACGGTCACTATCTTTGTTGATTAGCTTACCTGCTTCTTGCAGCTCTTCTCGTGTGTAAACATCTAGTAGAATTTCTGAATACTTTCCACGTTCTACCATTGCCGTTACGTGTGAAGCGTAGTCTCCATATCCTTCTTTGTAATCGAACCCACGTAGTTTACTAGCTTGTTTGTATAGCTGTCGTAAGTATACCGCAGATGCAAAGTTAGCTAATGGTAGGTTCGATAATTTAATACGAGATTGTGTTTCTCGAATTAAGAATGTAAATAGCTTGTCCGCTTCTACTTCTTTCTTCGCTTCTACCATACTGATTACGGCATTCTTAATTTCTTCAATATCCGATGGTTCAATTGCTTCTTTATTGTTTGTTTCTTCTAAGATGCTGTCTACAAAGTAATTAAACCGTTCTCGAACGAATCTAATTTCCTGTGTGTAGGTGCCTCTATCTTTTGTAATTAATGTCATGCTTTTAAATCCCCTCTTCCCTCATGTGTTAAATGTATACAAGTTATAATATATCAAAACTTTATGTATTTTTATGATTATTGTGGATTTTGAATATCCCACGGGAACTCGTGATAGGTTTCCCATAAGAAAGTTAAGTCTAGTGACTTGAAACCATCCATCGTAGTTAGTAGTGTATCGAAGTAATTTTCCTCTTCACGGATATCCAAGAAACTAACAGTTTGTCTTGATACAGGGAAGTGCTTGTTTAACTTATCGTATACCTCATCACTATATGGAAGTAAGATATAACTGATTTCACGGTTCTTCGAAAAGATTAATAGAGGTGATACACCATGTACTTTTAATCTACGAGAGTCCATGCAAACTTGTTGCCACCACTCTTTAATCTGACCGATGTTTTTGAACAGGTGCGATAAATCGAATCCTTCCCGTTTCTTGCACTCTACTACGAACGGGAACTTCATACCTAGTGGCGGAATAATATCTCCAGCTACACGTTGGTCGCTACCCCAGTGCAATCCACCAGAAGCAGGTACGCGTGAGAATTTACCTCCCCACATCTCAGAAAGCTCTTTCGCAATCTTATTTTCGTACCCAGCTCCTTTTGTTTTACTCATTTTTCCCAATACGCTTCACTCCTTTACAGATAATTCTATACTCCTTATGAAGAAAGAGCAGAGAATTATTTCTCCTCTGCTTCTCCTTGTAACGTTTTAATGTCGTACTCTGTTATTAGCCAGTTGTACAATGTTTGCGGGTCAATGTTTAGACTAGCTGTTTCGATGTCTCCGGAAATATCGTTCGTAACTTCTATGTATGTAGAGCCATCTTTGTTTTTCTCGATGTAACCGTAATCCTCTGGGAAATGATTACAATGTAGTTTCATCAACTTCCTCCTTTTTAGTTGTGTGAGCTTCCATCATCTCTTTTACTTTTTTATCGTGAGATTCTGCGGCTTCGTCATACATTTCTGCTGTAGCACCTAGTTTTTCTAGTACAGACTTTTGAAGTTGCACTTCTCGCATTACGTGAGTTAACTTTTCGTCAATTTCTTGCATAATTTGAGTGAATGATAGTCGAGCTAGAATAGTAGCGTCAGAGATTGTAGCGCTTCGTTGTGCTAGTTCGTTAATTTGCTCTGCATGCTCTTCGCTCTTGACTTGTCCTGTTAATAGATACTCCATGTACACTTGCATATCCTCAATAGGTAATGCTCCTTGTGTCATGATGCGATATACCAGCGTCTGTAAATTTTCAATCTCTTCTTGTAATTCTTTCTTTGTTTTCGTTGCCATATGTATTTAGTCTCCTTTTATTTTAAATAAATCGTCTTCATGTGCATTGAAGTCGTCATATATGTTTTTTTGTATTTCCTCCGGTAACTTTTCTACGATAGCTCGTAGTCTAGCGTCCGTCATCGCTTGTGATGTATCTATATGTACAATTAAATCATCCATCGCATCAATGAGAGCATTACCTACATCTTTCAAGTCTACTATCTCGTCTGTAGCATCTTCTTGAAGACGAAGAATCATCTCCCCATCATGATTTAATTTAGCTGTAATAATTTGTTCTATGTACTCTGTAACTTTACTTTGCATAACATCTCCCCTTTACGGCATGTTAACAATAATCCACAGTACGAGCCACAAGATACCTATTACGATATTTAAGAGTATATATAGAACTCCTATGAATATAGCCAGTGATACAGCTAATACAGGTACGAATGAGAATCCGTATATCATTCCTAATTTCTTAGATTGACCGTAATCCCATTCTCCTGTCCATTCGCTATAGTTATCTTTCTTGTATGAGTAGTACATCCTTATCGAAATTATAACGTAAACTATAATTCCAAGTGTAATCATTACTTACTACCCGTACTTCCGTATGCACCTTCACCGCGTTCTGTCTCTGGTAGCTCGTCCACTACATTATATTTAGCTTGGATTCTGTTTTGGTAATGAATCTGCGCTACACGTTCGCCTTTTTCGATGTAGATAGTTCCACGAGGTACCAAGTCTACGAATAAGCGTTGTTGTGCAGATGGTTGTGGTGCTTTCTGGTCTAACCATGTATCGTTTTCTCTAATTGATAGTTGTTGCCCTGCATCAATCTTTTTACGGATAGCTGTCAGTCTACTAATAGCGAACTCACCAGCATCTTTACGTTTCTTCCAAGCTAGTGCCTCTTTATTGAAATCTTCCATCGTTTTAGGTTTATCATAACCTAATGTGAAGGAATCTTTTTCATAGAACTCACGAGCGTTTTCTAATACCTCTTTCGGTACTGCCGATAAAGGAATGCGCTTACCTTTTGCATCGAAAACAAAGTCTACTACAGAAGAATCTACAAATGTATTACGTAATAGGATACCTAAGTACCCTCGATATGTACCTTCGATAATGCCTGTACAATTCGATAGAATGATAGGCGTATGATATGCAGAACCACTTCGTGTATTAGCTTTCATCCCGTATTGGTCACTGAATGCTGTTTTAAGCCCTGTAGGAACTAGCACAGATGCAAATGTACTCGGTGGAACCAATCGCCCTTCTGCTGCTCTAATATCGTCACAGAAGTCGTTACCGTGTGCATTCTCTGGTAAATACCCATCACCAATAACAATATCTACTTTAAGTTGTTCTGGATAAGGATGAATCTCTACCTTTTCTTCTGACGCTTGCAATGAATCTGTCATTATGTATTTTCCTCCTCTTTCTCTTTTCTACATCTATTAATATACCATTAACTTTACTACATGTCAACACTATAAATGTAACATTCTAAAAATAGTTTCCCCTTCTGTGTCAGCAAGTATAGCATTGTTAATTCGATTCCATGCCTCTTCATGACCGATATCATTTGCATCTCTATCGTCTTCACTATACACATAGTAGACAGCTCTATCCGGTTCGAAACTATGAATCTTATGCGCTACCTTTATAGATTCCATCCAACCATCTCTATCTAAGTAAATGTAGATAGGTTGTTTCTTTTTCTGTGTTGCTTCCAGTATTGTCTTAATCTGCTGATTTGATACTTGTTTACCGTACGTTACAACCGCGCAGTCGTTTATTGTGGTCATATTAAAGAATCCTTCCACGATGACAATCTTATCTTCTTTCCATGCGTTGTTAAGATTCATCACTACTGTCGATTTTGAGTACTCTGTCGGCTTCGCTGGAGCGTTCAAACTCTTTATGAATGGTTTAGGGTCTATCGACCTCGTATTCCAGTATATCGCCTTTCTATGCGGGTCAAACGCAAAGAACACTAGATGATTGATTAATCGTAGTTCTTTATCATCTGACAATCTAGCTATTCCATCTACAACGTAGGAGATATTGTGCTGTTTAATCTGTTCTAACGTAATACCGCGACTGTTTAAGTAAGCGAAGAAAGGGAACGCTTCCGGATTATTAAAGTTCTCTATGAGTGACTTACAGTTAGAAGGTGGATAAGGGCAAGTATATTTCACCTTTACCTCATCCTCCGGAACGTCCCCTTGATTCATGATGTACATGTATAGCTGCTCTTCTTCCGTTAAATGCGCTCCATACTTTTGATGTGATAAGGATTGACGATTATATTCCCCAACCTCGTAGTCATATGTTTCGAGTATGTCTTTCGCTTCCGGGAATGTAACTTGGAAATGCTTCATTACGAATGATACTGGGTTACCTTTCTCTCCGCACACTTTACATTGCCATAAACCTGTTTCATCATGTACATAAAACTTATACTTTGTATTACCGCAAAACTGACAATTAAATCTTGTCTCTCCGCCGGATGCTGGTTTATTGTCCCCTAGCTCCTGATAAAGTAAATCTAGAAACATTTAAATCCCTCACTCTTCTAATCGTCTGTATAGGTTAAGTAGAGTGTAAACCTCTCCTAATAGTTCAAGTTGGTATAATTCCGTTTCTGTTGCATATTTATAAATTAGTTCATCCGTAAACTTTGGAAACCCTAAGTTCACATCAATATCGAAGTCAGTATTCTTTCCCTCTTCAAATATGTATTTTTTAACTAAGTGCTGCTTAATGGACTCAATCGTTTCCAGTACACGACAGATACCAACCTTCGGGTCTGTTAATAGTACTTTATCTTCGCTTACCTCGATTAAGTTATTCTCTTCCGCCCACTTTACAATCTTCGTGTTACGGTTATGTACTGTCTTGTTATACGGAACACCTTTCTTCAATGGAAGCGCTTTCGCTTGCTTCGTTGATTTTACATCGTATAAGTCTCGTTTGTATGTACCGTCTTTTACTAGATACATAATATCCTTAGACGTTGAGTACTTGTATGTATAATTAATATTAAGCGGGTACCACTTTAATAGCTCCCGGTATGGTAATAAGATTTCCTTTGTTTCTTCTTTGTCCTGTGAAGTAGTCTCTAAGATGACTAGAACCTCTTCCTCACTAAATTTCACTACTTTCATGCAATTTGTTTCCCCCTTTTAATTGTTGAAATTCCTTGTTTATCCTTTGTAATTGTAATGACTTTCTCGAATAGCGCTTTGAAATGGCTACTTTGCGTAATGACGAAAATCGTGCCGATAGATTTTACTCGTTCTTTTAGAAGTTCGATTACTGATTCGATACCGACCTCATCTAACGCATCGAATACCTCATCGTATACAATGAAATTCGTGTTTTCTAAAATTAAATCTTGTAATGCTAGAGAAATAGATAAGTCTGCTCGTTTCTTTTCTCCTCCCGATTGTGCTTTGTAGTCATCTCCGCCTACAGTGTTGATAAGCTGCACATCGAATTTATCAGAGTATGTACCATCTTTCTTTTTCGTTCTCGTACTAAACACTAGCTCCATGTTCTCTCCAGCCAATTGTTTTAAATATTTATTACCTCTTTGGTTAAGCTCCGGTGTAATGAAGTCGAGTACGTGAGATTTAACTCCTTCGTTCGAGTAAACCTTAACTACATCTTCATCTTCTTTCTTCGCTAATTCTAAGGCTACTAGCTCCTTCTTAGCGACGTTAATCGCCTTATTAATAGTTTCCCTTTCCTTATCTCTTGAAACAGGCTCAGGGACGTTCTGGAGCTTCTTAATTGTCTCTTTAACGACTTCTACATTACTCTTGAGTTGTCTAAGGTTAATTTCATATGTACGAATATAATCTTCATCTCTATTAATCTCTGTTGTAATTTCACGCTGTCTTTGAACAACTGTTTTCTGTTCTACTATCTTCTCATCGTAACGCGCTCTCGCTTCATTAACAGCATCTATGTATGGTTGTTTCGTTTGTTCTATTTGTTGGATACCTAACATAACAGGACGTAACTCATTTTTTATGTTGTCTTGTTCTGCAATCTTATGACTGTTATCCATTGGAGTTCCGCAGACTGGACAGTTATCACTAAAGCTTAAGCTCTTATATCTCTTAACTAGCTCTGTTTTCTGTCGTTCTAAATCTCGTTGTTGGTTTTCAATTTCATTTAGCGCTCGGTGCGCTTTATTAAACTCCGCTTCTTCTACAGACATGTCGATATTAGAAAGCTCATCTAGCTTCTTATTTAGAGCTACAATGTTATCTCTCTTCTGTTCTACAAAACCGAAGTACTTAGCTGGATAATCATTTTGTAACTTAATAACATCTGCTAGTTGTTTCTGTTCGTCTTTTAACATGTCCTTCGTAGTTTCGTAGTTCTTGATGTCTTGTTCTTCTAGCTTGTCTACTTGTTCTAAGTCCCATTCTAAACGTTCAATCTCGCGTTTCTTCGCTTCAATTCTTTCGATAGCTTCTTTTACTTTCTTCTTCGCTATCTCCTGTGCTGTAGAGTAGATGTCTAAATTTAGTAAACTATCTAGAATCTCTTTCTTTCTAGCATCCGTTAAAGATGCAAAAGCACCTAACCCTTCACCTTGAGCAAATAAGATACTGTTGATGAATGTTAAGTGTGATATTTTTAACAGCTTTTCAATTTCCGCATTCGTATCATCATTCGATTTAGCGGTAATATCTATATCATTTCTGAACAATCGAACTTTATTATCGTGTAAAGCATGCTTACGATATCGTTCAATTCTGTATGTATCTCCATCTAGTTCACCTATTAGGGCAACCATCGTATTCTTTTTCGTTTTATTATTAACTACTGCATCACCTTTAAGTCCTTTAGATGTCTTGTTATACAAGCACCATGTAATTGATTCCGGAATTAAGGATGACTTACCAGCTCCGTTACTAGCGAACTTCTCATCACTAGTGTTCTCTCCTTCGATTAAGATAAGACCTTGATTATCTAAATCAATTTCCGCATCGTTAATCGCCAGAAAGTTCTGAACTATTAACTTGTCCCACTTCAAATTTATATTCCTCCTCTTCTAGTAATAAGTAAATCTTACCATGATACCATAAGTTTGTCAATAAAAAAAGAGACTATATAAAATAGTCCCTTAAAGTTTAATAGTTAACATCTTTCAATAATTCTCTCATTCTAACATCTGTATATGACCAGTATATTCTTTCTCCAGTTTTCGAGTTATCTGCTCTTGATAAAACAGGTATACTTCCGTCCCTAGTAGGTATTGGTGACACAAATACAACAGTAAGAACGAAGTTCTCGTCAATATTTGATTCCGCAGGTTTCTTATACTTATACTTATTCCCTACTGCAATCGGTGAGAACTTCTCTTCATCAATAACTGAATAATTTCTAGGTAACTTATCATATATAATATTCATTTTTATATACTTACCTTCTGCGTCGTAATCATCGAATATCAAAACATCCATTTCAGTAACTTCATCATAAAAAACATCAATGCATCTAGCTGTCTTCTCTTCATTAGGATAATCCGGGTGTAATTGGTTTATCTTAAACAACTTACCTTTTGCTTTGTAATTTGATTCTATACTAGCCATGTAACCACTCCTATAAATTTATGTATTCTTATATAAGATAACACTTATACATTTAATGTTTGTGCTTCTCGTAAGACTGCTAAAGCCTTATCTTGTACGTTTGTGTAGAACTTGTTCGTATACTCTTTGACAATATCCGCTTCACTAGAACCCACTTCAATGTCGATACGTAAATCTGCTTTGTATTCTTTTTGTACTTCTACACGAATGGTGTCGGACGATTCTTTGAATACTTCAATCTCTGTCGCTAGTTCCTGTGGGATGATGAACCGGATGTAGTTATTATCTACAATCTCTTGCGTATTCTCATCTACACCTTTTAGCGTGATAAACTTCTTGTTCTCGATTGGGATGAACTCCGGCTTACCTCCTTTAGCTAAATCGATTAGAAATACACCTTTGTCTTGTCCTTCATCAGAGAAGCTTTCTGGTATTGTATTACCGACATAAAACACGTTGTCAGTCCCACCTAAGAACTGTCTCTTATGGTAGTGACCTAGTGTAACATAAGTGAATACATTAGGGTACAGTTCACTAATATTAAACGCTCCACCAAGCCGATGCGAATGCTGCCCTGTTTCACTTCCGTCCACTCCTATATGCGCCATTAAAATTGTAGGTTCATCTTCATCTTTTGCATGTCTAGCAAATTCGTCAATCTTGCCTTTAATGAACTCTACATTATCAGAGTACGAAATAGGGTATAGCATGCAGGAGCCTGTGTATGCAGGTTTAAAATCATCCATAACTACTACACGAGGAATCGCTTTGAAATTCTCTAAGCTATGCTCCGGAAAATCACTAGAGTCCGCTTGGTCATGATTACCTACAATCATGTATAGTTTGACATCCGGATACTTCATCATGTTATCATAGATGGCATTAAACCCTAGATTATATACTAGAGTCGTAATGCGATTTCTTGCATGGAAGTAGTCCCCATCAAACAGAACATCTGCATCGTTTTCGTGAGCTATTTCAAATACTCTATTAATTGTATTTAGTTGTGCTAATAATCTATCGGTAATTTGAATCTCCTTACCTTTGTATGTATATGTTACAGGCTTCGCAAAGTTCTCGAAGTTATGCCAATGGAAATCGGAAAATACTATGAACTTAGTACGCAAACTTAGTTTCACCTCGCTCTAGGTAGATACCCGCATTATAGTAATCTTTAATCTCCCAGAACGGAACAGGCGTATAATGCGTATGTTCTGTGCAAACACAGAAATGAACTCCTCGGTCTAACCCTTGTGTCATACTATGTACGTGACCATGAATGTTAGCTTGGATGTCTGTTTCTCTTTGTGCTACTTCTAACATTTTCGCGTTAAGAGGGTAATGAGAGAATAAATAATCATCTAAGTATAAATAGTTTCGTAAGTCAAACCCCATCTTAGCGTACTTCGCTTTACTGAAAGAATCGTGGTTACCTTTAACAAGAATCTTGCGACCATTAAGTCGTTTAGCGATTTCTTCTGCTTTCTTGGCTCCACATAAGAATAAGTCTCCTACATGAATAACTAGGTCGTCCTTCTTAACTTCTCTATTCCAATTTTCAATGAGCGCTTCATCCATTTCGTCTACATCTTTAAATGGTCTATCCTCGTATGGAATAATGTTTCTGTGTCCGAAGTGTGTATCGGACGTTACATGAATCTCTGGTAGTCTTACATAATTCATTTAGTTCCCCCCTATAGTTCCTCTATAATCTTGATAAGCTTAATATCTTCTTCGTTAACAACGGTACCATCATCACATTCTACATGTTCATAGTACTCTAGATTTTTATAAAACTCGTCTAACATGATTCTTGTAGAACGCCACCCGCTCAACGTGAGCTTACCTATACAAGTTCTTCTATCACTACAAAACTCTAGTACAACCTTTTCTCTACACTTAAGGGTAACACCCATTTACTGTCCTCCTCTGATTGCTTGGTTTATTTCTTGGCTAAAGTCCGGCATAGGCACCTTACCACTATTACCTCCAGCTTTCTTAGCTTTAAACAGGTTGTCCCTTGCTTGGTCAACTGCTTCCAAGATAGCTCTATGTTCTTTCTCTTCACTTGAATTTTGTATGTACTCTCTCACTACTTGCTGATTACCGATAACCTTGAATCCTAGCATCTTATCATATGCACCTTCTGGTGGGTTACGTACCTTATCCGCGTATAGCCGTAGGAATCCAGCATTATACTCTTCCGGTGTCTGGTTGACTACTAGAACAAGTTCAGCAGCATTCTTTTTACGGAGAGAACCTTCCATATGTTCTGATGTTCTGATTAACGCATTGTAAGCTGTACGGTTTAACTGGGAAGCTGTCCACATTACTACATCGAAGTCTTGTCCAATACGACGCATCTCTTCAAATAGCTTACCGCCATCATCCGCCTCATTACCTGTTGCATGAGGGTTACGTAATAGTTCTGGGTAATCGACAATAACTACGTCAATCTTAATCCCTTGACGAATTAGTAAATCGGAGATTAATTGTTCAATCTTAGCTGGTGTAACTTTACGAGGAGAATAACGAGCCAAGAATAAGTTACCGAATAGGTGTCGGTTTTTCTTGTATAGTGCTTGTCTCTTCTCGAATTTTTCCATGTTAAGTGTAGAGCCATCTAAGATGTCCCCTCTGGTTTGTCGTAACATTGACTGCTCTAGTTTTAAGACCATTCGGTTCTTTAATTCCTCTAGGGCAATGAATAATACGTTGTAACCCTGCTTAACATAGTTCGTTGCTAAGTTTGTCATCATTAACGTTTTACCTGTACCAGACATAGCGGCAATAAGACCTAACTCACCTTTAGCTAGTCCACCACTATTCAATAGGTCAATAGATTTAAAACCAGTTGGTACGGTATTACCATCTAAAGATGATAGCGCCATTCGTTTATATTCTGCATCATCAATTACGTTAATAATCTCATCATTACGACCAGAAATATCTAGTAACATGATTTTACGGAACTCATCTTCCAATGTATCTTGGAACGCCTCGTCATTAATTTTTAATGCAGCTTTCTTAAGTAATTCTAATCGCATTTGTTTCTTTATGTATTTTTCGATTTCCTCATCAATCAAAGCGTCATCGTGGCTGTCTCGAATCTGATATAGCTCACTCACTTTGTTGAAGTACTGCTGTTGTTCATCTGCACTTTTCTTAAGTCTATCAAGTTTTGCTTCTAGTAAAGTTACTAATGCGCTCTCTGTAATAACACTAGAATTTGATTGGTAGTATCGTCGTACAATCTGTGTAATTTCTTTATAGATTTCTACATTTTCAAAGATTGACATCGGTACTACTGGTAGAACCTCCTTCGAGAATACTGGAGATTCAATTGCTTTTCTAAGTATTTCCTTCATAATCGGTTTTTCCATATTACATAAATTCCCCCTCTTGTTTTTAGAATATTACTATTCTATCAAATATTGTGCTAAAAGTCAAGAAGATTACAGCTCTGATGCAATGATATCATCTAGTTCTGTAGTCTTATGATAAGCACCTTGAATCATGTTGTACTCACTCTTTACAGTAAACTTTTCTAAATCGTAGTCCGCTACTTCATTTGCTGATTGGAATACTTTTACTAGTTGTTCTACATCTAGGAATGAGTAGTCATTTAGCGGGATGTTGTGTCGTCCGTATTCTTTGAACGCATCCTGTAACTCTTTTAATGACATGTGTAATCCTTTACGTTGCTCAATTAATCGTAAAGTAAATCGGTGGTCAATCGTATCAGTTAAACGTAAGAATGTACGTCCACCATAATTGTATTGCTCTTGCTTTGTTGCGTTAGGTAATAATAACTCTCCTAAGAATGTTGCTGATTTCATATGTACTTCGTAGTTGCTCATAGTTGGCTGCGGGATACTCGCTAATGCGATACGTACCATCTCGGAGCCAAGAATAACGTTCTCTGGTAATCCTGATTTACCGTATAAATACATAACGGCTTGTGTTGTAATAAACTTCTTAATAACTGTTTGTGATTTCTTTGATACACCCTGTTTCTTCATGTTCTCCATCGTGTAATCGTAGAAGTCCACTAAAGCGAATGTTGTGTCATCACTTTCTGCTGTGCGGAATAATTCTCGGTAGGCTTGCGTATGACTAAGAATACCATTACCTTTATCTGCTGTTTTGTAAGCGTCATCAAGAGCCATAATAATCGGGTCATCTGCAAAGTCTTTCTTGAGTTCCGAACCTTGAAGTTTCATGATGTGTTTAGATTTTTGGAAACTTTCTTCACGCTTGTACACTTCATAACTTCCTTCGCTCATTAACGCATTAGGAAATGGTTTAGCGCTCTTTACATTGGATTTAATTGTTGCAGAATAAGTGGAGCGATTGAATTGTGCTGTTAAATACACAGCCGGGTTAATTGCATTCTCTGTACAGAAGTCCACGAACTTGACAAAGTGTTCCCAGTTAATTGTCCCCATAAATTCTTTCTCAAGTACATCGAAGTCTGGTCGTACTTCCGGTACTCTGTACCCTACTTTCTCCTCCGATTTATCGTAAAAGTAGTTCGTACTTTTAGCGAATAAGTAGGCATAGCGATTATACATACGAGAGATTAAGTATGCTTTGTAGTTATGTACTGGAGCATCTGTCTTTTGGAACCAGTCCCATGAAGGGAATATCGTCTCTGCTAGTTCTGCATTAAGCTCATCTACACGTTGCTGTTTCTCGCTACGTAATAGTTTGTCCTCTAGCATTTGTTGTTTTGTTCTACGGTTCCGCTTGTTCGGTTTCTCTTTCTTCGGCTTTTTAGGATATACCTTTTTCACGATATCTTTAATATCCGTATCCAGAGTATTAACGTCGTCGGAGTTAATAAGCGCTTTTCCAGAAGTATCGAATTTGACAAGAAGCTCGTTAAAGCGCACAACGCAACCTTTACCTCTTCCGCGTTCTCCACCAACTTCAACAATTCCGCTAGTTTGTAATTCTTTAAGATGGCTAGATACAGTTTTCACGTCCTTACCTAGCTCTTTAGCTAAATGTGTTTTTTTAAACGTAACCACATTATCAACAGTGTTTTTAGCTTTGGTAATCAAATTTGTTAAAACGTCTAATAGTTTAGTGTTGATATTAACTAGCGAATAGTCAATAAATACTCCTTTCGACGTTAATTCCGATACTGTTGTCATACTCCACTTCTCCTTTGCATAAGTTTTAGTAAACACGCTCTTAGGGTGTATACTTCTAGTATAACATATTTTCAGAATTGAATCAATTTTCCGCCATAAATTCTTTGTCGAAATAGAACTTAGACATTAACTTATCCACAATACCGTTAAAGTACGCAAACATAGACTTCTTGATTTTTACACCACTCTTGTATTTCATCACGTATTGCTTGATTGCAGTTAAACCAATGTGTAGCTCTTGTTCTTTAGTGAATAACTTTTCACCGTTTACAGGTCTATTATTCTGGCGAACTACTTTCCATAGCTCTTCGATTTCTTTTGCCTTAGAAAAATATGAATTTGATAATTCAGTGAAACGTGCTGGTACCCAGTGTGCTACAAATTCTGCATTCTTAATATTATTAACGGTATTAGTATTATTATGTATAACTGTACGTTCTTTATATGTATTAAGATTATTTGTTTTAAGGTTTTTAGTAGTTGTTTTACTCGGACTTTTTTCTTCCGTTTTCACCACTTCCTTGTTGGACGAATCTGTTTTAAATGGCTGGATAATAACAGCGTTTGATGTCTGGTACATATTCGAGCGACGCTTCATTGCGTACTCTTTAATGAATCCCATATCTGTTAATCGAATCATTAATCGTTGGATTGTTTTGTAGCTCAAGTCCAGCTTGTCCGCTAAGTTGTTCTTACTAAGGAAGCTAACTCCTAAGTACTTACAGCTATGTCGCTTCAACAGGTCTATTAATCTTAAAAGATTATTTTGTACATCCTTTCGCTTAACCTCTTGTTTAATTACATCTTTGTATGTACGCACCGTTACGTTTAAATCTTCTAAATCAGAAAACGACTCCAGATTCTTGTACGTTTCCTCTTCTGCTATTAAAATGATTGCCTCTCTTGCCATTTATTACAACTCCTTTACTATTAGTACAAGCGTTATTATACTAGTAAAAAAAGAGCTAGTCAATAGACTAACCCTTAAAATTTACCTCGGACATTATTTCCCAAGTAAGCGCATATCAAAGTTCTCGTCCTTGTATATTTTCATACGTTCTTTACTATGGTTCAATAGTATCTCGTGGGTACGGTCAATAAAGTCCAGTACTAATGTTTGGTTACCATCGATACCATTTAAACGTAGTCCACGACCAATACGCTGTAATACCTGACGTAAACTTTTACCAGCACCAGCTAGGATTAAGCAACCGATACTGTTTAAATCCAGACCTTCATCGATAAGGGTTGTACCAATCATAAATGGAACTTCACCGCTACCGAATCGTCGTAATACTTCTTGGCGCTCCTCGGATGTTAACTCTCCTTTAAGGAATACGCACTCATGACCTTCTGCTTCAATCATTTCTTTTAACTGTTCTCCGTGGTCAATATGGTTGACGGAAATTAGTACACCAGCTTTTTTCTGTTTATAGAAGGAAGCTCCGACCTTAACAGCGAATCTATTTCTATACTCATTATTAACGATACCCATCTTGTAAGCTTCTAAATAGTTATCTGCTAATTCGATTCCGCGTGGTTCCTTAATTTCTATCATACGGATAACTGGTTTTGAAGATACGCCTCGTTTTACCATGTCATCATTGGATACTTTAGATACGACACCACTGAACAATGCACGGATACGTTGATACAGGATTACGTCTTTATGGTTTACTGTACCAGTTAATGCGATACGATATTGTGCATTACTACATTGCAATGCTGTTGAGTACCATGATTCACCTTTCGAGCGGTGAGCCTCATCACCAATAAATACTCGAATGGATTCTACGAAGTCATGCGCTGTTTGCCATTTTTCAAAATTCTTTTTATTCTTTTTCATCAGAATTTTCTCAAATTCACCTTTATAGCTACGCAATACCATTTGTACTTTCTTATCCGTGTAAGCGTTATCATAAGCAAGAGTAGTAAGAATATTCTCAATTTCTAAATCATTCTTAGTTTTCGGTGTCCAATTTTTCAAATAATTCTTGATAAGCGTTCGCGTATTCACTGTGTCCAAAAACTTAGGAGCAATGTCTTCCGCCATCTGCTTGACTAATCTATCTTTTTGTGTATATGTAACGCCCTTAGTAGGGTCTTTTAATGCACTATGTAATGTAGGTATCATAACGAATACTAGTTTCTTATTCTTTATGTCGAACTTACCGTCACCAACCATACCGATTTCTCGTGGCTTTAATTGAAGTGCTTCGGTAATACTTTCTTTTGCCTGTCTTAAAATCTCTTTCGAGTGAACCATAAACGCAATACGCTCTCCTCTTTTAACTAAAGGGTAAAGCTGCTTAATGATTCCTGCTGCTGTCATCGTTTTACCTGCGTTCGTTGCTAGGTTGACAATCCCGACTTGTTCTTTTAAAATTTGTTTAACAGAGTCATACTGATAGTCGCGTAGTGTAATAGTTTCACCGTTCTTCACTAATTGGATTTCTTTATCCATACTATCATGATGTATTAAGGCTCCCGGTCTTGTGTCGTCCAGTTCATATGTAAGACCTGCGTATTTTTCTTGCATTTCCCGTACACCCTCTAGGAATAACTGTAGTAGTCCTGTAGGGAACTTGTCCTCTTTCATATCGTAGAAGTCAGTAATACCGTCCCACACTCCAGCTTTGTAGGCTCTGGAATGGAATACACCTTCTTCTTTTACGCCTAATTTATGGTGCATATGCCCTCTTACTTTTTCTGCTTTTAATGTATCACCCTCGAAGTTAACGTGGGTAAACATAATCCCAACCGTAATTTTCATTTACACAAATTCCTCCTATTTGTTAAAATATCTCATATATTAATTATATCATAGTTAGAAAAGTGAACATGAAAAGAGGACATCTATTCGATGCCCTTATCCTTGTACTGTGTTATTAGCTCGGCTAGTTGAGCTTTCATTTGTTCTACTTCTGCTAGGCTTTTATCGAGTGCTTCTGACTTCTCCTCGATGTTCTGCATAGCGCGACCTGTTCTTAACTCCGATGGAGTAGGGACGAATATTAACGCCCCTGAACTATCTCTTCTTTCTGTAGCCATTTTTAATCCTCCTTAGTATACTGTTTGTTTCGTTACTGCTGTCAGTTTTTTAACACGAGGTCGTAGGAATCGGTTGTCGCCCTCTAGAATCAAACGGTACTTAACAGATTTGTTAGTTGCTGCGGAAGAAACTTTCTCTGCATATGTGATTCTATTAAACTCTTGCGATTCTTTTACGGATGTTGGAGTAACTTTGAAGTCAATCCAAGTTTGCCCTCCGTTTAAAGAGTACTGTGGCTTAACTCGCGTACCTGCTGGTTTCGCCTCACTATACGCCATTGTGATAGTATCGAATGGTGCATCTGTTTGGTCGATTGTCTTCGTTGTGTACTTACCGCTAGTAGCACTTACGAAGTTAACGAACAGTAAGTCATCTAAAGCTAACATCGGAGAGATGTAACGGTTAGACTTGAATGTTGCTCGTAACTTAGCTAAACCGACTACGAATGGCGTTTGTACCCCTGCATAGTTCGCTAGTGGCATCCACGGAACCGAATCGATAGTAACTGTGTTAACGTTGGACTGGTCTACGATTTTAACTTCCCACTTACAACCTGTGTTCTCTGGTGTTAAGAATGAAGCCATTAACAAGATTCCGTTAGAATCGATATTACGCATTGTATCAAACTCGATAATACCTTCCTCTGCGAACTCTGCTGTGTAGATTTTGAACTTCATATCTGTCTCTTGGTGAACTGTCCATGATACCGCATTTGAAGAACTGAATAGAACACCGTTTACGTATGGCTGTGTAACTACTGTTTGCTTCGTAGCGCCGATAGTGTCTTTACCCCAAGTTGCACAGAACATAGTGTAATCCGCGCTATCTGTGATGAATACGATACAATAGCTTTGCCCAGCTTCTACCATTAACGGGTCGTCAAGTCCGATTTTTGTTTCTTTAGAGCCATCTTCTGATGTAACAATATCCGCAGGAGTTAAAACACGTTCTGCATATACTGTACGGTTCGGAAGACCGCCATCAGAGATACCGCGAACCTGCATGATGATATTGTCTTTAGCAGACTTAGAAGCGAAGTACACACCTACAGACGAGATAACACGAGGTTGTGTTAATGCAAATGATTGAGCTAATGGGTCATATAACTGGAACGTTACGTGAGTACGTGTAATCGTGTCAGTTGTAATCTTAGCTGTACCCTGTGCAGAGAATGTTGTAATCGCTTTGTTATCATCATTCTGTAATGTTACTTCACGAGTACCTGTACGGATGTTCTGTGGAATCATGAACTTACCTGTAGCAATACCTTGACTGTTGGCATTAATCGTACCAGCCGTACCAGCTTGTGTAGAACCAGTAGGTGTACAGTTAACACGAACACCGTCGAACATTACGTATAAGTTATTTGACATTGGTTTTAAGTTCGTAGCTGTGAAGTTAATTTCGATTTGACGCATGTACTCAATTACTTCGTTACGAGTATTCTGTGCCGAACTCCACATAACCCCTTCTGCTTTATCCGTTTTGCTCCAACCTAATGATGCTTCGTTCCATTCTGCACCGCCTATAAGACTCGTGTTGTCTACTAACCATTGGTTATAGTCATTCAGTGTACCCCAGACAGCTTCACCAGCATGCGCCCACCAACGGTTGATTTGCGTAGTTACGAAATCTTCTTCATATAGTGTGACACGTTTCTCATCAATCCAGTTATCAGCTTCCGGTGTAAGTTTTAGAACACCTTGCTTATTGAATACCATGTACGGGTTAACGTTCCATGCTTCTGTAGCAAGTGGTTGGTTAATCTCTACATTCTCTTTGAATGGAGCTGTTACTAAACGTCCCCAAGACTTCGCTACGGACTCGTTCTCCATAAACTTAGGTTTAACCTTCTGGTTGTCTGGAGTAGACGTAGAGAGCGTAATATGTGCGTCATCGAATGAGAATGACACGTTTGTCTCCTGTGGGTCAATACGGCTAAAGTCTGTGAAAGCATCTGCGAACACACCGCGCATTGATAATGGGTCTTGTGATTTACCCGCTTGCTTCTCTAACATAAGGATAGCTTGGTTATATTCTACGTTTTCTAAACGAGTTTTCATAACCTGTAAGTCTTCCATACGTAGACGAGTTACACCAGTATTCTTTGCAACCGCTTTATCGGAGAAAGGATATAAGTGAACATTACCGACCTTAAATGTTAATGGGTCAATGCTTACTGGAATACGTGCTTCACCTTCACGGTCTGGTTGACCTTGTGTTACTGTGAAGTTACCTTTTACATCTAGTGTTACGATGTCTTCACGAGATAGGTAGTAATCGTAATCGACACGTACAACGCCTTTGTCTTTAGGTTTGGCTCCTCCTAGACCAGCGAAACTTACTTCCGTTACAGAACCGATACCGCTTTCATTTGGAGTTGTAACGACTTTGTAGTCCGTGCCCTCTTTCATTACTCGCTCGTATTCGAATGTAACTTTGTATGTAGTATTAGGAGTAGGTTCTTTACCATTCAAACCTGTGTTCCAATCGATGTATGTAATACCAGAGTCTTGAACTACTCGGTAGTCGTCACCTTGTTTATATGTATAAGCCGGGCTATCTGTAAATACTTTCATTGTAGTAGCGTCAACGTTAGTATATTGGTTTGGTAAAGCATCTCGACCATCTGCTGTTCCACCTCTAGCTACTGTCATACCTGATGGACTATCTGCACGACCTAATACTAGTTTTACCTTCTTGACGAATGCGCTATTTACTGATACCTTTTGTTTAGCGTTATCATAAGTAGAAGTCTCTTGGTAGATGCTGTTTGATTCTGTTACCTTCGGAAGCTGGATACGAGTAGATGTTGGTTTACTAATACGGTAACCTTTTACATAAGCTACGCCACCATCGATTACAAGTGTGATTGTGTCACCTGTTAACCCTTTGTCAATCCACATATTGAATCCTTCTACTTGGTAAGAACCTGATTCCTCATCTGTACGTTGTGCTAGTACATCGTTAATGAATGAGAACTCTGGTCGGTCTGGTTCGATGAATAGCGCGCCATCTTCGAATTGATAGATTGATGGAGCAGAATCTTTATTGTAAGTGATTACTACTTTCTCTTCTAATCTATCGGCACCTTCTGACAGATAATTAGCTACATCTTGTGTTGGGTCTAATAGTGTCGGGTCTTCGTTAAAAGTGATAATCTTTTGTGCAAGCTCGACACCAATTACTTCTTTACCTTTACCAGTGAAAGGAATTGTTTGCTCGTCTACCGCTCGGATTTGACCACCTAAGTATACGAATCCTTTTTGGATTGTAAGAGATTCGATTCCTTGCGTTTTATCGTTATTTTTATAATTGAAAACGAATGCCATACCACCTTGAATAGCTCCGTCAGCAAAGATACTATCACCCATACGTTTGATATGGAAGTTGTAGATGGATTGTAATTCGTTTAGTTCTGCTTGTTGTAAAGCTTTATCCGCTCTAAACAGAACTTTACTACGACCACTATCGGCTTTGAAGCGGTCATAGTAAGGTGCTTTGGATAAGTCTAATGTATCTGCCAATTGCTTTCACTCCTATTATTTATTTTGGATATCTATAATGAACTCTTCTATAATAGCTAAGTTGTCTCCACGTTTTTGTACTGCCTGTCCTTCCTCGTAAGGAATTGGGTCACCTTTGTTTATACACACGTTTTTGATACGTAGATTTTTACTTAGGGATGCTTCAATACGAGGGAAGTAAATTCTCCACATACACGCGACAGCATTAGCAGGAATTGTTTGAGTGTGGTTCAATCTAACCCATTTACCTGTCTCCATTGTAAAATCTCGTGAGTACTCAATCCAGTTCTTCCCATCGTTGAACCAGAATGATAAGTATGCCCCCGGTACATCGCAGTTAACATCTGAGGACAAAGTAACTTTATCTCCTAATTTGAAGCCATTTAAACCGTTATCGTAAGAGCCTAGCTGGAATGCAGAATCGTTATACCTAGTACAAGTTAATCCTAAGTAGTCTTGGTTCCAAAATGACTGTACGTTGATACCCCTTATGGTTTCTGTAGCTGGTCTATCATTATCCGAAGGTAATCTAGGGAATACGTTAACTGCACTACTGTAAAGTACTCGGTTCTTCGTGAATGGTTTAAATGTTTCTGATGTTTGGATTACACCCTCCTTAACTATCTCCGACGGGAGATGAAGATGTTGGTAACCATTCGAGAAAGTAGGAACTACATCGATGTCTCTTCGCGTATACTGTTTATTTTCGAACATACCACCTTCAACTGTAGTCTGGTAATATATCATTGTTACGTCTTCTTCTTTAAGCTTATCGACAGGAACCATGTAGTAAGAAACTCCGCCGTATTCTAGTTTAGGATAAGGTTTAACAGGCGTACCAAGAACGGGTTTTACAGGTATTGCTCTGTTTACCCTCTTATAACCTATTATATCATAATCCGCTAATCTCAAGTACGTTTTGTCCTTGTTGTCGAATAACTGCTTAATTTTATCTTGACTATCGTAATCCGCTATGTTATGCCCTAAGTCTTCTGGTGCTGCTGTGTATGTTAATGGCTTTGTACCTTTAACTAAGGTTTGTGCTGCTGTTTGGTACACGTTACCGGAACCTTGTATCTGGTCTACTTCGAATCGTATCTTACCATTATTAGAGATTAAAGCTGCTTCTAGCGGAATAGTAATACTGAACATTTGCCAATTCTCATTAGCATTCCCAACAACTGTACCTCCCATAGAACTACCGTCACAGAAGAACTTAACGGGCATCGGCTTTATAGTATCTAATCGAGTTAATTCTACGTCTGTAACAGATACACTACCATTCTTTCTTATCCATATCTTATACAGAGTGTCTTTTGTTTCTGTCGTTACAGTAACATCTCGGCTAAACTCTACCCATTGGTTAATTCTTGAAACATCTGTTACCTCTAGGTTTGCAAAAGGATTAACCGATGCCCCGTTTACATCTGTACCTTTAAATTCTACAGCCATACCCGCATCCATAGGTATGTCACTATTAATATGATACATAAATCTAACTCTATACTTTTGACCTACTTTTAGTGAAGTTATACCTCCTGCTGATAGAGGTTGTTCTACTGTGATGTATCTGTTAAATGTAAAACCAGAAGCTCTCAACCTAACAGCATGACCATATACACTATCAGAGTCTACAGAAACTAAATCGGGAGACGGTGCAGAGAATGGAGCTAGTTGACCTGTAGCAAAGTTACCATTGACTATAGAGTTATTTGTTACTCTAACAGATTGAGAGTATGTGATTGTATCACCTACCTTTGCTGCTTTTCTATCAACAATACTAGGAACGTTATAACGGATACTACCCCAGTTTGTGCTTGTTTGTACTATCTTGGTTCCTAAGAAACGTTTGTCTAATAATTGTACATTGGTAGGATTATAACTCCACGGGTCATTATTACCAGAATAATCTCTAGTCTTAACGAGTAAGTTACGGTTGTTAATTACCTTTTTTACAATAGGTTCTGCGTCCGTATTCTTTCTGTTCGGTAATCGAGATAGTGTTGCTCGAACTCCAGCAGGTTTGAATTTCTCAATCTCGCTCAACACATCTAAAGGAACGTTCTCTGTGAATCTAGCATCGATAACGGCTGTTGTGTAGTACTTACCTAGTAAGTGGTCTTCACCATTTAGTTTCGATTTGTTCAAGATAAACACGTTCTTGTAAGGTTCATAAATCTCAACCTTAGTCGTCGGGTCGTTTAAATATTTCTTAATTGCATCTTCGATAGAAATTACAGTACCTCTTTCAATAAGAATGAAGTTGATGATTCGCTGTCTGTATGTATCGTCGTCCTCATTGTCTTTACGGAATACACCGAACTTATCTCCAAACTCATCTAGCCATTGCCCGGTAGCTGTTTCTAGTCGCGCATCTTTTTTACTACTAATAGCATCGGTAGCTACGCTTTGTAACATATCATCTAAGGAAGCAAGGACAACACTGTGAGGGTTGCTGTCCTTTGTTAATCTTGTTTTCCATAGAGGATGTAAATATTTCATGAAGCTCATATTATTCCTCCTATACTAGTGTTACTTTAATTATACCAGCTCTCACGATTTCGCTACCTTTCACTACCTGATTCGTTGTAGGTGCTGTATACTGAATATCGTATACAAGTTGTTTATCTACACTCTTGATAACGTAAGATAAATCGTTTAGAATTAAGTTCTGGGATGTTTGCATATTGTTTAGATATCCTTCAATAGCGAACTTGATTCTATCTCGTAATGCAGTTGTAATAGCTGGTTTGTTTGCGATAGTAATTGTTACATCTACATCGATAGATTTACGCGTTACTGGTTTCACTTCTACAGGGATTCCAGCAGGTTTAAATCGTTTAAGTGATGTTTCGATTGCTAGTTTTACAGAATCAGGAAGTTCCCCGTTCTTATCGTGAGCGTACACGACTACTAGACCAATCTTCTCATCTATGTATACACCTGCTACTTCCGGCACTAATCGTGTACCATATTCTAATGCGGGTTTCGTAGCTTTACTTAATGATTCAATGTAAGAGCGGAATCGAGCTTTCAATGCTTCTAACGGCTCTTCGTTCTCACCAGTCTGGAATGCAGCAGGGTTTGTTACAAGCTTTACATTCGATAGAGGTGTCATCATAACGTCAATTGCGTTTGCGGGTACGTTACCGACCTCTCCTGATGTTAGACAGTATACAAATACTTCTGCTGTTACTGCACCTGCGGGTATGTAATAATCTTCTACAGTTTCATAGATGTTTGCGTATTCTGGGAAGCTAGATGTAAATCTTGTACCACGAGGTAATGGTAAGTTTTGTTGAACTGCATTATGGAATGTAATTCTAACTTTACCATACGCTCTTTGTGGAGCCTTACGTTTGAATCCAAAGGACTCGTATACACCTGCTTGTATAGCCTCTTCTAAGTTCTCTTCGGTTAATACATAGAACTGTTCTACTTCCATTGCTACGGCTTCGTATAAAGCTCTAATCGCACTACCTACTGAGAAGTCATTCAGTTTATTTGTGTTTGTTATCGTGTAATCTACTAATCTTGAGTAGATATTCATCATGCCTTTAAATTGCAATGCTTTCACCGCCTATCGGATATTGTTTACGAAGTTATCATTAAGGAAAATATCTCCATTATCTTTTGCTGTTAATGCTAGTAAGAACGCTTCATCTACTGCGATAGATGTTACTTTGAACGCGACATCGAGATAGTTGTCGTAGAGGTTATATCCTACCTTCTCTACCGACCTTACTCGTCCATCTGTTCGAATTGCTCTTTCTAACTCCACTACTAATAATGTAGCATTTTCCTCTGTATTTTTTTTACCTAAGTATTCACTAACATAGGAGCCGTATCTAGGGTGGTTTAAATAGCTTCCTACTGGAGTTAGAATACGAGTTAATAGAGATTGTTTTAAGTTCTCAATACCACGTATCGTAGCAAGGTCACCCTTATTATCGTCCTTCATCTCTAGTATTTCTGCATCCCATCCGGGAGAACCAATATTACGAGGCTGCGGCAATACATTTAAATCCTTACCTAAGGTTAAAGCATAGATTTCCTCTTGGTCGTATACCGCACTATTTTTTAAGCTTGCTATGAGCTCACCATCGATATCTTCACTAGAGCGGAACATAATCGTATCACCCGTTGTAACAAGATGGTCTGGGTTCGTTAACTTCTCTGCTACCGTATCAACGATGTAAGGGTAACGCAGGTTATTGAACTTTGCTAACTCTCGCCATTGATTCGAATCACCTAAATGATGTTGAGCAATGGATTGTAGTGTGTCTCCTGCTGCTATAATCTTCTTCACATATTTAACCACTATCTCACCTCCAGTCTATCTGTTAGAATTACATCTATCTGGTTCTCTAGATATCCTAGTGACACATGTGTAATTCTAAGAGACTCTATAATCTTTCTATATCTTCTAACTGTACTGAAATAATCAGCTATGTAGTTTACGTTTTCTCGGATTCTTTGGAAATCCTTTTGTGATAAGTACTGTAAGTTTGTACTTTCTGTTTCGATGCTGTATAATATTGCAAAGGATTCTAACACTACTGATGTAACCAACGTGTACATACGCGGGTTATACGTAGCTAAATCACTATCCATTATCTGTCTTACTAGTGTTCTCGGGTCTATCTCAATATCAACAGTAGGTATTTGGTTCTGGTTAATCTGGTCTAATACAAGTCTTGCTACAGAAGAAAGACTAAACACAGGCTTGTACAATTGTGATACGTACATAGGAGCCTCGTTCATTGTATTAAACGGAATAGTACCATCTGGTAATACTGTTACGGTAGAGATAAACCGAACTAATGTTGCTGGTTTTGCCTGTACCATTTTATGCCCACCTTCCGTAGTAGCCTATATTGAATCCTAAACCCTCCATACCGTACTGATACACACCTTTAGATGGTGTCTGGGGGTTTAGTACTGTTCCATCTTTATCTGGTCTGTATGAGCCTCCTGTGCCTTTATTATAGATGTCGTCACCGACATTACTACCGCCACCTTTTGATGGGATGTCCCACTCGGAGCCGGGCTTGTTTGGTAAAGGAGTTGGTAAGGTTGGGTACGTTGGAGATGGTCTGTAGTTACCAGTATTAGGTAATGAAGGGAATCTGTTACCTATCTCTGGATTAATAACATCTGCATCCGCTGGTTCTGATGATTTACGAATGATGATTAGTTTGATTTCGTATCGGTATAGCAAGGGAGCGTTCGCGTCCTGTGTAATCGAAATACCTTCTGGAGCCAAGTGAACTACAAAGCTCTCATCATTTGTAAAGTTATGGAAATAAAAATCCTGCGATGATGTTCGACCATTACCGCCTGTCTTCGCGTAGTCTTCAATAAAAGCTTTCATTTCTTTTATCTTCGTTACCCCTCTATCTTCTGCTCGTCCTGTAGGGTTAAAACCTGTTGTACCGGAGATAGTTATAGTAGGGATATCAGCTTGGAAATCCTCAATGATAATACGACTCTTTGTTTTTAAAGCCGTAGTACGGTGAGGCATGCTGTGGTTCATGTTCTCTGGGTTGATAGCGAACTTAAATGTTCTACCGCCAACACTGAACGCAATCTTCTGTAATCTATTACGACCATCAGCTATTGTCATGTGCGTTCCTCCGTTCTTTCATAATTATCTTAATTCTAGATACTCTACTATTAATATAGTATTTAGAATAAAAATAACTACTAATATACCAAGAAAAGACGGGAGAAAACCCCCGTCTCTAATTAAATAAACATCTCTTTCTTATTTATGGTCTGCATCCTCGTCCTCGCGGGTTTGGTTAGCAGCGTGTAACTGGGCAATTTCTTCTTCTAATTGCATCGTGTAGGCTCTTAGTTTGATAACCTCGTCAGTTAATGTATGTATTGTTTGTGACTGCTCCAAAAGTACGTACTTTGGATTTAATGGTGTACCTTGCGGTTGTTGGTTATTCATTTAAAAATCCCTCCTATAATTCTATTATATCATAATTACTTATTTGCTCCGTTACCGCTCCAAGATATAGCCACTACTTGGTCATGAGTTGTAGCCGCCTTGATAAGTTTAGTCTTTTCATTGAACTTAGATAGTTGCGCTTCTTTATGCGCGAACCCTTCTAGAGCTACTTGAAGCCACTCTTCTTTTGTATGGACTACGTAATCTCCTACGTCTTCTGCTTTCCAAGAAACTTCGGTAGTTTCTGGTTTTAGTAGTAAGAAGACCAGTCTACCTAAGAAGTTTGTTTGGTCATCTGAGTTAGTACGGTATCTGTGACCATTCGTAGAAGTAAATCCACCCGCTATAGCTAACTCACAGAACTCGTTGTGCATAGATATCTTCAAGTCCTTATGATATTTCAAAATATCCTCCGGTTTAATTTGCCAGAGAGCTTGTCCAGTTTTACGTGAGATAGCGTTCATAAGAGAGTTTTGTGAACTTGGCTCCATTTTGTCGAACCCTTGATTGATTAATTCTCTTTCGTATAATGGTAGGTTATCATATATCATATATTCTTAGCTCCTTATCTTAGTGTTATTCTTCTGTTTATGTTTTCTACTTTTCCATCAAGTTCTTGTACTGCTTTCCATAGCAGCGTCATCATTGAGTAAGAGTTAATACCTTTACCGTTAGCGCTTAAAATGAGGTCAGGTGACTCCTCTGCAATTAAACCTAATGTATATGGGTCTTTTTCGCTTTGCTCGTTGTACTGGTATCTTACAGGCTTTACAGAGTTTATGTAAGATAATGCGCTATCATCGAAAACGGAAATATCTTTTTTATACGATTCTGATGAAGGTGCCACCCAGTTACCGTATACGTTACCCCAACCAGTGTTGTCACTGTTCTTAAATTCGAATCCTCCGTTTATGTGTTGCAGTATTCCGTTACCTAACTTAAAGATGTATTGATATCCGCCTTGTTGCCAGATGGAAGCGACTAGAACGTCTTCAAAGTGGAATATATGACCACCTCCATACGATTTATACTCCGTAGATGCTGTAGACCCCTTACCGATACCACATAAGAATCTAACTCTACTATCCGCATCTGTTATAGACCATGTATTTCCACTACCTGCTGTTGGTTGTCCTTTAATATTGCCCCACACATCAAATATGGCTCCACCACTAGAGTATGAATACGCATCCCCGCCGAAACGGATGTTTGATGAGTTCGCTCCACCCTCTTGCCAGAACATAATTTTGCTGTTAAGCTTGACAGCTCCGTCTAAAACACAGAAGCTATCGTAATCCGCTTGGTTCATAGACCTAGCTGGTTTACCGCTTCTTAAGAAGTTTAGCCCCTGGTCTTTATTTTGAGCTGCTGTTTGGAAGTATAACGCACATAAACCGAACAGGTCAGAGTTACGAGCATCGTAAGAGTACTTACCTTGTGTAACCCACTGATTAGCCTTTGCATTAATTACACCATCTACATCTAAGTTACCCGCGATTTCAAGAGCATTATTACCACTTGGGAACTTGTTAACACCTATAGATTTCTTAGCTGTATCGATAAACATAATAGGCGTTCCGACTGCTACTGTACTAACACTTGTAACGGAACCTAGTACATCTGTAATCGTTAACGATACTTCCCATGCTTTTGTGTTGTCTAGCTCTACTGTTTTGTTACTAGATGTGAAGTTAGGGAATCCAGTTAATGGTAAATCCGCTTCTCCACTCCATGTTGTTACGCCAACTTGTCGATACTTAAACTTAGATGATTTTATTGAGTTCTTATTCACGCTATTTATGCTCAATGGTGAAGCGAATCCGACTACTTTTAAGTTTGTAGTAGTTTCGAAGTTATTTACCCTTTCTGCAACGAAGTTATACGATGGTAACGCATACGGTAATATTAATATAGTAGAAGATGCAGAAGTCCTAAAACCCCTACTATCTATTGCAGAAACGACGATAGTAGCATTTGTACTAACATCTACGATACCGAAGTTAAGGGTTAAATCCGCCGTATCAGAATAGTTTATAGATTGTACAGCACCGTTGACCGCTACTTCATATCGTGTAATCGTTGCGTAGTTTTTTGCTACAGCTTTTTTTGAAACAGGTAGTTTAACTTGTAAAGTAGACTTACCTTGAATTATGTATTGGTCATTATTTGTTAGCGCTTTCGTAGTAGTGTTTATATCGGCGTATGTAAACCCACCATCGTATGTTGGTTCACTATTGACTACGCGTAAAGTGATGTACCTATTTTGGTCTTTAGGTGCGCCATCATTTATTTCTACTCCATTGTACTTTGTACTAGCCCAAACCCTTGCTTGTCCTAACTTCTGATTTGGTACTTGCTGGTACATCTGCTTTACTTCGTCATCTGTGAATGTCATGTTAAAATTTTTGCTTACGCCTGTGAATACTTTCTTGAAACTCCCAAAGTAAAACTCGTATGTATATGAGAATTGAGCATAGTAGTAATCTAACATGACAGGTACAGACTTCGTACCTATATCGAAATCAGATAAAACAGGGGTTGCAGGGGTCGCACCGTACACCCGACCTTCTTTTGTTGTTTCACCTATTACATTACCATTATACCATGTTTGGACTCGTACCCTAGCTGGTCTGTCTTCCCAACCACCGATAGCTTGATATAAGATTGTGTTCTCTTCTGTAGTGAATGTGAACGTTGTAGAGTCTCCTACACTACTTCTCCAAGCGATTGCAGCCCAGTTATTATTCGGTGTATATACATCGATAGACACAATATGGTCAAAGGCACTAGAAGCCCGGTTGATTGTGATAGGTAAGTTTTCTAATCCTGCTGTCCAACTTACGTTTGAAGATAGTGTACTTGCTCGCGGGATACGGTCTAAGTCTACGTATGCTACTGCGTCATTAATAGAAAATACATCCGTATAACCACTTGCACCAATACGTAAGTTTTTAGAACCATCAGAGTTATGGTTTACTCTAAACCAACCGCTAACTACTAGTGTGTTAGAGTTATAAGTGAATGAGAAACTTGTTGTGTTTACTGCTTGTTGACCATCCACGTATAAACCGAATGTACCATTTCCGTATGTTGTATACCCGGTATTTGTACGAGAGAAACGCATCTCTACGTATACTTCACTATAGTTACCACCAGTGTTCGGGGTACTGCTCCAATTAACAGTACCCAAAACATATCTATTACTGGTAGTGACATTAAATGAGCCACTTGCCATGTTTTTTCCTCCAGTCGATTCTATTTAACAGTTGGTACGAATGCCCAACCTGTTATGTCTGTACTAGTAACGTCAATTATCTTGATGTTACCTAGTGTTATTTCTTTTGTTGCTTTTAACTTCTTAGTTACAGTTTCGTCACCGTTTAAGTAGAACACTTTCTCGTATCCGCCATTACCGTTTTTGTAGAACCCGGCAAACTCTGACGGTGTGATTTGTGTGTAACCAACTTCGGCACCATTAGCGTCGAGCTGTGCTACACGTAAACCATTTAAGTTCATACGAACGTTTGTGTTGTATAGCTCTCCTGTTGCTAGTGTCCACTGTAAAGGAATATCCCCTATATTTAACATTATACCAGAAACGATAGCTTCAACCTTCGAGTATGCTATGAAACAGATTGTTACAGTGTCCTCTAAAGGTGTAAATGTTAAATATCCTCCCTCTAAACCGTTTGTCGTTTTATCGCTATTGTTATCTACTTGCTTTATCGTTACCCCTGCACTATTACGGATTTGAATCCATAATCTAAATGTAGAGTCACCTACGGCTCCTTTTGTCATTTTATTTAAGTAGAACCCTAGCGTGTAAGGTTGGTTCGGGATAACTTTCACTGTTTGCATGATACCCTTGTCCTTACCATCTGGTCTAAAGTAGAACCCGCTACCTAAACCTAAACTATCTAAAGCAGAGTTTGAAATAGTTTCTACGTTTGTGCTAGGTGCGTACATATTCCAGAAGTCCGTACCACTAAAGCCGATAGAGTTCTTGATAGTGTTCATACCGTTTGCTGCGGAGAACTTCGCATTCCAGTCTCTAGCTGTTTGTTCTAGTTGGGATTTCTCTACGAATGGGGAGAAGTCTAGCTTATCTATCTCACCTTTGATACGGTCATCTACACCCTTATTAACGTTATCTAGCTCGTCTTTCGTAGCGTAATTACCTAAATCACTAGCATCCGCTTTACTCTTAAGACCTAGTGTGTACTCCCTAGAGTTGACAACTGTGTTTGTGATAGCTTCATCAGTTATCTTTTGCTCTGCATTCGCAATACGTTTCATCATCGTTGGTACGATATAACGAGTATCCTGCGCTACTGTAGCTAAGTTTGTACCATACTTGATAGTACCTACACGTATTGGCGGAGTCCACATCGGATAGTACGTTGTGATGACGTTGGCTTTTGGAAGTAATTCTAGGATACCATCAAATGAAACTTCTTCTTGAATTGGGTCTACTAGTCTGTATAAGAACTGGTATGGTCTAATCGTGTTGTCTTTAATTGATGGTGATAATTCTGTTGGTGCAGAAGCTCTACCTGTTACTGCTCGGTCTAAGTTCTTATCTCCTTGTGGATACCAAACCTTACCTCCAGAAACGTATTGACCGCCGAACTGACCGTTACACATTCTCCAACCTAAGAAGTAAGATTTAATCTCCTCTACTGTTGGTGTGTAAGAATCGCTCCAACCAGTATCTACATCTGCTAGAGATAAATACAATTGACCAGTCGTAGCGTTTACCGCCATTTGGTCGTATTCTGGTGTGTTACCGTCTCTAGATAGTCGCTTGCCATCGTGCTTTACTACAATCTCTGATGCGTAAGCGATAGCTGCGTATGTTGCCCCGTCCCCTCTGACACGTTTGAACGTCTGTTTGTTTGCAGTAACCCAATTAGTAGCAATACTTCCTCTCTCTACCTGTACCTTTCTAAATCTTAGCTTCGTATTGTTTGCTGCTGTACCACGAGGGAAATAGATACGGAAGAAAAGACCTTTAGCATTAGCTGGGATTGTGTATGTATGCTTAAGCTTTTGCCATGTACCTGCTATACCTACGTCCCCTCTTGTTTCAATCCAGTTCGTACCATCACTAATCCAAGTAGACATGTAAGCCCCTGCTAAATCTCCGTTAACTTCTGCTGAGAATGTGATAGTCTCTCCTGTGCTAAACCCGTGTAGGTTCATATTGTAATCACCTATCTGGTAGAATGCGTCAGAACCATCAGTACAGTTTAAGATAACATAGTCTTCATAAAACGATAATGTTGACCTTCCAGTACGGTTAATAACAGTATCATCGAATAAAATAGGGTATTCGTTATTAGCGCTAGACTTAATTACCTTATTTATACTGTCCGTATTCAAACCTTTAGATGAGTAAACCCACTGTTGTTGTGTATCCAGCGACTTGTCAATCCAGTATTTAACCTTCACGGGTGTACCGCTTGTGTCCCAAGAGAACTTATCATTAACTGTACCGTCACCATAGAAACTAGCTAAGATAGTTAAGTCAGTTCCACTACTGAATACTGGGTTTGTAACAGGTCTAATACGATTCCCCATTGCACCCCACGCACTTTCTGGTGCAGGAGTCCATACTACTTGGTCAACCGTTTTATTACCTACTTCGATTTTATAATCTTTTATCTCTACTTTCCCTGTTAAGTCTCGTCCACCTAACATAACAGATAAAGTTTTTATTGTTTTAGCTGCGTTAAACTGAAATGAAAACGCTCGACGAACGAAATCGCTAGTAGTTGGAGAACCATCTGCTTTACCTCCCATGCAAGTAGGGTACTCTCTTGAACCGTCTGTATATTCAACTGTGATTTGCATCCCAACCCACGGGTTAACAGTTCCATATACTACATCAGTTAACTTGTATGCTAATGACATTGTTATTCGCTGTTTATCGAATGCAGATACCGCTAAAGGACTGAATTGTTTAGTAGAAAACCCGTTATCGTTCATTTTACCTGTCCAAGAATAGGCAACGTCAGAACTTAAAATGTAATTTCGTCCGTTCCAATCCCAACTGTCCTGATGATTACCTTCAAATTCTGGTAAACCAAGTGTTGCGATTTTTGGTGTGACCGTTACTGGATTTGTAAATGGAACAGTGTCATGATTACCCGGTGTACTAATTGCAGCGATAGTTTTATCAGACATCTCTTGCGCTTTCTGTTCTGTGTACTGTTTCTGTCTGTCCTGTACTTCGATTTCGAACAGAGAATAGAAATTGTAATAGTCATTCCACTTCTGGTTCCATACCACTCTGTCTGCGATAGGTATAATCGCGCTGGAGCTTACATCCCACGGTTTAGGTGTAAAACCATTAAGGTACGCTATTAACGCTGTATAAGCGTCTCCTAGCTTCTTATAGTAAGGGCTTGCTGTAGTGTCTAAACCGATGTTACGAGCTTGTTGTCGGATTGAGTACAACTTACCTTTTCCATAAGTAGTCTTATCGATTTCTGTTAACGGTGCTGGAACATCTGTTGGGTTGTAGTATGTACCTGTGATATCTGCAATCCATGAACGGATTAAACTTCTCTCGAATCGAGTTAGCTTGCCATCATCACCTAGTGCATCTACACTTGTACGGATGTCTCCTACAGAAGTGTTAAGTCCATCGATTTCTCGTTGTGTATCCTCTGGAGCTGGAACCCAGTTTACAGGAGAGTTACCTTGTACTAAGATATGACTGTTTACTTGTAGCTTTAAGTTAGCTGATGTTAAATCAGCAACCTCGAATCGCATCTTAGCTCCTGCTGTATTCATTGCCGCCAACATTTTGAACGTGATGTAGAATGGCTTCCACTCTGTAGTTACTGTGCCTACTGTTGTACCGCTCTTATCAGAGCTTTCACAGAAGAATTGTAAAGGTCTTGTAACACCTGTAGCTCCTGTTAATCTAGCAAGTACACAGAATGTAACTTCGTCGTTAGCTGCTACTACGCCACGAGTGAATAAGTCCACACATGCATAGTCCGCGCTACCCCAGTTAGCTGCTGTTTCGATGATGTACGTACCTTGCCATTGGTTGTTTGTTCTTGTTGCACTTTGAAGCGTCCAACCTCCGCCTGTACAATCTCGTGAGTTTGTAAGTAAGTTACGAATGTTGAAGTCAAGACCATCTGCTGAGAATTGCCATTTTCCATCCATGTATACGTATAACTTACCATCCGTCATGTTGTACCACATTGTACCTTGACGTGGGTTTACTGGTTCTGTTTTCGATACAGAGATATCCTTTAAGTTCGCTACTGTAATACTACCTGTAGCTACTGGAGGAGTCTTGTATGAGCAGAAGAATGTAGCTCTATCTCGAACGTCGTTTACACTTAATCGGAATGAGTTACCAATACCTTTATGGTTGTTATTCCATGCTAAGTCTCCGGCTTGGTCTTCTGATACACGCGTCCAGATAATATCTCCGATACCTACTGTAGATGTGATGTCGTCCGCACCTTTGTAGAATCTAGCAGATACCACAGAATCGATAAAGTCATTGACGAACACAGTACCATTTGTAGAGGTTACTTCTACACGATACGGTAGATTCGATAAAGCACCATCTACTTTTTCCTTTACTTTATCAAGGTCATTTGTGATAGCTATTTGTTCTTCCTTTGTAGCCATCTTAAGCTCTAAGTCTTGTACTTGAGATGTTAACTGCTCTGTACTAACTTTCATAGAGATAGCATTGAATAGTTGAGTGAAGACAGCGCTTTGTTTCTTCATCTCTTTATTCGTGTAGTTTACTGGATTCTCCACAGCTTCTTTGATACGCTCGACGATAGATGCCTCGATACTAGAAGTGAACACAGGTTCTATGTTAGTTAAAGCGGTTACATAGTTTGTGATAGCTGTGTTTATATCTGTCTTCTCTTGTGCTGTAATTGTACCGTCTGTGATAGATGCATCGATTACGTTATGTAATGCTTGGTGGTAACCATCTACACGGTCTTTAGAGATTTTTAGTGTGTTCTTAAGTGTATCCGATAAGAACGGGTCAGCCATAACCTCTGCGTACTTACCATCAAGAACTGTTTTAGATGAGTCAATCGCTTGCATCTTTTTGTTTAACTCTATCTTACGAGTATCAGTTACTTTGCCATCTGGGAAAGCAGAACCAACGAATGTACGTAAGTCTTCTAGAGAAGCTTTTAGAGTTGCTAGGATTGTTTTAATCTCTGCAAGTAACGCATCTTGCGCGCCTTTGATTTCGTCAAGGTCAATCTCGTATGTATTTTTCTCTACCTTTGTCTGTAGTCCATCCTCTACTGCTCCCATAGTAATCTTCATTGTCTCGATAGTTTTATTGATTTGTTTGATAGCCTCATCGTATTCTGGGTTTGTACCGCCACCGTTACCACCACCGGAGCCGATTGGTTTACCATCTACCATAATACCTTCTTCTGTAATCTCGAACTTATGCTTTGGATTTTGAAGAAGTACGTTACCATTCTTTAGGATTTCCATAGAAGACTGGTCGTATGATTCCTCTTCTGGATTTGTCGTATCATTTTTCTTGACAATGGAGAAACTGCCATCTGGGTTCATTTGTTGGTATGTAATACCGTGACCGTTTGGATTACGAGTACCCATACGGAATGTACCATCAGATTTAATGAACACTGTAAATCTATGTTTCTCGTAGATGCCTTGATGAACGTAAAGAACTGTTGGAGCCTTTGGTGATTCCGGTTCAATCAGCTCTCCGTTTGCATAACGAGAACTTGGTAAGTCCATGTAGTCAAATGCTTCGTCCTGTACGTATTCATTGTTTTGGTCAGTGTCAGTAACGTATAAGAAGCTCTTACCAGAGAAAGTAACTTCACGGTTACCGCGACCATCAACATTTGTATATGTCATAGACGGATATAAATTAAATAATTGCCATAGCTCACGTTGTACACCTTCATCAGATTCATCGCCACTAGTCATAGTTGTTCTAGTAAGCATAGATTGGTTGTCAACTGCACCATAAATATTTAGAACGATTGGGTTGTCTTTGTTACCTTCTACGAATCCGATTAGGACTTTAGAGCCTACAGTTACAAGCGTGTTCGTTCCGTATACGTTACCTTGCGGTGTTCTACCTCCGAATTGTATAGGTAAACGTGCAGAGTACTTACCGTTGTCGTTCGGATTCTTTGTTGTAGAATTTTTATATTTAGTAGTGATTACATCTACCGTGTTATATTTATAGTTAACTTTAATAACTTCCGCAAAAGAAAGGGTAACAATATTGTCACCCTCCTTATACGCTCGTTTCATTTCTTTACTTAATTGTGATTGGAATCTCATTCCATTTAATGGTTGATATTCTGTCATAGCATTAATCATCCTCCTTTTTTATATTATAACACGTTTAACCTGTGAACCTTCTTACGTGTCCATTAAATACCTTCTTCCAGTACGAGGTAGTCAAGTCCTCCTCATGAATACCCGGTGTACTTTGTGAACCTATAAACTTACTGTTACCAGAGTAAATACCAATGTGACCATCAGATTTATAGGTATCGAAATAGATAATGTCACCTTCACGTAAAGCTGCGTAGGCTGCATTCTTATCTCCACCACGAGGACTTATCACTTGAAGTCGAGAGTCCTTCGCAATCGTATCTGTTGTCATACCAGTAGCTCCACCATTCAATTGAACTCCATGAAGGTTGTAGCACCACCAAACGAATGATGAGCAGTCAATCTTGATTGGGGAATTTAAGAATGGGTTACTACCAGAACGTCCGCCACCGAATACGTATACCGATGGTTTAGTTGTCATCTCTCTTGCGGTAGCTAGAGCTTGCATTGCAACAGTACCTCCGGCTCCACCACCCATGCCACCTGTACCTCCAGCTCCTCCACCCATTTGTTGTTGGGCTTGTTTAGCTTTCTCTGCAAGTTGAGCGAGTGTTTCTTCACCTAAGTATCCGCCTTTGAAGTCTTCTGATTTACCCCACAAGTTTGTGAATCTAGCTTTACCACTTTCCGGTAAACCTCTTGTTACTCCTAATATAGTAGAATAACCGTTCGTGAAGCTGAACTCATGCTGAACTGACTCTAGGTAGAACTCCCATGTTGTTTCTTGTTCTGCATCCTCATATAATGTTCTAGTTCCTACACGATACATAGGATTACCCAGTACACGAATATCCCCAGAGTAGAAGTTAGGATTCTCACAATACCAGTTATATAGTCTGTCTGTGAACGCTTTCAATTTTGTGTTATCTGCGCTCTTTTCAGAACTATTCGTCTGGTTTGTATCTCCTGTAGCTGCATTCACAATTTGTGTATATTTATCCGAGTTAAACGAACCGTCTTTTAAGGCATCTACGATGCTCGTAGTCATCGATTGCGTCATGCTAGGGTATTTAGCCTTAAGTCCTGCTTCTACCTCTGTACGACGCTTACGCAACGTCTCTGGGTCATTGTACTTGCTACTCTTGATGAACGAATCAACTTCACTAAATGTAGGTTGCTTTACGGTACGAGTAGCTGGTTGTGGAGCTGTCATGACTGCTGGAGTAGGTGTAGCAGTTCCTCCGCCCGGATTAGGCATAGGAGTAGGTGTACCTGTACCTCCTGTATTTGGTAAATTTGTTAATCCACCATTAGCTGCATTGTTCCCTTGCATAGCTTTATCAGCAGACATCAAATACCTGTTTTGTGCTTCTAGTTTCTTATATCCATATTTCTTAATAAGTTCTGGATGGAATCTAGGGAACACACCTAAGTCTAAACTGTTATACTCTAGTAAGCTAGGAGCCTGTACAACATAAACAGAAAAGGCTTCATTATCGTTCTTACCGAATGATTCTTGGATTACGATATCACTCTTAAACTTGTATGTTTCTAGTGCATTCCACTTATCAGGGTCGAATGGAGTAGGACGCATAACCGCAGCACATTGACCATCTTTTGTATATTCAAAGAATAACTCATTAAATGGTTTAGCTGTAAGGTCTTCTAAGAATTGTCTTAAGCTACCTTGATAGTTTACGAATGGAGATGGGTCTAGTAGAGCCTCATCCTTTTCCCAACTCTCGAATCTATGTGTAAAGTAATCTTGTAATCCTTTACCATCGGCGAAAGCGTATTGAGCGTATTTGTATAGGAACCTATCCATAAGTTCATTAGAAATACTAGCCGCTGATTTACCAGAGAAGTGTAAACCATTCTCTGTACCATCTGGTAACCAACCCATAGAAGGAGATATTGCTGCAAACTGCTGGATAACACCTACTTGGAAATTGATTAATGCTTTTGTCATTGCTTGCCCTGTAATACGATATACTAGCGTACCGTTTGCGTATTCTCCATCTTTCTTGATGTCAGATATTAACCCAACCATGATATACGGATTATCCGGTACTTTATCCGTAACGTCAGGAAATACTTTAATTCTAATGAGGTCATTCGCATTTAAAATCTTATCCCATTTATCAACTGCTGTTACGATAAGTGAGAATGCTGGGCTATCATCGGACATACTATTTTTACAACTAAATGAAATGATAGCGTTATCAAATGAATCACTAGATAGTTGCTTCTTTGTATCGTATGTTAGTTCATAAGAAGTATTTTCCGTGATAAGTTGTACTTCGAATGTTGGATACCTCTTTTGAATCTGTACCATATTGTTCCTCCTTTCTAACTAAATAACATATAACCAACTAATATCCCCATTAGGAACGGAGCTGATACACTTACTAATAATGCAAAAACCCATTCACCTTTTGTACCTCGCATTGTTAAACCTCCTTATTTAAAAAGAAGAGAGGGACGGTACTAGACCATCACCATCTCTTTAGAATAGAAACCAAGCATATCCGCAATGTTATTGCCGACCTTCTTCATATCAGATGAGCTTTTAATCTTATCCGATACTTTCTCGTCGCCTTTAACATTGACGTTTATTGTCGCTGTAACATTACCAGAACCGGAACCTGATGGTGCGCCCTTCATAATGCTTGCGATGTTTGTAGCCCAGTCAGAGTTTGTAGCATAACCAGCTTTGTGCATTGCGTCTAGGGTTGTGTTACCTTTACCATAGTAATGCTCTGCAATCCACTTAGCTCCACCCATGATTCCGTTAGCAGCAGCAGAACCTCCACCGTCTTTGAACTCAAAGGCACTTGAATAAGGACTGTCATCGAACGCACCAATACCGAAGAAGTTACCTTTGTCGCGGGCAATCTTAGATGTACCCCAAGCTGATTCTTCGGCTGCATGAGCAACTAGGTAACGAGGGTCAAGACCGAACTGCTGTCCTGCTTCCATAAACACTTTACCCATACCGCGCATCATAGAGTCTTTAGGTGCTTTAGAATCTATCCACTTATCTAAGTCTTCTGCTGTTAACTTAGCATCAGTCATACCTAAGTCATGCTGCGTTACATTGCTGTTTGACCATTTTTGCCCGTCTGATAAGAATCTCAATGAGCCTCCACCAGTGAATCCATTGATACCTCCAGCGCCTCCCGCTCCGCCTTGAGCTGTACCCATGATTCCGTTTTGAGCGCGAGCTTGTGCTAATAACGCTTCCGCCTTTTGAAGTGCTTTCTCATACAGAGTCAAGTTCTCTCTTTCATAAGATAAGTTATCAGTCTTCTTCAATTCGGTACGCTGTTTGGTATTCGTGTTCTCCTTGTCTACTAAATCCTTGATAGCGTTTGGATTACCTGCTGTGTTCGGCATGTTAGTAGGCATCTGTGAGTCTGGAGAATACGCCATACTAGTAGCCATTGGTGTAGCTCCTGATGTAGATGTATTCGTAGCTGCTGGAACATCACTAGATGGAGATGATTTTGGTGCTTCTGGTGCAATGCTCTTTTCTTTACCTTTTTCTGGGTCGAACCATCCACCGATACTTTCACCGATGTTACTACCGAAGATAGAACCGATGATACCACCAGTTAACCCGATAGCTCCTCCGACTAATGTACCTGCACCCGGGATAATAGAACCTGCTGCTGCTCCGGCTGCTGCTCCACCTAAGATACCTCCACCGATACCGCCTATTGCACTACCAGTAGCTTTACCTTTGTCTTCTGATTCTGCGGAAGAAATCGAACTAACAGCGGTTAATGCTGCAAGAGGTAGTAAAATTTTATTAAGTCCTTTGAAAGCGACACTACCTTTTAATCCGCCTTTGAACAAGTTAGGGAATTTATTCGCGTTTGCTGCGGCTGCTGCTCCACCTGCTACTGCGGCTCCTCCGGCGATTGCTTCTCCTGTACCGAAGTTAGCTAATCCACCTGCTCTAGCGCTAGGGTCGAATAAACCTTTAAACCAGTTACCGACTCCACCTTGAGAGTATTGTCGAGTTGCGCCTCCCGGAATTGCTGGTGTTGTTGGTGGTATTGCGCTTTCTGGTACAATTACTCCACCAGAAGATGTCCCATACCCCGGAGGAATATTAGCTCCTGCTCCAGTACCTACGCCACCACTTGGTGGTCTACCTCCAGTACCGCCTCCCGGTGTTACAGTTCCACCGCCAGCTCCGCCTCCGCCACCACCATATGTTCCTAGTGACTTGTTTTTAATAACACCTGCAAGTCCGAACGATGCGGCTGCTGCTAACATTGATGCTGTAAATGCTCCTACTGCAAGGACAGCTCCATATAGAGGGGCTGGTAATCCGCCTAGAGCAATATTAGCTTCACGAACTGCTTCACCCATATCGTTAATTTTTACTGCTTGTTCTGCTGATGTAGCTTCACTTTGACTATCCGTAGCTGCACTAGATTTCTGGTAGTTGCTAAGACGCTTCTTAGATTCCTTTTCTCCTTCTGTTTGGTTCTTCTCCATAATTTTACTTATGTTTTCTTGAGATAAGTTACCTTTGTTGTATTCGTCCATAATACCTTGTACTTGTTGTGTAGTAAGTTTGGCACCTAGACGTTCATTGGCGAAGGATGCGAAAGCTTCGTACTCTCTTTCTTTATTACCGCCACCTGCTGCTTTAGCAATACCAGCCATCTTATTAACGATTTCTGGACTAGCGACACCCTTTTCCATTTCCTGTCTTAGTTTCCAACGTCCTTCTACGCCTTGATACTCGGTACCTTGACCGAACGCTACACGAACAGAAGCGTCACCGAATCCATTACGGATACCTTCATCAAGCCCAGCTAACGCCTGACCACCTTTGCTACCTTGTAATGCGGATACGCCGGAATTAGCTAAAGCTGCTTGTAATCCCATTGTTTGCATCATGTCTTGGTTTGTGATAGAACGTCCCTGTGTCATTCCTTGTAAGATACCATCTAGAGCTTTAAGTTGGTCTTTTTCACGACCTTCCATTCCACTCTGTTTGATAGCTCCTAAGAATGCATTCTGGAATTGTTTTGTTGAGCTTCCAGTTACGCCGCCACTACGGTAAGCTGTATCAAAGAATTGTTGTGTGTCTTGTGCGCTGATACCAGTGGAACGGCTAAATGTTGCTTGCCCACTCATGGCATCTTGTAAATCCTTACGACCAGTGTTACCTCTAGCTGTTAAATAGTTTTCTTGGAATGCTAACATATCTGTACCTAAGAAACCTAATTTATTAGCTTTTCCGGCTGTCATAGCATTGTTACGAATATCCGTTCTCCAGTTAGAGCCATCCATACCAGTTTGTTGACCGATGTAGACTTCGCTAGGTCGCATCTCTTTACTTAGTGCGCCACCTTTACTATATAGACCGCCGATAGTCGCTCCGACTGCACCTGTAACAGCCATACCAATAGCCGGGGCGCGTTCGCTAATCATTCCCTGAACTGTATTTCTATCTGCTTTTTGTTTTGTGCCTACTAAAGATTCATGATACGATTGCATATTAGATGTAGTAGTTTCTAAAATTTTATTCAGTTTTGTACGAGCTGTCCATTCTTGGTCTAATGCTCTAATGTTATTTTGTAACTTCACACGTTGTTGCATATCCTTATTTGTTGCGTTAGGATTTGACTCAATCGTATTAAGCTGTTTTGCGAAGTCTGTTAACTGTGTAGAGATTTCTGTTAACCGATTTAAGTTAGCATCTTTACTATTTTTGTATGAGCCATTAACAGTTTGGTAATCCTTAGTAAAGTTAGATGCTTGTTGATGTGACATGTACCCGGAAGCGCTTGCTCGACGAGCTAAACTTTCCGAACGTCTGTCAAGTTTTTTAGCTTCTTTAATTTGATGTAGTACATCATCTAACTGACCTGATGAAGCGTTAATATCCGCAAGGATACTTTTTACAGTTTGTTTAGCTTCATTTAGATTTTTTGTATCGACATGCATGATACCTTTTTGTTGGTAGTTCGTGCTAAAGTTCTTTGTATATGTTTGCCCAAACTTAGCTAAGTTCTTTTGGTAATTTGTTGCTTTTGTATATGTACGGTCTAACTCTCTACGTTGCTCTTGAACAAACTTGAGATAGTCCTGTTTTGATTTCATGTCAACGCCAGTAACTTTCTTCATTTTGTCAGAGTCATTATTCTGGAACATACGTTGGTTAGAGCCTTTAAGACTCTTATCTAAATCTTTAAGCAAGGCTTGGAGTTTTCTATACTCTTGGGCTGCTTGCTTCGCATGTTTCATACTGTTGAGGATATCACTATCGTTTGTAGTGTGACCGCGACTTTCTCCTTTTTTCTGGAGCCTGTCAATATCGTCCATAGCTTGTTTAACTTTATTTAAGCCTTTCATGGCTTTTTCTATATCCGCATTGACATCAAATATAAATGTTTCTTTATTAGCCAAGTTCCCTCACCATCCTTTTTACTTAAAGAAAAGTAGAGGGAAAATCGCCTCTACCCACTTTAAAGTGTTGTATATTCGTCGTCATCGTCTTCGAATAATGCAATAGCCTTGTCCATTGCTTTCTTATTCAATGCGTAATCGGACGTAGGAGCCTCACCAGCAAGCTCCCGGTCATCAACTAGACGTTTACCTTTACCGCCTCTAGAACGTTCTCTAGCAAGCTCCTCGGCTTTCTCTAGCTGTTTGTTTATGTATTGAGTGACTTCGGATTCACGAGATGTCATGCCGCCGTTTTCCAGATGCTCATTGTACTCATCCAGTCCGTCGAATCGACCCTCAAGGTTTTTAAGGTCTTCCGCTTTCGTCATAGCATTAATCTGTTCAGCAATCTTATTACCGTCGTGACCGTCTTTAAGTACTTCCCAATCACCAACATCGCGGTTCCATACTTCTTCATCGAATGATGAGTCATAATGGTCGCCATCGCCTTGTACACCTTTACGTGCGCGCTCCATTTCCCTAGCATCTTCCGCCATAGAATAAAGCATTAAGTCTATCTGGATATCTGATAGAGCTTTAAACTCTGGACTAGTTGGGAGTATTTTAAACTCTCTCATTAATGCCCACAGATTTCGCATATAAGGGGTACGAGCTAATTGTTTTAACCCGCCGAACTGCTTTACCTTATCTACGAAAGGTTTGCATCCATGCGGAGAAATCAACCCCGATTGCATATAAGATATCTAAATTGTAAATATCCTCATCCTTTTCTAAGCATTTCGGAACTTCTTTACCGCAAACTCGTAGAGATGCTAATGTTTGATATACGACTAAGTAGTACTGTGACATGTATGTATTCATTCCGCTTAAGTATCCTGCTGTCATCGCTTGGATTTTACCGACTTCAATCGCGTTCGGTGCTTTGATTGCGACTGTAAATTTCAAGTCAAATTCTGGTAAGTCATACTCTTTTCTAAATACGTCATTCTTACCTCGGATAATTCTATCTACTACCTCTCGTTGCTCTTCTTGTCTTTCTGCTTCTATTTGCTCCGGTGTTTTAGCCTCTTGTAAGTGTTCAATATCTTTCTGAATATTCTGTAAATTTGTCATATTTATTTGCCTCCTAAGTTATCTATTAATAATATAGCACTTGCTTTTCCCTATATATCTATTATAACATAAAAAGGACTACCCACTTGTTGGATAGCCCTCTAGTAAATTACTTAACATATTGATAGTAACCGTAAGATACATTCTTGATTGTTGGTTCATATGTTCTAATTTGTCTTAATGTTTCACTTGGGTGATTCATTTGGATTCCTGCTTTGTTTAAAGCTTTAACTAATTCTTTAGATTTCATTGGTTCAACATGCTCTTTAAGAATTACTTTAGCGAATTGAGCGACAACTCTATTATCGTTTGTGCTACCTCTCATAAGTGTCTTTCTCATTTCTAACTTATCAGGTTCAAGACCAGCAGAAGGTTTTTCTTTAGGCTCGTCCACATTAAGAGGTGGAATGTCTGGTTGCTCAATTTCGTTGCATAAGTTTGTAGGTTGCGTTGGTTCTGCAATTGTTATTCCTTCTTTTTTCATGTTATCTATTAGAACTTTTAGCTCGTCCATCATTTCTGGGACGATTTTTTTAAATTCTTCTCTTGCAGATTTGTTAGCCTCTTCTACCATTTCTTGTGGAACCATTGGTCTTTCGTAAGCCTCTGACATAACTTCGTCCACTTTAGCAGCTTGTTCGCTCATTCTATCGATTTCGTCTAGCTCTCTTAATCTATCTAAGTTCTTTACATACTCTGTTAATAGACGAGCGCGCTCCTCTTCGATATAATTCATCATTCTTTCTATAGCTTGTCTTTCTGTAAATGTTACTGTCATTTTATGCATCTCCTTGTCATTTGATAACCTTAGTATAATTAGGTATTTCCCAAAAGTCAACAAGAAAATAAAAAAATAGACACGATTATTTTTCGTGTCTACTTAATGGTCTATTAATTTAGGATTGTAACTTGTACTGTTTTTCTTCCCCAGTCGCTAGAAACCTTTTTGTTTGGCATCAATACGTCGATACGATTACCTTTGATTGCGCCGCCAGTATCACCAGCGATTGCTTCTCCGTAACCTTCTACATAAATACGAGACCCAAGTGGGATTACGTTCGGGTCAACTGCAACCATTTTCATACTAGGATTTGCTGATAGGTTGTGACCCATTGCTGTTTTAACTACTCCGCCATATGTACCGCCATTCTCATCTGGTGAAGCTGTATATGCAGTAGCAACAACTGTAAGTGTTTTACCTGATGGCTTTTGAGCTACTGTTTCTTTCTTAGGTTCTGCTTGAACCGGAGCTTGCGTATGTACGACTTCTTGTGTGTTACCTTTTAGTAAAGATAATAGATTAATATTTTGTTCTGCTGTTCCTGTGTAATTACCAATTCCATAATCAGAAGCTAGTTGACTGCGGTTAGAGAAACTGTGGTCTTCACCTTTCTGGTATAGGTAATCTACTACGCTTGTCTCACTAGCTTGTGCGCTGTGACCTCCTACAAACAAGATTCCTGTACCGATTGCTAATGTTGTTACGATATTCCTTAATGTTTTCATTAATTCGTTCTCCTCTACATTATATTTGTATTGCTTATACTTCTTAATGTAACACAAACATACAGGAAATCATTGGATGTAAAGGAATTGTAATAGTATTGTAATAAACCGTTAGTAAACAAAAAGAAAACTAGCCTACTAGACTAGTTTAAATTTAATCTCCATATTCAAGAAATCTCGACCCTCTTTGATTTTTTTATCGTGTTGGTAGAGTTTCCACTTTAACTCCATCCAATGATTTGTAAGATTATCCACTTCTGTTCGTTCTATGTATAGTATTAAAAATTCATCTGTCGATATATTAGTTAGTTTAACAGTATTTTGTTCAACAGGTTCAATTTTACAACCGATGAAATCATAACCAAAGTCTTCTAGTACAACTAGATATAACCACTTACGGAATTTCATGTCTTGTATTTCTCTTATTTTATCTGATATATCATTCATATGTCTGCTCCATACGTCTTGCCATCTATTAGCGCTATTCGTTACCTTTTCCTCTGTATTGAAGCTTAACTTTAGTTTCTTCTTAGCTTCTGTTGTATCGATACCTGTATTCTTATACATTGTAACCTCTGACGTTGGTAGGTTTCCGTCTACATAGTACATCTGACGAAAACTAGCTTGTCTCATTAAATCTCTCATTTTATCATTCATTTTAATTCCTCCTTGATTTGTGTAATTGTAAACGTCATTCCTTTGATGTATGTTTCGTGTTGTTCTAGATAACCCTCGTCATCGTTAGTGTAGTCACAATGGTATAAAAATGCTCTAATAGTGTTCGGTGTTGTTACTACCTTTATAACGAACTCACATCCCCAACCATCTTCTAAGTAGATAATCCCACTATCGAAGTATGTAATTTTCGTATTGCTTGGTAACAGGTTGTCCGCGATATACTTAACTAACTTAGTTGGCTTTTTCATATTCTCTCCTCCTTTACTTTTAGTATACATGCCAACTAAAAAATGTCAATAAAAAAGAGACTAATTATAGTCCCTAAATTTTTGTCCATTTTTGTACTCCATCGTTACCTATGCTCATTTTCCAGTTGCTACCGTCTGGTGAACGAAGTACAATACCTTTTGCTGTATCACCGAAGGATAAGTCACCGTAAACAGTGTTATCACTCTCTGTGTTAACGAATGCGACTGGGTAACCATCTCCAGTTGTACCAAAGATACGGTTGATACGAACAAGTGTGTTTACATTGTTAGCGCCCCAGATTGTGAATTTAAGCTTATATGTTTGTACAGCTCTGGAAGCTACGTGTAATGAAGATGTCTTTAATCCTGCTTGGTTTGTAAGTTGGACGTATGAACCACCATTAGCAGTTACACGTTCTATCTTTACATTGGTAGGAGTCTCACCTTGACCAAACGCTATACCTACAGATTCCATGTACGGTATTGGTTTAGCTCCAAAATCTATCTCTATAACGATTGGTGCCGCTAGAGTTGGGTTTGTCCATCTACAGAACTGCTCTTTACGAAGAGAGAACATACCGAAGATGTTTCCGCCTGTCTTAGCTGCTCCTATTGAAGCGACTGTGTAACGTTTATCTGCTTGTACTAGGATATCGTCTTGGTCACCTACCATTGTTTTATCTGCTGGTAGTATAGGCGTAATATCTGGTGGTGGTAATGTAGGTGTAGCTGTGTATGGCATGTATGCGCGTCCACCATCTTTTGTACTTGTCATCATGATTCTAGATATGGTAGCTACAGGTATAGGTGATGGTTTCTTAGGGTCATCTACTTTATTATTACCCCAGAACTTAATTCTAACCTTTGTACATTTATCTGCTCCAGCCCACGGTGCTGATACGGCGTGGCTCTGTGACTTGTTGTTCTTTGTCCAGTGAACCCCACCCATCCATTTATTTGATACGCTATCAAACATATCTAACTCGTATCCTTGTGGTTGGAATCCCCACGGTGAAACGGCTGTCAGGAAGGATGCATACCAACATGGGTCGGTAGATAAATCTATTTCTAATACAACCGGATTTTCATATGTTACATTGGACATATTAAATGTAACTCCGGCTTCTGTGTCGAATGATAATAGGTCTGTTAGTTCCCCTGATATAATCGGATGCGTAGATGTTTGTGTGATAGTGAATCCGCGCTTATCCCCATTTACCATCCAGTCATCCTGATTTCCTAAGAAGTTAGGAGTGTACGGAATAGAAACAGGAAATGCGTTGATACGTTTATCTGCTACATAGTTATTTGGACTAGGAAATGAGTTTAAGTATCCATCATCTACCCATGACTCTGTTAACTCTTGAGCCATAGCTGATTTCACTTCGTTGAACTTGGATGTTTTTGTAAATTCAAATGCAGGGTTTGTAACTTTCATTTTATGTAAATCCCAGAAGAATCCGTCGAAATGATTCAATGCTGATTCACAATAAATCATGCGCTTAGAACCTGCTTCTGCTTGTAGTTGTAGTTGACTAAATAAGTTACCGCCAACATCACGAGGTATACTGTTATGCCCTTCTAAATAGATACCGTAATCAAAGTTCATAATTGTTACTTGGTGGAATTGGTTCGCGTTCACCCACGAAGGATGATTGTCATCTTTAATAGACGGGTCTACGCGTAAGTGAATACCTTTACCGATGTTCGTCATTGTTATATTATTACATTTAACATTATCTATATATGAATCAGGTGTGTTTGCTTCCATGAGTATTCCTGTACCCAGCCAACCGGAAGACTTCTGGACACCCATGATATTTATATCTTTTAGTACATGACTTTGTTCGTAGAATTGAAATATATCTGCTGCGTTAAAGTAGAAACACGCTTTATCATAAGAGGGGAAAGATTTTAAATCGATTGTAGCTCCTTCTACAGAAGCTAAAGGTTTCATTTGAAATATGTTAACATTACTTCGAGGTTTTATAATGGCGTTTGGTGCGAAGACTAGTTGTACACCTCTTGGTACTACAATTGTTTTCGATACGTTATATGTATCTCCCGGAACATACATTGTTTTAATGCCGGACTTTTCCATTTTTTCGAATGCTTCTTCGAATCCACTACTAGCATCATCATCTCTTGTGAAAGGGGCAAAGTCTCTTAGATTGAGTCCTCTTTCATAGACAGCCGTAAAAATTGAACGCGGAGATACACCAGCCACAAAATCACCGACTTCCTCTATTATTATGATTTAAAAAAAGGAGACTAAATTAATAGTCCCCTTATTTGTTATGCGCTACGAACGTTAGCAGAAGTTAGGAAGTAGAAACGAGCTGTCTCTGAACTGATTTCACCAACGTTAACGCTTTCATTGTAGCTATCGATAGAGCAACCACGATACGCGATTACTACTTCTTGTGTCAAGTTATCATATAGTACAATGTCCATGATATCCATTTGTAAAACTTCTTCGCCTAAAGCAGCGAATCCTAGAGAAGCTAAGTTCTCTTTCTTCATTCGGAAACGTTCTACCGTTACAGAACCTTCGTAACGTAAGTATACGTGTTCCTGTGGCATGATTGAACCAATTTGGTAAACACCTTGAGTACCGAATGAACGTTCAGAGCTGATAGATTGAGCGCGGGCAATCGGAACGTTCTTAATCATGAAGTACACGGTATTTGCCGATTGGACAGTTTGGTTAGCTAAACTTGCCATATATTCATTCACTCCTATTATTAAATTTTAGTAGAGGGGAACTTGTCCCCTCCGATTATGCTGATAAGTGGTTATCTTTGTAAGACAGGTACACGTTGATGTAGTCTAAGCCTTGTGTTGGTTGTACAGCGATGTTGATGATTGCTGTGTTACCATTGATAACTACTTGGATGTCTTCTGGGCTGTAGTTAACGATTAAGCCATCTACGTTCTTTTGGACATCTAAGAATGACTCGATACGGTTCTTGATGATAGATGCAGAAGTGTTACGGATACGTGTTCCGATAAATTCTTCATCAAGTACAGTACGTAACTCTGTAGTTAAGAAGTCAGAAACCTCTCCTAAAGAGATACGGTTTTGTACAGGCTCATCAATACGGTTGTATGTAGTCGGGTCAGAAACAACACGGTAAGTTGAACCTTTACGGTTACGAACGAACTCTGTCATTACTACTCCTGATGCATCCAATTGGTCTAACTGTTCACCGATGTATTTCTTACCTAATGACTCGATGTTCATTTTCTTGTAAGTAACTGGTTCACCTACAGCTAGTCCACTTGCTAAACCAGCGATTTGAGCTGCGTACATGTAACCCGGAGCTTTATAAACTCGACCATCAGCCATACGACGAACTACATCGTCACCGACAAGAGCGATACGAGCGTTACGGATATTCGCTTGACGTGCTTTAAGACTTTCGAATGTTTCATCGAAACCTCCACCAACGAATCCGCGTAACTGGTTACCAGCGTTAGATTCTGTACGTAAGAAGTGAGAAAGCTCTGCATGGATAGCTTCACTAGCTGTTAATGGTACGATGTAGTAACCACCAACGTCTGCTACCTTAAGGAACATATCAGCCCAAGAAGTAGGAACCGTTCCAGTTGAACCGCCAGCTAAACTAGTTACTGGGATTGAAGCTGGGATACCTTTAGTGAAATCTACCTCAACACTTACGTAACGGTCAGAAGCTAATGCGTTAGCTAAGTCAGCAGCGATAGCTTTGATTGGCTCCGCTTTGTCTTTCGTTAAGTCTTTAGCAGCCATAACGTCGAAGTATTGTGTTTTAACGTTCTTATAGCCTCCTAGACCGCTCATACTAGCTTTGAAGTCTGGTAGGTTGTTGATGTCATTGATAAGCGCGTTAACGTCCTCAAAGACCCCTGTACCTAACTCGTAAGATTTAACTACTGCTAGTGACTGCGTATCTGCACCTACTTTTAAAATAAGTTTAGTAGCTAGTTTAGTAGCAGAATCTACAGTAACCTCTACGTTAGCTTTCTGTGCGCCTGTGTATTTAAGGTCGAAAATGTTACCAATGTTATCGTATGTTTTTTCGTAACTCTCTTTTGTGAAGTAAACAGTGAATCGTTTAGACTTCGTTAAAGCGTTATCTGTTAACGTGATTTGGATGTTGTTTGCATCTGCGCCATATACGTTAGATGTGAATTTCAATCCAAGATTTGTTAATGAAGCTTGCTTTGCATCGTCAGTACGTACAGCGTAGATTTTACCTGCACCGTTAAGGTTTAATGCTGGGTTCCAAGCCATCTCGATAGCATCTACTAACTCACCACCACGGAAAGCGGTACGAGCTTGTGCTAAGTTTGTTAATTCTACTGGTTCGTTAGGTTTACCATCTAAAGCTGAACCAAGAATGATAATTGGTTTTTCACTTTGAGCGTTAGCAGAACCTAAAGCTGTTGAGTCCAAGAATACTTCGGTACGTGGACGTTTTCTGTTGAAACCATATGAAACTGCCATATATGTAATCTTCCTTTCCTATGTATGATTATTTTAAATTAAAGTGTTGCTTAAGTTTTTCCAAGAAAATTAGTTCATCTCTTTGGTAGTGTTGTCCATTCATTAATGCTCTGAATCCAGCCAATTGAGTATCACTTAAATCGTATAAGTGTTTCGCTGTTTGGATGAACGTATCAATGTGGACGTAAGGTGCAAGCGGCTCTACTTTTTTCTTTACTTCTTTCGCTTCCTTTTCCACTATGAACCCTCCGTTCTATTAATTGAATTTACTATTTATTTGAAGTTCCTTAATCATGTTTTCGATTGGAACGTCTAAACTATAAGATGTAACGTATTTGATGATGGTTTCGCGTCCATACAGGGTTTCTGCTTTAGCGCCACCGCCAGCGTTTTCACCTACTGGTATCTCATCTATCTGACCGAACTTAACGCCTTGTAACAGGTTGTTTGTATGCTCTTCTGCTGTACTTCTCATATAGATGAGTACTGCTTTAAGCAATAAATCTAGGCATCTTACTGTATTCATGTTGGTAGAGAGTACTAGAATGGAATAGTATTCCGTAGTAGTGAAACCAGAACGTACACCGAACTCACCTTTACGAGCTGGATTTTCTGATTCCGCCTCGTACCATACAGTAAAAGGTTCTAAATTTTCTAACACTTCGTTGTAATCGAAGTACATCCGGTTACCTTTATACTCAAGTTCACCTTTGGAAAATGTAATACCCGTTACGCTATCAACTTCTGCAATAGGCTTACTAACCTCTAAATACATTTTTCCGTTCGTTTGGTCTACTTTGACTGCGGATTGTTCGGATAATAAACCTCTCGATGGAGCGCCATATGTGCTTTCTTGGTTACCGATACTAGTGTGAGATTCTTCTCCCTCTCTAAGACCGATATAAATGGCTCCTCGAAGCATCTGTTTATCTTGTGGCATTGTGTATACGATGGGTATTTCCGGGGGAGCCGGGTTACGTTTTTCGTCGTATACATAAGCCTTGATAAACGCTTCTCTTACGTTCGGTTGAACCTCTTTTAATAGTTCTTCTATAATATAGCGGTTCGTCAACAAATTCCCCAGAGTCGTTTCTATCTGGGTATGTAGGTATGTATCAATACTAGATAACAAGTTTTCTCCTCCTTTCTAAGCTCTAAACACCATTCTTCATATTCCACTTCATAAGCCTGTTAACGTTCGATACGAAGGTTTTAGAAGTGTTATTGACAGTTACCTTACTTCTATTTACAACCCAGCTACTAGCCGGAGATTTGTCTGATACGGTACGGAATGCTACATAGTCATGTCGATTATTTCCCACTTTTATCTTCGTGATGTTCTTAGACATTGGTGTGTAGTTCAACATGCTTGCATCAGATTGTTCTCTCTTATCGTACAAGTAATCTGATATAACTGTTTTACGCGTGTTCGGTTGGATATCAATAGCCCGTAGTTGTTCGTACATCCTACGTGACATACCTCTTGCTTTCCTTCTGATTGGGATTGTAAGGTACCATCCACCATCCTTACTTGTTTTACGCTTACTACTTTGTGCGAAGTAAGGCTTAAGGTCGATGACACCCATAGAATCTAATCGTTTTTCTGTTAACTGTAGGTACTTCGGTTTCCTTTTTACTTCCATATTCTGTGGTTTGCTCTTAATGATGGCTTCCGCCGTTTCATCTAGCACTTGGTTACCTAAATTATTTCCCAGATTGGTTAACGCCTTTTTCATTTGCGCTTGGCTCTGGAAAATCTTAGGTCTTCTATTATTCTTCTTAGCCATTATTAACCAATCCCTTTGAAGAATCCGTTTAATCCATCTGTACTTGGCTTACGCTTCGCATCAATGATAGTATCTACTTCCTTATTATTGACACCTGTTTCGAAAGCTTCTTTGTCTATGAAAATATCTTCACGCTTTAGCAATATCTTTTGAACTGCATTGTGTTGTGAGTAATCCATATCTCGTACATATCGATGTTCTTTTAACAGGTCTGCTACTAGGTATCGTAAAGTGGTGTCAATATTAATCGATATATTGTGTCCTTCTAGATGCTCTTTAGGGAAGAATAGATTCTTGTTGTAATCAACTGTGTAATCTTGTCCCTCTAGTAATTCACCTTGCATAGAAGTAACGAACTCGATTTTCTTTACATCATAGACCATGAAGAAACCATGCTCGATTCTACGCTTGGAAGCATCAAAAATGAATGACTGTGATATAACAGCTCTAGGAACGGTTATTCTGTCACGGAATGCGACTCGTGTTGCCCGTTCTGGTGTGCCAATTGCGGAGCCTGTATCGATTAAACCTAAGTCACCATTGAATACACCTTTCTCTTGGGATTGAATCATCATACCTATTTCTTTAGCAGGTAGGTAGGCAATCCCTCTCCCGTGACAGATTTTACAGCTTTGCTGTGGTTGTCTTGTTGCTCTATCGCGGCAAGGACATAAATAAGATTTCTCCCATAACACACGTTGGGCGAAGTTGTCAATATGACTATCTAAGTCGGGTAATCTATGCGTTGCCTGTGCGGTAGCTTGCAACATATACGGTTTATCCGCCATACTCTACCTCCTCTCTTAAATAATTCCTAAGTTAACTCCATAGTAAGATTTCAATCCATCTACTAATTCTTGGATATCTCTATCTAGCTGCATGATATCGGCTGATGCTCCACCATACATAGCAGATTGAGTTGTATCAATGTGTTGTGAAATACCATCGATACTGATATCCATAGACGCGATACCTGCACCTACAATTAAGCGACCCCATTGTTGGAATACTTCTTTTAAAGCAATCTTGATAATGAGTGTCCATAAGTCAGGGTGCATTTCCCACGGTTGCGATACGCCTCTTCGTTTTGGGGGTAACATTCCAGCTACATACTCTACATGGAACATCTGTGGAGCGTAGTTATTACCTACTAAATGAGGAATGCCAGCAATCATAGGATAACCGGAGTAGGCTTGCGCTAAATTCATGTTCTGACCCGATTCTGACAGCATTAGAGTTGGTAACATCTCTAAGTGACCCTCTAGCTTATAAACTCTCCACCACTTCGTAGGGTAGTCGAAAACGGTTCCTCCACCATACTCTAATGTAACCTTTTCTACTTGCATGATAGGTCTTTGAGTTGGTCTGATGAACATGAAGCTTTCGAAATCATTACGATAGTAGTCATGATGTTCGGAGTTGTATCGAGGGAGTATTACGATGTCCAACTTCTTCTCTGCTTGTGCTACAGCTTGCTCTATCTTAGATTGATAGAATGCATCCGGCATGTATTCACCAGTTCTAGGGTCAGTAACAGTAATACCAAAGTGATTCATTTTAATGGCATCTACGGTTAATCCATAGTCTTCTAGTCGTAGTTTTTCAATATCTTCTACATTGATTAGTTTCTCGTTGTTATGTTGATATTGATTTCCTCTTTCGTTATTTGTGAACATATACAACCCTACTCCCTATTATTCTTTATCTGCTTTAGGTGCAGCTTTTTTAGCCGGAGCTTTCTTTGCTGGAGCTTCTTTCTTTGGTTCCGGTTTTTCTTCTACTAGAGTGAATCCTTGAACATGCGCTAAAGCTTTCTCTACTTCTGGTTTAATATCTACAGCTTCACCTTTCTCGTTGAAGGTAATATCTCCATAGGCTGATGCTACTGTCTTTCCTGCTAATTGTTCATTTACTAACATAATAAATCTCCTTTATATCGTATTTTTTGAAATAAAAAGGAGCAGATTTTTTGTCTGCTCCTATTCAATTTTTTATTTAGTTGTCAAAGGACGTACACTATGATATTATCAGGTTAGGGTATGGTAGTTGTCATAGGGTTATACCGCCTCAATTAAGAGGTCGGTATGCCTATCTAATAGAAACCCTAACTAGTTTTGGTATGTATTAATTAAGGACGGTAAGTAACATCTGCTGCTAAAGCTGGGATGTACTGAACGTTCTTGATACGAACCCATTTCTTAGGAGCGTATAATGCTAATGCACCGTACCAAAGGACTGTGAATGTTGTAGTAGCGTTCATTTGAGCTAATGGTAACTTCATCATTGGAAGTAACTCTAGTAAACTGATTACTTGTGGAGTTAATTCACCGATGAATACATCAGTAGTCTCAGGAATCACTTGGTTACGGTCAACGAATGTGATTACACCGTTCTCATCCGCTTTAGAAAGTGGAACACGAGCGATTAAGAAGTAGTGACCTGTCTCGTTACCTTTACGGTAGATAGAGATGAATTGCGGTTTAGCTTGGTATAAAGATTGAAGCTTAACTGCGATTGATACAGAGTCAGTAGGGTTAGCTACAACTGCTGTTACTTCGTCAGATGCTAATGATTCTGCATCATCAGAGTGTACTACTACTTTGTAACCGTGAGTCTTAATATCTTTCACTGGACGGAATGCACCTTTATCGCCTGTCTTAACTGTAGCAGTTACAGATGCAGGAGCTTGAGGAGCGTTTGGTTCTGGGATACGGTCAACTAAGATGTTGTCGTTCTCCATGATTGTAGAACCGTGTAAGTTGATAGCACCACGAGTAGATAAGAACTGGTTGATAGAGAATCCAGTAGAGAATCCACCAGCTTGTGATGGTTGAATTACACGTTGACGGTCTAATAGATTGTTAGTAAAATCGGCTTGCACACCAATCGGCATAAACGCATCTGTAGCTCGTCCATAACCTTTACCTACGATTACAGCCGCTTTGTTTAAAGTAGCCTCATCTAAACGTTCACCTTTAAGGTCGATAACGTTAGTAGCTTCGTCAATAAGCTTCGTTAAACCATCAAACTCGATACCAGCTTGGTTGTCTGCTTCTGCTGCTAATGCTGCGTCACCGTAGAAGATAGCCCACTCGATAGATTTAGCAATTACAGAGATTGCGTCTTCCGTTAAGATAGTCATTGGGTCAGCGATGTTGTTAACTAAACCAGCAGCAAGTGATTGTTGCTTAGTGTCAGATAAGAACTTCATTTGAACCGTTTTTTGACGGATGTTAGGGTCATTGATAGATGCTACCCCAACCTCACGAACGAAACGAGAGTGACCTGTACGACCATGTTGATTGAAGACTGCGTATTTAGCAACTGTTGAGTTAACTTGTTGCTTGTTAATCAACGGATAAATAGTGAAATCTCCATTTGTGAATGCAAGCATTTTTACTTGGTCGTCTAAAAGTTCACGACGTAAAGCTGCTGCGTCATGCTGTGTATCTGGAGTAATACCAGTACCAGTTGTAAATGACTTCGAAACTAATTCCGCTAATTCCGCTTCTGCGCCAGCAGGGAGCTTACGAGCTTCGACTTTCTGTTCTTTTTGTAATTCTGTCATTTATAAATTCTTCCTTTCTAGTATATGTATTTTATATATTTTATTGATAACGTAATTTATCTCCCCTTAACTCTATTATACCACAAATGGAAAAGGTAACTTAGGAGGAGGGAAGCTACCTTTTCGTATTTTTAGAGCCTACGAGTATAATATAACACTTCTTACTTATTTTTTTCGGAAATGGATTATTTACCTAAAACTTTTTTGAAGATTGCGATATCATCTTCTGTTTCGCGTCCTTCTTTGACACGGTTAACTGCGTGGAATACACGGTGGTTAGTACCTGCATCAAATTTACTAGCGATAGCGATATCTACTACTTGAGAAGTATAGTCAGCAGCTTTAAATACTTCTTCAACTACTTCCTCTTCTTTTTCGTCACCTTCGACAAAGATATCAGCAGATTTAGCAATATACTCTACTGCTTTACCTTCTGGTTCCTCTTCTTCAACAGCAGTCATAGATTTTTCTACAACTTCCTCTTTCACTTCTTCCTCTTCCTTAACCTCAGGCTCTTTAACTTCTTCTTCCTTAGGCTCTTCCACTACTTCTTCCTTAACCTCTTCTTTCTTAAGGTTCTCGAAATGTTTAGCGATATTTTCAATCACAGGAAGGATAGATTTAGTTACTTCTTCGATAATAGAAGTACGCTGTTCTTTCAATTCTGTTTTAACGCCCTCATAAGACTTTACAACGGCTTCGAACGCAGTTAATAGTTCTGCACCAGAAATCAATTCAGAAGCTTCTGCTGGAGCTGTAGGTGCCTCAGATTTCTTAACTTCTTCCTTGTCCTCTTTTTTATCCTTATCTTTACCTTTTTCCTTGTCCTTGCCTTTTTCTTTCTCGTCCTTTTTGTCTTCTTTGTCTTCTTTTTTATCAGCAGACTTTTCGACAACTTCTTCCTCTTCTTCTTTAGCCTCTTCGACTTTTTCTTCGTCTTCTTTAGCTTCTTCTTCCTTCTCTTCTGGTTCCGGAATTTTAGCCTCGGCTACAGGGGTAACGTCTTGTTCGACAGCTAGTTCCATAGATTTTGAAACTTCTTCCTTCTCTGACATTCCCTCTAGTTCTTTCGTTAACTCAGAAATTTTTACTTGTGTCATTAATTATTGCTCCCTTCTGGATTTCGAATAAAATGTTTTTAATTTCTCTAATGCTTCATTTCTAGAATATCCTTTAGCAATCTGCAAGAATAGCATCGCGCACTCAGGAGTATTTCTATCCATCGCATCTAGGTAATCTCCTATTTTATCCCATGTTTCTTCAAACTCAGAATCACTAGATTTCTTTAAAGTCCATGTAAGGTTATAAAGACTTCTAGCAAAAGATTCCGGGCTTAATGCTCCAGCATCTAAAGCGTTTTCTGGAGAGATAGGATAACCAGCCGTAAAGGACTTCATAAAGTGTTCCCATGTTGCAAATGGGTTAGCTGGATTCGATGTTACTGCTACGTTTGTAACTTTTAACTTTTTAAGAATACGTGGGTCATCTTCGTCCCGTCCGTAACCGAACCCCTCTACAGAGAATCCTAGTTTACGCTTGATACCGGACTTCTTAATGTTTGTTGCTAAATCCCACATAGTCTTAGCGTAAGGGTTGTCCTTGTATAGTTTACATTCAACATACAAACCAACTTCCGGGTCAACATACGTCCCTTCTGTTGGAACTCCTATTTTGTAGAAGTCTCCTTGTTGATGTTCATAGTTTATATATCCATGTTGCAAGAAGTAATTGATGTCGATACCAGCAGGGTCAACAATGTCATCCTGTCGGTCTAAATCACGAGTAGTTGCGTACCCACGAAGATACCAAGATTTCTCGGAAGGAGAATCGTCATTCTTTTTAATAGATTCTTCAATGTCGATTGGTACGAACATATTAAACTTACCTGTTGCTTTATCCACATATGTTTCCAACTGCATTCCTCCTTTCTAAGTGGTACGATAGTAACTGATATTAATATAGCAAAAGTACCACTTAGTCGAGGGTTATTCTATTTATTTCCATGTTTTCTTTCGATAATCAATCTCTTGAAGTACTTGTCCATCTCGTATACCTTGTTTGTACTCAGGAGTATCGTCACCTTCGCAACCGAATCTAGGAAGTTTATTATACAGCGCGATACGGTAACCATCTAGTAATCCTTTTTCGTAATTGGTCATTACTTCTTACCGCCCTTCTTAGCATCACTATTTACAGTTTCACCGTTGTTTCCTTTGCCGCCTTGCTTTGCAGAGTTGGTATTTCTAGCTCCTTTTACTTGACCATCCTTACCTACGGTCTTGTTATAGGTTCCTTTACCATTGACATTACCGGAATCACCGTTCATGCCTTTCTGCTGTGCTTCTGACTGCTCTTTGGTTGGTGTCTTGGTTTTAGCTGCTGCATTCGCTTGTTTGGCTTCTTGTTTCTGTAATGCGAACTGTTGCTCCATCATTTTCTCTTGCATGATTTGACCTAGACTTTGTACGTGAACACCACTGTTGATTACGTCTCCACCCTCTACTGGAGGATAGCCAAGCTTCTTACGAATATCATTAAATGTAAGACCAACTTTAGATTGTAATTCAAGAGTTTCTAAGATTTCACGTTCTGTCTGTGCGTCTCCACCAACGAATGTGAATATGTACTTGTCACCAAACTGTGAAACTATGTATTTGTTAATTGCGTCCTCTAGGAACTTTAATAGAGGCTCTAATCCTTTGTCACGAGAGATACGGTTCTTTTCTCGTGCGCTTGTTTCGTTTAGTGTGCTACCAGAACTACCAGTAGCTCCGCCACGGTTCGGGAAGTTAATCTCCGATGGGTCGATAGCGTAGATACTACATAAAACGTTGATTAGATAGTTTAGCCATCTTTCAAACTCCATATCTCTCGATGATTGAGTCATATTGATGAACTTAACATCTTCTGCGGATACAACCGGAATCTTCCAAGCACCATTAATGCCACTAAACATTGTTTGCCATTCGCGACGGAATGCCTGTAAAGCATGTCTTGATTGGTCTTGTCCAGTTTTGATGTGAAGTAATCCGCGAGTCGTACCACCTTGAGCGAAGTAACGAGCATTGAATAACTCTGTGTTCTCATGGTATTGTAAGTGATTCATTGCTAATTCTAGTTCTGAATAACCATACCTACCTACAGTCATGTCAGTACGCGGGTTATGTACTTCCCAAGCCATCTCTTTTGCTTTGAAATGAGCTACTGGTCTGCGGTCTAATACCTGTACGAACTTATCAGCGTTATCGCCTTTAGGTTCTTTACCTTCCTTATCAACCGCTACATAGATTGTAGAAGCGTCAACGGCTTTGAAACGAGTTAATTCGCCCTGTTTATTGTAGATTAATTCGAAGTTAATCTTGTCATAAATAAGGCGGTCACGGATAATCTTCTTAATGAATCCACGGAAGTTATCTCGTGTGAAGTCGTCCTTAACCTTTCCGGTGTATTGCAGGAAGTCTTCTATGCGCTGGATTGCAGCTTCTTCATGTGTAGTTGGGTCTTTAAACGGGTCTTTCAATCGAACCTCGTAGCCCACACCTCTCGAACTATATCGAGCTGGACTACAGAACATTGAGACTTGGTTAACGCGGGTATTGATGATGGCATTCACGATAATGTTCTTTCGTGACCACAACTTTAGGTTTTCTAACAGATTGTAGTTACCATCTTTTGAAGGAGCTTCTTTGTAATCAGGGTTAATTGAGAACTGACCTAATATCGGTTCTTCGTAAGCTTTAGCTCTACCTTCTTTGGCTGTTGTACTTTTCATAATCTGCTCTTCTTCAATCTGTCGAATCATTGTAGATATCTCAGAGTGCTTGTCCTCTGGATTCAATAACTCTAGCGGATTTGAAGGAGCTTTTTTTAGGAAATCCCAGAATCCCATTTGCATTCCACCTTCTATTCAAATAAAATAGGGAATATTCTGAATTATCTGTATTCGAAAACCTTACGACTGTTCTTGACATCTAGATAACTTGCATAGACTATTTCCCCGTTCGCATCAATTAAGGCTACATTCTTATCTCCAGTCATATCCATGATTAACAACTTCTCTCGGTCTAAGATGGCGTACACTTTCACTTTCGTTCCACCTAAGAGCCTGTAGTAACTAACCACTTCAATCCAAGTTAAACCTGTAGCTAAAAGTTGCTTTGCTTTATTCCATTTTTCATCTTTTTGATATGAGGTCAATAAAACCACACCCTATTTATTAATATAGTACTAAGTAGTTGATTTTGTCGGAAATGTCCTTACTTCTATTATACCATATATAAGGTATCTCCCTGTTTTTGCGGACATAAAAAATGCCCCACCACGATACGTAGTAGGGCGAATCCGTTTCATTTAAGAGCGTGTTAGCATAAAACGAATGAAAAGTTAAACCTATTCAAAGTGAGAAGGATAATATGCCTAACAAAACATGTATCTAAGATTTCACGAATCAGAGGAGGAGAAAACTAGATACTGATAGGTTATGGGGGAACCTATACTTATATTATAACCTGTATTGAAGAAAAATACACACTAACAAGTAAAATATTTTAAAAATTCTGAATATTTATTTTAGGGTTAATCTTGACAAAGGTTTAACTCGTTTATCAACTTATATGAGGTACCTAGCAGCCTCGTACAGCGTTCCTGCTTTATTGTTAGATAAATTACATTAGAATCGCTCAATCGGCTCCTGTCGGCTTCGTCTGTCCTGATGAGCTACTTGTCTTTTATTAATTAAATTTTTGGACGTAGAGTATAATAAATATAACTAAATAAAATAACTAATATTAAATATTATATATGTAATTAAATATAAGTAATAAATACACTAATAGATATAGGGAACAGTTAAAAATAAAATAGGGAATAGTATCAGGAATATTACTTATTATTTATTTAAAAATTAATACTTTAGTCAGAATAAGAATTAATAATATGTCAGATAAACCTTGATATATAAGGGTTTCTCAATAATAAGGTAAACCTATTTCATCAGGAAAAAGTTAAAATAAAATAGGGAATAGTTATTTTATTAGGAATAACTTGTACTCAGAAAAGATATACTAGGTAGTGTAAGATTTGCTTCAAAAAATAATTAGGGAATGTTGTTGACATTTAGGAAATAAGGTGCTATTGTAGATGTACAACAACAAATAAAAAGAAGAGGAGTGTCAAAATAGAATGGCAAAAAAAGAACGAACACCTAAGAGATTGAAAAAATATAGAATGGATGCAGGTTATACAACGTATTCATTAGGAGACAAGTTGGGGGTAAGTTTCTCAACAGTAAGTAACTGGGAAGGTGGACTAAAGTTCCCAAGACAAGAAAAGTTAATGGAGCTAGAAGATTTATTCAAAGTAAGCTACAGAGAATTATTCGAGGATTTAACTGATGCAGAAAATAGGGAACTGGAGTCAAAACGATATGGTTTATTAGAAAAGAAAAATAGGGTAGCGGAGGGAAATTAATTGTTTTTAACTAGTGATGTAGATTATATAATACGGAATGGAGTAGAAATTTCTGTTAGAAAGGATACACAAAATAGACTCACGATAGGAATATTTGATTTCTCAGTACTGGCTATTGTAGAAAATAGGGAAAATAGAGACATGGTTACAAAAGCAATCAATGACTTTATAATTAGATTTGTATCGGAAACCGAGCTAAAAGAAGCACTTGACGAGTGCATGGGTAAACCTATAAATGATTCGCTAATCTACATGATTAAATACATTATAAGACAAAAGATGGACTACTACGAACACATCAACGGGTTAGATTTCCAAAGACTACTAGGGATGCATATTATGAATTATGTACAAGGCTGTTTACTAGAACTAGAAACTGGCTGCGTACATTAAAAGACCGATATCTAACTTCTGCTAGAATAAAGATATCGGTTATCTTTATTTTTCCACGTTTTTAACCGATGGCAATTAGAGCATAAGACCTGTAGGTTAGACTGTTCGTTGTTATCGTGATTACCGTCAATATGGTCTACGTCAAGTTGGCATCGATGCTCTGCTTTAAAACCGCACGTATCACAAGTTAGTTCTGTAATCCTTCGCTTTCCTACATCCCCGTATTTAGACGAGTACTTCACTACACCTTTTTCTCTTTGAAGTTTAGCGTATGCTCGTTCTTTCTCGCGACTACCGCTGCATGTTCCGCATAGCTTTTTAAATAAAGGTCTTCCATCCTTCTTGCTAAAGTAGTTGAATTTACGACTACGTTCATTACATTGAGGGCATATTGGGTACTCGAATCCGTATTTCTCGCTTATTACTTTTTTCATACTATCACTCTTTCTCTATCTGTTATAGTGATAATATAACAAAAAAAGACCTAATTTTCTGAAAACTATTAGGTCTTTTTACTATTCCCTATTTTATTTTATTTATGCGTCACCTTGAAACTTAGGATATTCTGTGCAATTACGTACAACCACTCTCCTGTCATATCTGCTTTTGTGTTAACGTGGAATACTGGCGAACGACTACCGCGAACTGCGTTACCAATTACCGCTTCCGGAGTATCTGCGATTCCTGCGGTAACAAAAGCATCCTCAGGAATGTATGCGATTACTCCGTTCATTAAAGTTACTTCTACATCTTTTTTTATTGCCATGTTCAACTTCCTTTCTTATTTTTGAGATAAACTGAAAATGTAACTGATGATACCACCTAATACAACCATAAGGGCATTCTCAACCAACGCACGTTGTTTATCCGTACCCTTCTCGCCTCTTGTTTCTAAAGTTGTTAATTTTTGCTGTAGGAGGTCAATTCGGTAGAATAGGTGGGATTGTTTTTCTTCGTTGATTGCTGCGTTTTTGTCGATGTCTCGAACGATGTCTTGAATTTCCTCTAACACCTTTCTGATGTCTTCGGATTCTTCCGCATGTTCTTTCAGTACGTTTTCGATTTCTTTTAGTCTGTACTCGAATTGTTGTTGATTAGCCATGACCAATCCACCTTTCTTATTTTATCTACTGAATGCTAAAAAACTTTTACTAACTGCGCCCTTCCCTTCCGTATGTACTTTCTGTTTAGAAATCTCCTTCAATATATCAAGACTTTCCTCGTCCTCTATCTGACCATATTGAGAACACGTATTAATTCCTATTGTAACAGATTTCTCCTTATCGAAAGTTATCTGTACTCGAATCCAATCACTTTCTGGAGTTTCTAGATATTTAAATTCATAGCTATTTAACAAGCTTAAAGATAACAAACGATGAATTGTATACATATGGAAACTTGTACGATGACCATTCACCATAGTATCAATAAGCTCACATAGTTCGTTCTTTACATCCATATTACTTGGATTTCCTGCGGGAATCATTTTTTCCTCCCCCTTTCTCCTTATTCGTTGTTAACGACGTAACTACAACTGTAGACATGACACCGTTTTTGAATGCTATCGTCTCGTACTTGCCACCGCTGAACAGTACGATATCTGCTATAATAGAGGTATAGACAATTGTAATAAACATGACAGCCTTTACAGTCGGAATAATTAAGCGAAAAATAATACCTCGATGAAGAATGGAAGCAGTAATGTACGACATATAAGACGCTACGAGGTAGAAGATTAGGGTAAAGGCAATAGACAGCACGAAATACACCATTGTAATTACCCTCTTCCTAGAGATTTATCAGTACTAATATAGTACTTCGTACTGATATTTTTTGGATAACTACTATATTAGGGTAGTACCAAAAAATTTCTCAAGTGGAGGTAGAGTAGCCCGTGAAAGTAGAAAAAAGTTTAATCACTAAAGTCTTACTAGTTGTTTTAGTACAAATGGTAGGGTTTGGTATCGCATCACTTTTAAGTCTGGGAGGTATCCAAGTAGAGCGTACAACACTGTCATACTTTATTACAGGGTCTATCCTTGCATTTGTCGCGTTAGGAATCTATGAACATATTCAATCACGACAGACTGCGAAAGTGCAACGAGAGTTACGATGCACATTAAATCATGCAATGCGAAGATATGATACGATTTTAACTAATACACATACGGAGAAGAAAGGCGGTAAATAGCTATGTTTGAAATGACGGAAAGAGAGATGGAGAATTTTTTAGGCTCTGCACAGGAATACGCTAGAACGACAGTCATGCTTATTTTTGAAAACGAAGCTCAGATTGTAGCACCAGCATACAGAACAGAAACAGGAGTTAAAGTAGACCCTACATTCCTATCTAGCATTTTACAAGATGTGGAAACTGTAGTGACATTAACTCTAACACATATGGCTTACGAATATGCGGATTTCCAAAAGGACTACAGAGATACAGTTGGAGATACTGAACATGAGATTGTAGATAAATTAAGAGAGAAATATGAAGGTCACCTGATGCACCAATTCATAAGCTATGGAATTGTATTTTCATCTGATGTTATCGATGTTGTTTTGGACGAGCTAATCCTAGAACTCCCTTTCCTTTATTCTGCTGCTGTTTACGAAGATATTGACGATTCCGATGTATTTTTAGATGACAGACTGTACGCTTACGAAGACTTGCTGGAGAAAGTAGACCAGCGCTTCGATGAGGAGCTAGACGATGAATGATAACGAAACGAGAGGTAGTCGAAAAGCGACGTAAATTATTTCAAAATTCAGAAAATTATAGGGAATTTAAGAAAGGAGATAGACGGGTCTTCACACCAAGATTATGTTCCATATGCGGAAGACCCCTATCGGCTCTTTCGAGGCAAACGCAAAAATACATAACAACACAAAACCAGATACGATTCGAGTTAAGTGATATCGTACATATCCACATCTGTAAGGATGTTAACTCTTGTTATCGTGTACTAAAACAGAAAGGGGAACTGCAAGATGTCAATGGCAGACAATATAAAGAAGGGCATCCAGAAAAAGAATAGCGTTTTCGATGCTCAAGAAGAATTACGTAATAAGTTAGGTGAGGGCTTTTCCGCAGCGATGTCTCAGTTTATTACTAAGTTACAAATGGGTGAGATTCCTATTGACAATATCGCGGATGCAATTCGTGTATTCGGGGCTTATAAAGAACTGTACGGTATCGATGAAATGATGAATGGTCAGCAAGGTTCTGGAATGTTACCAGAAATTAACATGCGTCAAGAGAAAGTTGTTGACGATATGGTTCGTGAGGGTAAAATGACCTCTGATGAAGAAGGTAAAATCGATGTATCTTCAATGGATATGAACGATGTAGCAGACCTAATCAGAAATATGGACATAGCTCAGAACGCAGAAAATGAGGGAACATTCTAATGAATAATCTAACAGGAGAAATGATACAAAACGTAGCTAAACAAACGTTCGGTAGGACGGAGTTAACAAAAGACGAACTAGCCTATGTACTGACAATGTTAAACTGTTCGTCCTACTTATTAAAGAATCATACGGTAAAGGGTCATCCTATTACCTTCCACGTTAGCGGTAAAGACTCATTACGAGCGCAAGCGCACAGACCGTGGCAAACAGAAATTATCAATGATACGCATCCTAACAAGGCTGTAATTAAATCACGTCAGTTAGGGCTTTCAGAGGTCGGTGTAGGCGAGATGTTGTGGTTTGCAGACCTACACTCCTACTCCGGGGTAAAATGCCTCTACACGTTCCCTACGAACCGACAAATGAAGGACTTCGTATCGACTCGTATTAACCCACTACTTGAGAAAGGATATTACTCTACTATCTCTGACCCTAAGATTGACTCGTTGGAGAAGAAAAAGATTAGAAATAGTTTCATGCTGTTTCGTTCTTCTAGTAAGGGAGCTGCGGTAGAGGGTGTCGATATCGACTATTTATCTCTGGATGAGTATGACCGTGTAAATGCTAGTGCAGAAATCTCTGCGATGGAGTCTATGTCTTCATCTAAGTATGGTATTTTACGTCGTTGGTCAACACCTACTGTACCTAACTTCGGTATTCACGATTTGTATGACCGCTCTGATAAACGAGTGTACATGCATAAATGTGAACATTGTGGAATGAGACAGCAGCTAGATTACGAGAAAAATATTGAGTGTATTGATGAGAGTGGTGTAGACGTTCTTGCACAAACAGTACGAGATGGTACATACCGATTCATTTGTCAGAAATGTGGTAAGACATTAGATAGATGGTACAACGGTGAGTGGGTAGCAGAGTTCCCAGACCGCACTTTGAATAATCAAGGTACTCGCGGATACTTAATCACACAGTTAAATGCAGTATGGTTTAGCGCAGATGCATTAAAACGTAAGGAACTGGAAGCGAAATCTAAACAGCATTTCTACAACTACGTTTTAGGGTACCCGTACCAAGACGTTGCATTAGCCGTACAGGATAGAGATATCACAAACAACATGCGTGAGTATTTATCGGCTCCACTTATGGATAGAGGCGACTATCGTTTCATTTCTGTAGGTATTGACTGGGGTAACCGTCATTGGGTTACAATTCGTGGGTTTAAGGATGATGGACGTATCGATTTAATCCGTATGTTCTCTGTTGAACGAGCTAGAGGTGTAGCGAACATCGAGGCGGACTTAGAACAAATAATCTTAGAATTAATCCCGTATCAACCGGATATTATCTGCGCCGATATCGGTGACTCTGGTAACTACGTGGATAAGTTAATCCAACATTTCGGTGCTGGCGTAGCTTATGGTGTTAAAGTTAACCCAAACCCTCGTTCTACTGGACAGATTGTTCCGATTTGGTCAGAACAACGAAGCATGGTTACAGTCGATAAGTTAACACAAAATAAAAAGCATATCTCTGATATGAAGATGGGTAGATTAGGATTCTACAACACAATGGATAGAGAATTAGCTTTATACCTTGAACATTGGAAAAACGTGGTAATTCGAGATGAAGAAGACGAAAAAACAAAAGCAATCTATCAGATTATTATGGACAAAGGTGACGACCACTTTGCTCAGTCTTCTGTATACTCTATGGTTGGTATGGAACACGTATTGGAACCGTACATAACGAAAGAGCAAGAAAACGCTTTTGCTTACACAACTGTAGACATTATGCGTCCGCAACACACAGATATATTTGCTAAAGGGTATTAATCCTTTAGCTTTTATTATATTAGTACTAGTTGAATAGAAAGGAAGGGATTAAAGAATGCTTAGAGATTCTATGTATGATGGAACTCCGGAAAAGATAATCCGGGAAATGGCAAGTGATTTAGAAAAGACGGTCAAGACAGTCAATGGAAAGGCTCCAGATGAGAATGGTAACGTTCAAGTGGATGGTGCACCTACAGGAGATTTCGCAACGAAAGATGATATCAAAGGTATGGTGAAAAGCGTTAATGGTACTAAACCGGGTACAGATGGGAACGTAGCTCTAACTGGGCTTGTGAAAACGGTCAACGGTAAGACTCCAGATGGGAATGGCGCTGTAACTGGCTTTGTACAATCAGTAAATGGTTCTAACCCGGATGCTGCTGGAAAAGTTAGTGTGCAGTTAATCACATCAGGAGCTACAAGACCAACAACAGGAACCTATATAGGACAACCATTCTTTGATACTACGTTGAATAAACCTATCTGGCGTAATAAAGATAACAACGGATGGGTGGACGCGACGGGAGCTGCGGTAGTCTAAGTATGGTATAATAGAGATAGGGAGTAATTAGCCCTCTCTCTTATATTAGTAGAGTAATAGAAAAAATGAAGGAGTGGAAGTAGAATGGCAATGGCATTACAAACTTTAATCGACAAGGCGAACCGTAAGTTGAACGTTTCTGGGATGCGTAAAGACGTAGCAGACCGTACCCGTGCAGTCATCACACAAATGCATGCACAAGGTATTTATATCTGCGTAGCGCAAGGTTTCCGTTCGTTTGCTGAACAGGATGCTTTATACGCACAAGGTCGTACTAAACCGGGTAGCATCGTAACAAATGCACGAGGTGGACAATCGAACCACAACTACGGAGTAGCGGTAGACTTATGCTTGTACACACAAGACGGTTCTGACGTTATCTGGACAGTTGAAGGTAATTTCCGTAAGGTTATCGCAGCAATGAAAGCACAAGGCTTCAAATGGGGTGGAGATTGGGTTTCATTTAAAGATTATCCTCACTTTGAATTATACGATGTAGTAGGCGGACAAAAACCACCTGCGGATAATGGCGGTGCAGTAGATAACGGTGGAGGCTCTGGTAGCACAGGCGGTTCCGGCGGAGGAAGTACAGGCGGTGGCTCTACAGGTGGAGGTTACGATTCTAGCTGGTTTACAAAAGAGACTGGTACTTTCGTAACAAATACTTCAATCAAATTACGTACAGCACCATTCACAAGTGCAGACGTAATCGCTACACTTCCGGCTGGTTCTACAGTTAACTACAATGGCTTCGGTATCGAATATGATGGTTACGTTTGGATTCGTCAACCACGTAGCGATGGTTACGGCTATCTTGCTACAGGTGAATCTAAAGGCGGAAAACGTCAGAACTACTGGGGTACGTTCAAATAGTACATAATTAGGAAGTCCTTCGGGGCTTCTTTTTTTATGTAAAAAACTTGTTGACTTTTAGAAAATACTCATGTTATGCTGTGTACATAGAGGAGGAGATAATATGGAACATACATGTGAAGGTCTAAAAAACATGAACAATGGAGATACAGAAGTAACTCTAGAGTTCATCGATAGCTGGACATTAATCACACTTCAAGGTTCATACGACAGAACAGTTCTAGAAGGGCTTAGATATTGTCTTTACTGTGGCAAGGACTTAAGGGAGGATGTTAAATAATGTTATTTCAATTTGATGTAAAAACAGAGAATGGTAAAGTGCATTTATTTACGAATGCTGGTAAGGATGTAAAGGAGGCGATGAGTAAGATTCCAGTAGAAATGGACAAGCGTGGCATTTTCCAAGACTATGAAATTATCGCAACACGTACATATGAACTTGGCGGGAAATGGATTAACGCTGATGGTACTTTACATGAAGAACCTGTGAAGGAGGAGATTGTAGAAGAGGAGCCAATTACATTAGAAGAAGATGAAGGTCAACTGTCTCTAGCGCTGTAATGTGTTATAATAAAAGTAAGGGTGGTTAAATATGACAAGTGAAAATAATGAAGAATACATAGAGGTGAGTAAATGTTCGTACTTGACCTAGCAGTTCTATTTCTCTACCAAGTGTTAACATGGATAGTAGAGATTATATTTACAACGTTATGCATGATACTAGCAATCACGATTGCTTTATTCGTAATAGGTATCACCGTAGTATTATTGGTAGTTTTCATTCCGATTGGTGTTGCTATGTTGATTTACGATAAAATTTCGAGTCCGTTCAAAGGGACAAGTTGAGTTGTATCCGCCCGTTGAATACAACATACTACTCGTGAAAGCTATTATAGTAGCATTGTTCATCTATACTCTGGTTGTCGTGTTTGGGTTTAAAAAGTCGATAAGAGAACATAGAGAAGATAATAATTACACCGCATCCATCAAAGGTGCGATAAATGTTTTAAATGAAATGAAAGATAATTTAAGGAGAGATAATAAAATGACAGAAGTAAAAACATCAACAAATAAATTAAGTTTAACAGATTTAGTAACAAGAGAGGCATCTATTACCGATTACGCGGAAATCATTTCGTTACTTACGCAATTAGCTAAGAACCGATTTGATAATTACCAATTTACATATTTCCCGGCACAAGATGAAACAAGAGAGGCACACTTTATGCAAATTGTAAGTAACTGGCATGATGACCCAGAATTACATAAAGAGGTATTCCGTAAAGGTATTGATTATGGAGCTAATATGAAAGTGTTACGTAATTTATTTGCAGAACATGTACGAGCAGGTCATGTAGTTGACTTAGGAGCAGAAGTAATGGTTATCACGGATGACGGTACAGGTAACCCGCCTACAGGTGTATCATCTATTAACACGGGATTAGAAGGTTCAGAGATTGCTTTCATTATCGCGTTTGTTAAGAAAGAGAAGTACACAGAATGGTGCAAAAATAACTTCCCAGATGACCAAGAGGAAAAGAAACAAGGTAAAACCGAAGATGCAAAATTCCAATTAGTTGTTAACAACGCGTAGGAGGTAAACATGGAACCGAAAGAAATTATTTTATCAGATGATATTAAAAAGAACGAAAAACCTCGTAACTTACTTGAATACTTACGAGATGCAGTTGTTGGGTATAGTAAACGAGAAACATTAGGAGCGGTGAAAGCAGAGCATAGTGTTTTTATCCCTTCCGCTTCGCTAAATGAGGCTTTTGTAGAAACAACGGACTTCATCTTATTGGCTCGTGCGATTCGAAAAACTAAAGAGTATGGTTGTCCGGTTACGGTGGAAGAAATGAATGCGGGCGGTCACGGCGGATTAGAATTTGTATTCGGGTTCAGTCAATTCACTGATTTCGAAGGTATTCTATCATTAATAGATGCAAAACTAGAAACTACTAATTAATTTAGTAGTTTTTTTATTTTACTTGTTGACTTTACGTAATTACTAGTGTACTATAAGTGTATAAGAGAGAGGAGGAGCCGCTACGAACGGGAATATGATATAATAAAAGTAAGGAGTTCAATAAATCTAAAGGAGAATGTTTATGGCGAAGCAAGAACGACTTACGTTGAGTAAACTAAGCGAAAAGGATTTCCCATACATAAAGAAATTAGATAGAGAGCAAGAAGATATGGTTGAGAAGCTGTACAAGTATAATCGTATTGTTGTAAATGCGAATGCTGGGACAGGTAAAACAACTGTACTAACACAGGCTATGAACGCTTTAAAGAAGAAAGAGTACATAAATAAAATATATTACGTTGTATTCCCGGTACAAGAACGTTCGGTAGGATACTTACCGGGCGGAATCGCGGATAAAATTGGTGAATATGCTGTCCCGTTCTGTCAAGCGCTTACGGAAGCTGGAGTCAACCCACAATACTTGAATATGGAATTGATGACAAGTTCATTTAATGATTTCGAGTTCAAAGTGGTACCTCATACGTTTTTGAGAGGTAGAAACTTAGAGAATGTCGGAGTTATTGTGGATGAGATACAAAACGGTACTATAAATGAAATCAAGAAAACATTAACAAGATGCTGGGATAACTGCTATGTGGCTATGGTAGGGCATACAGGTCAGATTGATATTAAACCACAAGATTCTGGATTCTCAGCGCTTATACACCACTTTAAACAAGGTAAGTTGAGTGGGGAGTTCGAAGAAATAGAGTTCGCGGAGTTAACAAACAACTATCGTGGGAAGTTCGCTACATTTGCGGACAAGCTAGGTACATATAAAACAGAAGATTAAAATATTAGGAGGAAAATATAATATGTCTAACAAAAAAGGATTATTCTTAAATCGATTGGTGATTGCACAAAACAAAATTATGGGGTTAGTAGAAGAGGTAGCTAACGGATTAGATGTTGAGACAGAAGCAGGTAAAGAGCGAGTTCGTGACCGATTCAGTACTATCGCATTTAACTTAAACGAAGCTTTTGATACAGCTATTCCAAAGAGTGAACAAGCAGAAGTAGCAGAAGAGGAACACAAGCAGACATTTGATGAGTTCATTAATGAATTTATGGACGAGTTCGATTACGCGGGAGACATCAGAACTAACTACCGACAACTACTAATTGATACAATTAACGATATCAAACGCAAAGGTGGAGGCGGAACCATCGCTGGTGGTATTAAAAATGGTGCAATTGTCAAGTTTAAATTAACAGTTAAAAAAGGTTCTGTTAGAATCGAGATGGGTGACGAAGGGTTCTCGTTCGATTTTGAAGAAGAAGAAAAACACCAAGATTACTCAGGTTCGGAGTACGAAGAGCAAGATGACGATTACGAAGAGTATGAAGAAGAGTACGAGGAAGAAGAAAGCTACCAGTACGAAGAAGAAGAGGAAGAAGAGCCTTGCAATTGTCTAGCTTGCCAATATGAAAACAGGGAAGAAGACGTTTACGACGCTGTAGACTCTATCCTGTCTTATATCGAAAGCGATGTTGATGAATTAGAACGCGTTATCTCAGAATACTTTGGTAACGAAAAGCTTGGAGCATCCGTAAAAGAGTTATCAGAAGATGACTTTGCGTTAATTCGAGCTTACCTAATCCACGTTAAAGAGGCGGATAAGAACGAAGTACTAGAGTTGACAGACCGTGGCTTAATGGCTGCTTGGAACTACCATTTATATATTAAAAATAATCAGTAATTTTTTAGGAGAGTCTATTGACTCTCTTTTTTTATTGTGATATGATAGATTTGTAGTTAACAGTTAGTAAATAACAAGAGGAGGAATAGAGTGAGTAAAGAGACAAACGAAGTGCTAGACAAGATTAAAAATGGGGAATTGGAACTAACACAAACTATCGGTCATGTAGCTTATTATATGATTGAGAAGACGGGATATTCCTTTCATTTTTACGCAACGTACCAAAACGACAATGGAAATCTAGTTTTAACGGAAATGTTGTACGATTTACGAAACAAGAAATATTACATAAAAAGAAATGGTAGAGAAGTAAAGTTTAATATACATAACGTAGATTTAGTGGTACCAAGACGAAAAGACGGTTGGTACAAAGATAGTTTCTATAACAGCGACAACGTATCTATTTTCTTCGACATGGTATCTGTGGAAGAGAATAAAGGGATGTACGCGAAGATGGTTACTGTAATCGGTTCTTTAGGAGAAGAGATAATTAATATGTCATCAAGGGCGCTCATCCGACTCATGACCAGCTATAATAAGTTGGAGTTGATTTACAAGTCCGGAATCGATGTAAAGGCTATGTCTAACTCTTCTTTTAGAAATAAAGTCTACAACGCTAGTATGGAAGAAGGTAAGACGAAGTTACATCAGATATTCGGAGTAACGAAAGCTCAATTGAAGTTCATCAGCGAGTATACAACAGATACAGATGATTTTATGAGTGCAGTACATAACATAGCTTATGCAACACAAAGAGATTTAGATACATATAGAGGTGTTATCGCTTACATAAAAGAACTAGAGGTTGAATACAACCTAGAGAACCGATTAACACAGTTTACTCGTCATTCTGATGTTAGCGATTATTTAGAAATACTTAAGTGCGATAGAAATAACATAAGACATTACAAAGGACATATGTTCTGGGGATTTGTATTAAGACCTAGAAACAATATCAAAAACATGCATAGATTAGTAGAATACTTACTGTTTGGAGCTTTAGTCACGCAAGGTATGGAGTTCCATGAAGCAGTAGGGCAATATAAAGATTATTACGAGACAAGCCTGTTACTAGGTCATGAGGATTTCGATAAGTATCCCCGTTCACTCAAACTATGTCACGACATTACCGCTAGAAATTATAAGCTAGTAGAAGATGAAATGACGAAGAAACGATTTGATGAGCAGAAAGAATACTTCCAAAAATACGAAACTAAGATGAGAGGTTACAGCGTACTGGTTCCAAAAGAGATGAAAGACATTGCTACAGAAGGTAATGCTCAACATCATTGCGTGGCGAGCTATGCGCCTAAAGTGGCGAAGGGTGATACGATTATTGTATTCCTACGTTCCAATGAAGAATTGGACAAGCCATTAGTAACTGTAGAGATTCGCGGAAATAAAATTGTACAAGCTAGAGGATTCGCTAATAGAGCCGCTACAGTAGAGGAAAAACAAGCTCTTACTAGATTTGCTAAAAAACATGATTTAGAATATAAAAGTGCTTGACTTTAAGTAAACAACACAGTATAATAAGGTTTAAGAAGGAGGTGAAAGATATGGCGGTTGGGGCTAAAACTGTCACAGCCTCTACTCATTTAGAATGCGAGGTGTGTGGCAATGTAACAATGCTGTGGAGAAAAAGGAGTAAAATGAAACAAAAGCAGCATTTAAAACATATGTACTGTCCTAAATGTAAAGAGACAACAGGACACTATGAACTCCGCGATGATGCTGGAATCCCAGCATGGATTAAAGAGTTTCAAGATGAGCAGTCAAAGAGAAGAGGAGATTAATACATAATGAACAATGTAGATAGACAGGTTTTAGATTTATATGAATACATAATTAAGCATGGAGAAATTAGAAGTGATAGAACGGGAACAGGTACATTAAGTATCTTCGACTACACGATGAAATTCGATTTGTCAGAAGGATTCCCGTTACTAACAACAAAACATGTAGCTTTTAGATTAGTAGCGGAAGAGTTACTATGGTTCCTAAAAGGTGATACGAATTTAAAAACATTAGTAGATAAAAATGTAAATATTTGGACTCCGGATGGATATCGCTGGTATAAAGAGCTTGGTGGCAACCTAACGAAAGAAGAATTTATCGAGATGGTTAAAGAGGACGGGTTTGATTTAGGTAGAATCTATGGCGCTCAGTGGACAGACTGGAACGGAGAAGGGTATAATCAGATTAAAGAAGTAGTTCAAGAGATTAAAAGAAACCCAACCTCTCGTCGTCTATATGTGAGTGCGTGGCACCCTACAGACTTCAAAAAGGCTGCACTTCCTTGTTGTCATCACGCGTTCCAGTTATACGTACATAATAACGGTAAACTAGACTTAAAATTCTTCATGCGTTCTAATGACGGATTTTTAGGACTAGCTTTTAATATTGCTAGTTACGCATTACTCTTACATTTAATCGCTTTAGAATGTGGGTTAGAAGTAGGAGACTTGATTTACAACGGCGGTGACGTTCATTTATACCTTAACCATATTGAACAGGCGAAGGAACAAATATTAAATGAACCACGAGAGCTTCCTAAATTAGTAATCAAGAATAAACGAAGTAACTTAGAAGATTACGTGATTGAGGACTTTGAAATAGTAAGGTACAAACCGCATAAGGCGATTAAAGCTCCTGTATCTGTAGGTCTAAAGGAGGAAGCTAAATGATTAAACTGGCACTAGCTGGAGGGTTACGTGTCGGGAAAACGGAAGCGGAGAATTATTTGGTGGACAAGTTCGACTGCTCACCCTTCGACTTCGCGGATGCGTTAAAGGATGATTTCCATCTAGAATTTAAGCACATCCTACGCGAACCTAAACCACGTAAGGGTTATCAGTTGTACGGACAACTTATGAGGTATGTACACGGAGAAAACTATTGGGTGGATAAGTGTTTCTACGCCGTTGAAGTAAAAAGAAGTTCGAGATGGGCGAAGTTAGTAGAAATGAATGGTGTACCATTTAAACCTCTTATCACTGGAGTACGACAGCCTAACGAGTTCCAGAGGTTAAGAGAGGAAGGTTACATTATCATCCGTGTATCAGCACCTAAGGAGCTTCAAATTCAACGTTCATTAGAAGCTGGGGATGACTTTAAGGAAGAGGACTTACTACATGAAACAGAAGTTACTCTTATGAATGAAGAAGTACATTACGATATTGTGAATGACGGTACAATCGAAGATTTACATAGAAAACTAGATGCAGTTATGCTAGACATATATGCAAAAACATACAAGGGGGAAAATTAAATGAAAGTATTATTAGTTTATGGTGATGGAGACGGAGCAGCAAGACATTTTATGGAGAATTACGACGCGAAATCAGTGTACAATGAAATGTTAGTTAAAGGTGTTACGAAAATCGATAAGGCGGACGACTACGACGAAGATGGTATCCACGTTGAATTGCATGAGTTCGGAAATGTAGATAAGAGATTCCTCGACTTCTTATATAGCAGAGGAATAATAGATTTAGACCATGCAGAAAATACAGACTTTACCATTGTGGAGGACTAATAATGAATAAACAAGAAGTATTTGACGCAATTATCGACTATGAGCATGAAGTGGGGGAGAGCTTCCTTGACCGATTCGGTTATAATATCAATGCAGCTAATTTCATGTTCTGGGCTAGGGGTAAAGACTATATTAGTGTAGAACAATTTCAAGAATGGGAACATGCGTTTAGTAATGGTGAACTAGAAGCGGATGACCCTAACTATTACGTATACACAGATGACGAAGATGTAACATTCGCATTAATCATCGACGAGGAAATGGAAGAACATACATACCACGCAGCTATGCATGTCGTCGCTCTGTTCATATCAGAAAGTTCAATCTATACAAGACGTTTCGAAGCTTTTATCGCTGATAAAGAAATTTAAGAGACTACTAAAAAAGTAGTCTTTTTTTTATTGACTTTTCGAAAATATGCTAGTATTATAAAATTATTGAAAGGAGAGATGAAAGATTGATTATATCACTAATAGCTGCACATGGTAAAAATAGAGAGATTGGTAAAGACAATAAGATGCTATGGCACAGCGAAGAAGATTTTGACTGGTTTAAAGAAAAGACGATGGGTAAGCCTGTGATTATGGGTAGTAAGACGCATTTGTCCATAGGTAAGTTCCTACCGGGTAGGGTTAACATCGTACTTACTAGAAACAAAGATTTCAAGCCGCTACACGAAGATGTACGCATATATCATAATATCCACGGAGTATTAAACGACTTCAAGGACGAGAAAGAGCTAATGGTAATCGGTGGAGATTCTATTTACAAACAGTTTATGCCGATGGCTAACAGATTATACATAACGGAAATCGACAAAGAGTATGATGCGGATTCCTTTTTCCCGGAGTTCGACAAAAATATTTATAAGCGTTTCTATAAGCGAACAGCAACGAAAGCTGGTATAGAAGAGATGGGTGCTAACTTCCGCTTTAGAGTGTATAAAAAAGTAGATTAAAATTTTTAAAGAAAGTTGTTTACTTTTAGTAAATAATGTAGTAATATTAAATCAAGGAGGAGATAACAAATGGAAATTTATGTAGGAGAAAAGTACAAGCTTACGTCAGACCCGATGAACGTTATCATCAATGAGAAGTACGAGAAGAAGAATAAGAAAAACGAGGTTGTGGGTCACGATTATAAAGTGGTTGGGTACTACGCTAACGTTTCAAAAGCTTTAGTTGCATTATTACATAAGGACTTACGAGAAAGTGAAGCTAAAAGTGTAGAAGATTTACTAGAAGCGATTGACAACGCTGTAGAGAATATTTTAAATAGGGAGGGGGAGTTATAGTGGTCACAAGAAATTTTACTCAATTTAAAAGATTCGTAAAGTTAGATAAAGTATCGCAGACATGCTTTGCTTGTCCTACTCAATTTGAAGGTAAGACAAAATATGGTGAATACTTCTATTGTAGATATAGAGGCGGATGGATGAGTATCGAAGTAGATGGAAAAGAGTTAGTAGGTATTAATTACGGAGATGAATGGAGTGGTTACTGCTCTTGGCGAGAATTTGTTGAGCAAGCAGCGCTACACGGTGTTATCATAGATGATTCCGTAACTGAATTTTTAGATGATGAGGAGGGAATCTGGAATGACTAAAATTACTTTCGAACTTACGGACAAGCAGGTCGAATTGTTAAAAGAGTTTAATAGCAAACATTATGACGGTGCAGAAGATAATCGTTACACATGTGACGCTATCCACGTCGTACAGAGAGAGCGAAAAGGCTTTATCCCCTTTGTGGACGAGCTATTAGACTACTACGATGGTGAAGATATGCGATACACATGGGATGATGACTATGAAGTGTGGTATGAGAAGCCGGAGGAACTAGTAGAGGACTACTACGATGGTAATGGCGAAGATTGCCCTATCGAAATCAAACCATATGAAGAAGTAGAACACAGTTTAATCACAGACGTATATGGCGAAGAGGTTTATATCCATGATGAAGAAGCGTACATTAAAGCTCATGGAATTAGTAACGTACATATTGCTTTCGAAACAAAAGAATGGGAAGATGTAGCGTTCTTCTTTATCCTAGACAAAGCAAAAGCATACAGACAATATCAGGCACATAATCTAGGTAAGTCTCGTATTTTCACCTACTCTATGGGGTATGACAACCGAGGAGATTTACCAGTATTTAGAGATATGCTGCTTGCGATGGGTAAACAATTGAATGGGGAGGAAGGTAAATGAGTAAATATACTGTGGATACAAGAGTAACTTTCCATCACCACATCGGAATCGTCGGCGCTAATAGAGAAGAAAGTTTCACGTTAGGTCAGCTAGATTATGACCCGGATATCGATGGCACATCAGAAGAAGAGGTACAAGCTTTCTTGAAGATGGCTTTCGAAACATGGGAAGAACAATTTCTAGATGCAGGTTGGTATTTTGAATAAAAAGTAGAAAAATGTTGTTTACTTTAAGTGAATACTATGATAGAATTAGATTCATAGAGGAGGTGATAAGTTGAAAGTAACTATATAAAAGAAACACCACGATTCATACATAGAAGACGAAAAATAAAATAATAGAAAGAGGTACATAACAATGGAACTTAAAAAAGTGAGAGATTTATTAAAAGACGTAGTAACAGCAGGTAAAATGACAAAAGCAGCGAAAGAGCGCTTACAAGAAGCTTTTAAACTAGTAGATGATGAGGTGAATGCTACAGATGGTAAAGTATGGTTAGAAGAAGAAGGTATTACACTAGGATACCCTTCTACAGAAGAAGTAATCGCTAACATGGAAATTATGAGCAAGGTTTTAATCGATTACCCTAAAGCGCATAACCAAGCATACGACGATGTAGGTCGCCTAGATAAAGCACGTCAAGACTTATATCATGGTGCAGAGTTCTTAGATGAGTTAACATCAGAAGAGAAAGCGGATAACTGGGATAAACTAGGATTAATTGCAAAAGAGCGTCGTGGAGCTAAGAACTTCGAAGAAGCCACGCAACCATTTAAACTTATGTTAGTAAAATACAAAGACTTACAAAAAGATTTCAAGAAGTGCATTGAACAAACGAAACAAGTTAAGAACAAGCAAGAAAGTCGTTGCTACCGACCTAAACAGCTTACTTCTATGACAGAAGCGTTTAATGAGGCGGCACCAGTGAAAGAAAACGGACAAGTTATTACTAAGGAGGCTAAATAATTATGAGGGACAAAGTGAAAAACAACATTATCCGCTATACAGGCATTGCATTAGGTACTATTGCTTTTAGATACGCGTGGGAATTTTATAACTCAACAGTAGATAATAAAACATTGATTGTTTCTCTATTCGTATTCGCTGCTATCGCTGTAAACTTTATCGCTGCTTTATTAAATACAGGATTGGAAAACAACAAGAAATAATACATAACTTACAATTAAATAAGTTTGTACTAAGAGTATATACAAGGGGGAAACAAAATATGCAATTTGGAGAAAAGTTTTTTGGTAAATTGAAAGAATTTATTTTAGGGGAATCACCGGATGATATGGCAACACTTATCCGACACTATGAAAACATGGTAGATTATGCAGATGTACTTTCTACTCTTTTAGTAGATGTGGAGGAACATGGTATCGACATCGACTATGACAAGGATAGAACAAGAGGGCATACAGATGGGACGATTCAAGTGTATATCCATGACACAGGGCGACGTTACGACATTAAACTGCTACCTGACGACAGAATGTGGGGTTACTGCGATTGTAAACCGGAAGATGAGGGATACAACCCGGTTAAGCGATGCTGCGGGAATGGTTGCGACTGGATTGCTCCTGCGTTCGAAGCAGAAGTTGTTACAAGTCTAGGTATCTACAAATATCAAGGTAATCAGCGTGATATGTGGAAAGCAGAAAAGAAATGGGACGAACATACTAAGGCTCACCGCATCAAAACATACGAGAAGAAGTTAAAAGAGTCGGAAGAATACGCGGATTATTACGCAAGACTAGCTGTAGCTTGGGAAGAAGAAATAGCTAATCTTAAGGAGGAAGAATAATGAGAACAGATGCATTAGTAATGACGGTAATAAATGAGAATCACAAAGCGCTTAAAAAGGAGTTAGGTGAAGTTATTTCGCAAAGTGAATCTGATATGTGGGAAAAGAATAAAAACCTTCGCGCCCAAGTTAATCAGTTGCAGCAACGCGTAAGATTCATGGAACAAGAAAAGGAAAAAGATGAGCAAGCTTCCGTAGTAATGAATGAATATGACCAATCGATGGAAGAGCTAATCAATAACTTGTCTAAAACTAACAAAGAGCTAGATGACTTGAAATACTACTATCATCATATGGTTCTAGAGTTTATTGAAGAAGTTAAGAAAACAACCGGAGATGATGCTATAGCGGAATCGTATGTAAAAAACTTATGGTATAAACATGCAATGAAAAGAAAGGAGCAAGCATAATGGACGGATTAATTATTAACGGAAGAGAAGTGTATCAGGCTAAGTCACGAAGTACTGCTTTAGGTGAGTTAGTAGAAATGTTTATTAATAACAATATAGAAAAGTTATCTCCGGTTATGTACGAGGAACTGGAAGAATTAGCTAAATCAATCGAAGAGGAGGCATCAGAATTAGATAATCAATATGATGACCTTGAATCTAGAGCTAGAGAACTGGAAGAGTCATATGACGAACTATGTGGGGAAGTAAGTGATTTAGAAGAACAATTAGAAGATTTGGAAGAGGAAAATGAACAATTGAAGCAAACAATCGAATCGTATTTAGGAGAGGGAGAATTTTAATGACTAGACATGTGCGATACAAACAACTAAACAAGGCGACCATTAAACAAGCAACAATCAATAGCATTATGTTACGAACACCTACAATTGAGGAAAATAGACAAGTGTACAAGGCTATGGGAGTCTTAGATAAAGGATTCTTGTGGTTCTCACCGCGTAGATGGCACCAAGTTAAAATGACTAATTTAATTTATCTTACAGGTAAGGAATCGTTTGATGCTATGAAAGCTAGAATATTTAAAATTATTGACGTAAGAACATGGAAGTAGGGATTGATTATGTTCAGTTTGTTTAAAATACTAAGATGTGACCATAAGTATTTTGAAGTAGATTCTTACCCAGAATGGACAGGTAGGGCTTACCAGACGCGTGTTAGAATTTTTTGTCCTAAGTGTGAAAGTAATAGAGAGGTAAGCGCAGCAGAATGGACAAGACACCTTAGAAGAGAACTTATAAAAGAAGAGTATGAAAGAAGTTTAAAAAGGGGGTAGAAAATACTCTCTTTTTCTTAAAAAACTTGTTGACTTTAAGTAAAAGGTAGTGTAGTATAAAGGTATAACAAAGAGGAGGTAATACATATGGACGAGATAAAAGTAATGATGGAAGAAGAGATTAAGGAAAGAGTTGTTAATATTCAATCTAGTATTAATTCATTAACGAAAGAGTTTGCGGCTAACGAAGGGGAAGATATGTGGAGCTTAAGAGATAAAGAAAGTATCCTAAAACGAATATCTCTACATAAGAAACGTATCGAGGAGCTTAACTTCTTATTATATGACATTAGCAAATTAACGACGGACTTAGAAATCAATCAGTTAATAGATGGATTGATAAGAAATAAGGTTAGCGCGCGTAATCATATAGAAAAGGCGGCGAAAGTTAGCACTTTATTATATGAAGACTATCTAGATTACGCTACATGCAACATGGTTATATCTGAATTGAGATACATAAAAATAACAGTTAAAGAGAAAGTGAAAGGGGAACTATAAAATGACAACACTTAAAAATAAACAAACAATTGACGCTTTAATGGATGGAGAGATTGTTTTCGAAACAACGACACCGAACGTACTGTTTAAGATGGAAGAAGGACAACTAAAGTTAATGAATAAGTTGGGTAAGACAGGATGGCATACATACCACGCTGCATTTAATTGGTTACTAGAAAAAGAGTTTTCTTTATATAAGTTCATCCCGGAAGTAGGTCAATGGGTAGCAGCTACGGAGAACGGTAAAGTGTATAAAGGAAAGGTAACGAGCATCGACGACGGTTATAGAGTTTCTGCTCACTGGGATAACGACGAATACGCAAGCTGGATTCATTTAGAAAAAGCATCATTCGTAAAACTAGCAGATGAAGAAATTCGTTCACATAAAATAGAATTAGCATTCAATAAAGTAGGTAGAAAACAAGAGTATGTTAGAGGAGATATTGTGAAATACGGAAAGCGTTTAGCGGAGGTTATAGGCGAGTATAAGCGAGATTGTTACGGAAGCAAGTATCAAATGTTGTTAATTCGATTTGTTGTCGATGACAGAGACGGAAATGAACAAGAAATGCAACGAGAAGTAGAAGAGTCCGAAGTTACACCTGTATGTTTAAGAGAGCATGTGATTAACTTAGAGGAGGAAATTTAATGACAAGATACACACGTAACCGACAAATGGACAAGCTTAATAAAAACAAAAGTAAATGGAAAAAGAAGTGGAAAGAGTTTCGTAACATGCCTATCGAAAGTATGCGTCGAATAGAAAAAACATCTACCGGAACTTTAGATGCAACTTTTAAATGGCACCGTAATTTCGAAGGTTGGGGATGGCTAACTAAAAAAGGTACGTTTAACGTGGTAGAGTTCGGCGGTAATGAAGATACATACGGTACATGGTTCCCAGTTAAAACGAAAGGGTGGTAAGAAATGGCTCAACAAGTAAAAGAAATTGCAAACATAATGGAAGAGAGAATAGAATTTTACGAGAAAGCGAAGATTCAAGAGAGATACGTATTAGAATCACATCACTTACGTAAAGCTCATGCATTCAAAGAAATTGTAGAATCAGAAGCAGTATTAGAGACGTTATACTATTTATATAATACAAGTGTAAACATTATCTTCGACATCGAGAATGAAATAGAACTCAAAGAGAAGAAGCAGAAAGTAATAGAAAATAACGTCACAGAAAACCAGCACACGGCTTTCGAGTATCTAACATACATTAGGTATGAAGCGCAGTTGGACGAGCTGTACCGACTCCGTAGCCGTATTAAAAACCTATATGACTTCGATTTGTAATAGAAATGACCAACAAAGGAGAGATATTTATGAATAACCTGTTTACTGTAGAAAAAGCACACACATTAACACTAGCATTACATGAGCTGTATCACGCAGACATTATTACATCAGAACAACTAGGAGACTACATCGACAGAATAGACGAGAGAACGGAGGAGGAATGAAGAAGCCATATATCGACATAGATGTGGCTATTCGAAAGGTTAGGAAAGAGAAATACGGAATACCAGAAGATATACCGTTCGGTGGGGAGTGGAGATGTAGTAATATGTATCAAAGCTTCCACCCACTAGGTAGTACATGGCGTGAAATACAGGAAATGATATTAGATATGGAAGCGGAGTTAACTGTATATAACTACTGGATTGGATTTACAAACTTATTTAGGAGGAAATAAATATGGATGTCGAGCAATGTTGGGATTGCGGTGGTCTAGTAAGTAGTGGTATAATATGGGATGACAAGGTGATATGCTTCCCTTGTATCTATGCCGAGGATGAAAGGAGAATGGAAGAAGATGATAGATAAAACAGCGCGATTATACGCCAATACTAAAGAAGGGGATTGGGTAGATATCGACTTATATGACAATGGAATGATAGAGATTAGTATTATGAGAGAATGGGAGCTAATAGGCGCTGTGAGTATGACTAAAGCGGACTTCTTTAAAGAAATGCGAATTAGCGGCATCATAGAAGAGGGGTAATAAGATGCATACATTAATAGAGTGTGTACTAGAGCTTATAGGATGCATACTAGACCTCTTGTATGCTCGTGATAGATATAAAGAGGACAAGAAGGGGAGGAAGAAACGTGGACGCTAATGAGCTTATTAAGAGGTTAGATAGAAAATGCGAAAGACAAGAAAAATTACTTGAGTATTATAATGATATTGATAACTCGACACTTACAGAGCGTGAAGAGAGAATACTATATAAAGGTATGCATGCAGGTAGCGCTACTGCGTATGGGATGGCAATTCTAGTAATAGAAGGGATGATTGAGAATGATAGAACTAGATGATTTAGTTTCGTTCACTGTAAATGAAGATGGGTTCACATTCTGGTATGCAGGTATTGTAATTTTAGCAGATGTACCGTTTGAACGATTAAAAGGGGACAAGGAACTATCTTATCAGGTATTAGAAGCGATACATGCGATTATGTTACGAGAAAAGGGGTATGAGTGATGGAACTATGTTGTGAATGCTGCAATAAAGATGTACGTAAGCAGAATATATGGATGGCGTTCGGATATGAAGTGCTTTGTAAGAGTTGTTACGAGGATAAAGCTGCTAGAATGAACGTACAGAAGCGTATTATCGCAGATTTGAAAGACGACATACTTCACCGAGAGAAAATGATTCAAAGTTTATTTAAAAACGGTGAAGGTGATTACACACTATTATTTAACGAGCGGTATGAAGTTAAAAATTCATGGGGGATTGGAAATGACTAGACATACACGTAATAGACAAATGGTGAAAGCTACTGGAGAAAGAAGCATCATTTCAGAAGATACTATCGTTATTGTAGAGGGGAATAAAACAAATTTGTTTATAGACAAGACTTTTGAATGGTGGAGTCCATACAAGACAGATGACGAGTTTGGTCACTTTGTTACATTTGCGCCAAGAACAAGCGGATTTTTCAGAGTAGTAGATGTTAAATAAGGAGGGAAAATAATGGTTAAAAATGATTTATGGGGTGGATACGTCAATGTAACAGGAACCGGATTCGATAATGAAGTTCGTATCGAAGTCCAAACGGATAAAGGATATCAGTACATACAGGTTGATGAGGATAAGTTTTACGAGATGTTACAGAAGAACTTAAAGGTTTGCGTAGATACAGAAACGAATTGGAGGGGTTAGGGTGAACGAATTGGAGTCCCTTAGAGATTGGCATAAATTCTATAGACTGTTCATTATAAGCCAACTACTTACAACAGAAGATGACCAATCATTCCTATTAGACGTAGCAGATGCATTTACCGAATTTGCACAGGCTGTAGAAGAAGGTAAAATAGAAGTGGATGAGGATGGGTATACACTAATCGGAGCAATACCTAGAAAGATTAAATGGACAAAAGGTATGGGTGAAGGAAAGTGGAAGACAGTAGCAGACGAGATTAAGAGATGGAGGGGTTAAGATGTACGTAAGAGTTTGTCAAGACTGCTTTGAAAAGCATCAAGATATTCTGAATAAGAAAATAAGTAAAGGCGTTATCTATGATGCAAATGTAACAAGTGATAAAGACGCATGTTATCTAGATTATATGCACGAGGAAGAGGAAGTAATTAAAGAAGGTATGATGAAAATCAATTATAACTATGAAGATAAATGGGTTCATAATACAGGTATTGTCGATTTAGCTGGTTATCCTTCATTAACTGCTCTACTAAGTGCAGAGCGTTTTGTAACGATTTACACAGGCGATAACTACGATATTGAATCTAGCGTTAGTACGAATCATATTTCTTGGGCTTGTAAAGTTAAGGAAAAAGAATAATGATTGAGAAACTAAAATTGTCTATTACATGTATAGAAGAAGTATTGAAAGAAGACAGAGATAGATTGGTATCGCCATTACATATCGCCTGTTATAACCGATGGGTTGGAGAGTTACGAGCGTATAGACGCATTCTTAAAATGATGGAGGAGGAGAACAATGGAGATGAATGAACTGCAACATGCAGCAGCCTTACTAGAATTAAAGAAGAAGTACCAATCATTCTTAGCAGGTGAACTAGATAAGTATCGAATGGCTCAATCTGTATACGTGTACTGCAATACATGGAGTAAAGAATACGAAAAGGTTATTAATAACTTATAGGAGGTAAACATGTTAGATATACTAGATACAGACATGTCACATCAATTTAAGGAGTACGTCCGGAACTTTGATGGAGAAGCCGTATGGATAAATGACTATTCTAAATGGTACATAGTATCTGATAAGAACCACGAGCTATATGGGGAAGTATTACGTGTACACTTTGTATTTGGTAGCGATGTTAGACTGTGGTTTAAAGGTAAAGAAATAGAAATATATTCTAGTAATTTAGACTACTATCATGGTATAATTACAGAGGAGATGCAATTACGAAGCTTAAATCTATACTTCGGATACGATATAAAATCATAGGGGGAACTAAAATGAGGCAATTACCGATTGATGTAGCAGATGCGATTAAAGATGCAGCTAAGTTATTCGCAGAGGCACGAGAGAAGAAAGAGTACATAGAAGAATGGTTAATGGTACAAGGTGTAAATGACAGGGAATTAGAGAACTTGTTCGTAGATTGTATAGAGTATGCAGAAACTAACTTCCACGAAGAGACAACACAAGAGTATATGGACACGCTAGTATCAAAACACGGTAGTAGAGAGTGGGTGACGATGTGGTAGATGTATTTGCTAGACTTAAAAAAGTGTTTGGTGTAGAACCGGAAGAGAAGCAACTCGATACTATATTTGTAGAATTAGAAAAAAATGAAGTCCCAGAACCAGAAGAACAAAAAGAACAAAAAGAAGAGGTTACACAAGAGGAGGAACCAGAAGTGAAAGAAGAAGTGAAAGTAAGAGAGCCATTCCCAATCGAGGTAGGAGATATCCTATATAAATGTGATGTAATAGGAGGAGAACCACATCTGGATTGGAATTGCATGAAAGTAGAAGTAACGAGCATCAATGAAGAGAAAGATACGTTCATTGCAGAACCAGCACACAGAGATAGACACCCATACTTATATCGTGACGAAATGTACCTATTCTCTGTAAAAGATATGATGCGACAACCGTTTTTAGACTATAAAAAAGGGTATTCAAAAGAAAAAGCACTTACATATAGAGAGAAACTAGTAATGGAGAATGAACTATGGAGAGGAAAACCCAAAGCTGGGGATATCTTCTATGGTAAACTGTATCACGAATCTGACAAAACGTATGGTACTCTGACACAAAAATATAAAGTATTAGGCGTTACTCTAGAAGTATTCTCTGCGGCACCTGTTAATAAGGATAACGAGGTAAACGAGCTAGAAACATTAATCTTCAACAATGACACGCTATTCGAAGTTGCATTACACGATACAGCTCCAGTTCAATTGTTCACAACACAAGATAATGCACATACAGCATATCTACATAAACAAATAGAAAAGAAGAATAGAGAAGCAAAACAATGATACATATAGCTTTATTAATATTCGTAGTTATACTCGTTTTAGGGCTAGTTGCTATGCAAGATATGGTAGATAGACCACAAGAGTACGATATAATTCACTTTGCTATCGTACTCACTTGCTTTCTTATATCTATGCTTTACATAGTAGGCTATATCGATTATATGTTCATAAATTAGGAGGGAATTAAAATGACAAGACATACACGCGTAAGACAGCTTTATAAAGGTTTAGGGGTTAAAACGAAAGGGAAAACAATTAAGAACGAACCAATCAAAGATGTAGAAGCGTTTTACAGAGGTCTTGAGGACTTAGATGCATCATTCCATACAGTGACCTTAATCAACCTTAAACATACATATAAGAAAACATTAGTAGGTAACTACAGACTACAGAAGAAGTTGCGAAAGATTAAGAAAAAACACAATGGTCAAACACCGTTATTATGGCGTATTATAGACTTAGCTAAAAAGAATCCTAAGGTACTCAAGGAGAATAAATACTATTTATATGAAGATGGTGAGGGACGTTTCTATACATATGAGTTAGGTAGAAATACTGTCTACGGGTTTATCGACGACTATGACAAAGCCACATATACATACTTCGATAAATTAGGAAATAAACTACGAGGTTAAGGAGAGATTCATATGGAGATAGTATTCCTTATTACAATTGTATTCGCATTCATCTGGTCAACATATAAGTTATTCGATGGATTCTCACATATACGTAAGTACACTGTAGGTAGGTTCATGTTACATGCCGTTATATGTGCCACTACAGGAGTAGCGCTAATCATACATATTGCGTTTTGGTTCGTAGAGCGACTATAACAGGTCGCTTCTCCTTCACTCATTGTATCTATACATGCAAATAATACAATATAGTATATTCATTGCTCCGAAAAATTTTAGTATTTTATTGTTGACTTTAAGTTAATGATGGTGTAATATAAAGGTATAACAAAGAGGAGGTAATAACGATGGGAATATTTAACTTAGGTGTAGGTATCATGCTATTAGGGTGCTTCGTACATAATGAGAGTAACAGAGGTAGTGAAGGTAAAGCATTAAGCACGTTATTGTTATTCATGGCTGCTTTCAATATATTATGCGGAGTATTAACGTGGTAAATATATGGGTGGGTTCAATGCTCATGTATATGCCGATGCTATTCTTGGTCGATGTTATATTCACTTATATGGAGGAGATTAAGGGGTGGAAGCTAACAGGTGTAACTATTATAGTAAGGATGGTAATAGCAGCAGTTGTATCAGTACTTGTAATAAGCGGGATAGATTGTATGGCATTATGTGTGAGATAGTGGACAAGGTAGGTAACTTATGGTAATATATAAGTATAAAGAAAAGGAGGAAAGATAATGAAGAAACATAAATTAGGAGATAAGTATACAGATGAATTAGTTATCGCAAGAGCAGAGGAGATAGGATTCTCGGTAACAGACATTATAAGAGATGATGTGATACCATTCGTACATATGGAGTGTCAATGTGGAGCGAAGAAGACAAGTAAAGCGAGTAGTATGCAAAACGTTAAGTGTGTATTCTGCGAAGGTAAGAAGAATCGCAAAGAGGATGTACTAGCTAAGTTAAATAACGAAGGGTATGCATTAAAAGGAGAACTGGAAGAGAGTGAAGACCAGTACGGTAACAAATTCATCAAGAGTTCAACTAAGATGACGGTAATATGTGAAGAAGGTCACGAACGAACTATACGAGTATTCGACTTATTTACGCGACCAGAATGTACTATATGTAACGGCAAGATTAATAACTCCGGGTTCAGTCGTTCAGAGGAGATTATACATAGGTTTCTAGATTACCATAAAATAGAGCATGCCAGACAGTATAAGTTACCAAGTGAGTATGAAGGTCTTAGAGTAGACTTTTATTTACCGAGACTTAATACCATTATAGAATATGACGGGGAACATCATAAGTATAAGCGTTCAGATTCTACAGAAGAAGCGTTTAACGAGACAGTAAGACGAGACAAAGTACGCGACGATTATGCGACTAATAACAGTATTACTATGATACGTATAGACGGAGCTGTAGTCGGTAAAGAAATCATATATGGATTACGTATGTTATTACAAGACCATATAGGGTTTAAAGTTATGAACGACCCTTATTACGATGAGATAGTACGAGATGTATTAGACGAGTGCAGCGAGAAGTATGGATGGCTTAGTTATGACGAGATTAAAGAGAGTGCTGATATCAGGAAGAATCATACACAAGCAGAGATAGCTCTTATGCCAGATAGGTCTACAACGGTTACGAATAGGCATTTTAGAATGATATACGGTATGACTAAACAAAATTATTACGGTAATTTTTAGTGGCTAGGTAGGTAGCATATCTAGCCCTCCTTTATATAGGTTTTGTATTAAGGGTGGTCGGTCTGTTTAAGATACACGTTTAATTTAGACTAAAAATTTTGGTCTGGGAAAATTCTACTTGGGGTAGGCGGGAGGTAGGTACCATCCCCGAACATATGGTCTATAAAGCACGGGGTGGGTTATATCTATGAAATCGAATATAGAAAAGGGTTGACAAAATAATACTTGACAAACTGGTATATTCATGAGTGCAGATATTCATTTTACTTCTAACAGTCTAGCATTATTATGAATGATATTATCAATAGTAGTATTATAGGCTCTCACACCCTCCTGCATGCGCTCTACCTTATTATCAATAGTATTAGCCTCCTTACATACCAAGTGATTATATAGCCCTGTAATAGCCTTTAGAATACGTTTCATATATACCAGCTCCTTTATATAGTAGTTTTAATATATGGTACTAGCTGGGCATACTAGCAAGAGTATACCCAAACCTTATCAGTGATAGTATATGTCGAACGATTTAACTTGACACGCATATCACGAGCGTATGCAAGCGCGTCCTTTTCATTATAGAACGTGCCAAATGTAGGATATATGGACTCGCCGTTGTCAAGTAAAATTTGTACCTCACAGTCGTATACCTCTGCTCCGTCCTCATCGCTATTATATACAGCAACCTTTACGCTTTCAATCTCTTCATACCATTGACCCTTTAATTCGTCTGCAATAGCCTCTTTAAGCTCCTTAAGAGTCTTTAGTCCCTCTGGTGCGCGCTCTTCTTCCTTTTCGTCTACGAATACAACTTTGTCTTCCATTACATCAACCATAAACCACTCGCAATCTTCTGCACGTTCTACCCAGATAACCGTTTGATAAGCGTTAACGTCTACGATTCTACCACTGAATTTAGCACCTTTGAAAATCTCTACGTTTACCTCTTGGTTTAATTCGAACATTTGTTTTTCCTCCTTTTCAATAGAAATGATTCCGTTATGATTGTATGATTCATTAACTTGTTTAGTTGCATGCTCTTTACTAGTCGCTATCACAATACGAGTGCATTCCAAACCGTTTGCATGTTTGAATGTGATTGTATATTTTTCCTCTGCTGTATTAACTTTTACAAGACCGCTATTTACTAACTCATTAACCGCGTTCGTGATATCACCTTCAGCGCATAAGATTGAGTAACCGCTTTGTACGTCCTCGTATGCATTCACTAAAGTAACTAGGAAGCCTTTATATTCAGTTAGTCGAATTGCATTGTTTAGCTCCTTATTAGTAGCAAGCTCCGTGATAACCTCGATATTATTTTTATATTCGTTTACAACTGTCATTATAAAACATCTCCCTTTTCTTAAGTTAATTTTATTATAATATGTACTTTACTAAAAGTCAACAACTATTTTCAAGTTGTTTGCCTCTCGTTTAACTACCCTTATCTTAATACTATTATACGCAGTTGACAAGCCCTTTATTCCAATTAATTAAAATAAAACTATTCTAAATATTCTGACAATTAAGACAAGTGAAAAAAGCCCGCTCCATTGAGCCGACCTTTTAGAAGCACATATCACTTACAAACTCTATAATTTTCTTATCTCCACGACTAACAACATCAGTATGTAGAATACGTTTTGCAGCGCCGTGTTCATCTAAGTATTTTTCCTGCATCCAAGCATCTAGGGCAAACCTTCCGATTTCCATTTTAATTGTCATATTGCAGTTGCACCCCTCGACGTGAATTTCATCATCAACCATATAAGGACTCACACCAAGTTCCACAAGCTTTTTGAATAATTTATTTAGTTTGAACATATTAACAGCTCCCTTTATTTGATTAACCTTAGATTAATACATTATATACTTTTAGTCAACAATATATTACCGATTAATTAAAGTTTAACTATTCAGAATTGTCAGAATATTGTAATAACTATTTCCTCTATATAACACATGTACAAGCGTATACGTATATAACATATATCTATGAATTTGTCAAATCTTTTTTAAAGCCTCTCACAGCCTCTCACAGCGTTTCTAAGCCATACCCCTCACAAGTGTATTAGATAGACTGCTAGAAGCTCATACGGAGGAAATGGACTCTTAAACCTAGTCATATCAAGGCTTCCCGGCTCACTGTATTTTAACCTGATTTATAAATTGTCAGAATATTATAAACAATTTGAATATTAACACTATTCAAACAGCTACCTATATATACCACACTCTATTATATATGTCAAGTTAATTATGTATTCAGAATTGTCAGACTATTCGTACAACTGCCACCAATCATAAACATTACCATTTGTCAAGTTAATTATATATTCTAAATTATCTGAACATTTAGACAACTATTGTAAAGTATTTAGAATTATCAGAATATTATATAAATTATAATCATTATAGTTATCTGACTATTCTGTCTATTGCAGCAGCACGAACTGTCCTAATTGTCAGACTATTCTGCACATTAGAATCATTCTCTTATTACATATAATAAAGTTATCTGATAACTATAACTTGTCCTATTATTCGATAATTCAAAACAATTTTTCTTTTATTTCCGCTTGCTTTTACAACTTGTCCTATTGTATGCTGTTTACAGACATCTTTATATCATTTCCGACAACATGCGGAATTGTGTATAATATTCTGACAACTTACACATCTTACTATTAGGATATAACCTTCATGTTTTCAATTGTCAAAAAACTTATACACCATGATATAAAGATTGTCATAAGGATAGATGTAACGATGACTAGTAATCCAGCGGGCTACTAGTCTTTTTGTGTTGCTTATATTTCAACCTTATAATATATGACTCTATTAAACCCCGCGCCCCGCCTCCTCTTATAGATGCAAGTTATATACTCTAGTGTGAGCAGGACATCAAATACAAAAGCT